TGCAAGGCGGCGTTCATCAGCGGCCACCGCCGTACGGGACGTAGGGCCGCGCTGCGGGCTTGGCCGGCTTGCGGCGCAGCACCCATCCCCACAGCGCGATGCTGACCAGCACCGCGACGACGTACACCGCCAGCGCCGCGCCGTGCAACTGGTGCGCGCGGAAGGTGTTGGTCACCGCCCTGACGAGGATGACGTCGCCCACCACGAGGGCGAAGCCGATAAGAGGTTTCAAGGTGATTTTCCCTTCGGGTTGTCCATCCGGCGCTCACCGCACCGGTCACGCTGCCGCACTGAGGGCCTCCCGGGCCTGCCTGCGGTGCCTCGCCCTATCGGCGGCCTTCCGGCAGGCACGGCACGAGCCAGAGCCGATCGTGTTCTCCGGCGTCATGGCGTGCAGGCCCTTCATGCAGCGGCGCTCAGCAGGCATGTCAGCGGCGGGAGGCGCGACCTGGCGGCGCTCATGCGCGGACAGGCCGCCCCAGATGCCGTATTCCTCGCCGTTGTCCACGGCGAAGGAGAGGCACTCGCGCCTGACCGGGCAGCTGCGGCAGACCCGCTTGGCCCGCCAGTTGGGGGCACCCGGCTCAGGGAAGAACGCCTCGGGATCCGTCTGCGCGCACAGGCCACGGGCCTGCCACGGCAGGTCAGGCCGGGCCTCCGCGAGCAGGGGGCCGGCCGCGCCGGGGCTGAAGGCGAGGGCAGCGCGGCGGTTCATGCCTGCCCCGTCCAGCGGAAGTAGTCGAGCCGGCGGAAGATCCGCCAGCGGATCGGCGCGGCCAGCCACCGGGGGACGGCCGCGGAAGCCTCCTGGTACTCGCTGTCCAGCCGCTCCCACTCCTCAGTCAGCCAGCCGGCTCCGGTGGCATTCTGGGCGATGTTGTACTCCGACCATGCGCGCACGGCGTCCGCGTACCGGCGCAGGGCGGCGATAGCGGGCAGCCTGCGCGGGGTCATGGTGAGGGGTGTTCTTGTCCTCATGGGCTTAGCATAGATGAAGTCATGACACATGTCATCACGGACTAACCGAAGGAGCGTGACGAGGGCGTGCTGGGAACTCAGGAGGCCGGCCCCTACGATTGGGCGGTAGCCCCGACGACAGGACAGGGAGAGCTGGTGGCAGACGCGCGCACCGCCTACGGGCGGGCAGTCGCCGCGCTTCGCCAGCGCATCATCGACGGGCGCGGCCCCAGTACCATCGCCGCACTGGCGTCGGAGGTCGGCGCAGACTACTCCGTCGCTAACCGGGCATTCGCGCGAGCCGGCGAGGAGGGGCTGATCCTCGTGGAGCACGGCCGGAAGACGACGGTGCTGGAGCGGCTGCGGTGGCGGGTCGAGTTCCGGTCCGGGTCGGGCGCGGACGGGGCGAAGGCCGCGTCGGGCCGGCTCAGGGCCGAAGCGGACGGGCAGCCGATGATCAGCGAGGCGACAGCGGAGGCGGAAGGCCCGGGGCTGCTGGTCCGCATGATCGTGGAGTCCGCCGACGCAGGCGGGGCGGTGACGGCGGCGCTGCCCGTCGCCCGCGAGGCCCTCGGGGCGGTCCCGGTCACCGGGATCTCCGTGGCGAAGGCGTAGCCGTGGGGTGGGTGAGCCCAGTTCCCGAAACCCGTCCGGTCGCTGTTTACCGGCTGTTCAACGCAGACGGCGACTTGCTGTACATCGGCAGTTCGTGCAACCCGAAGCGAAGGTTCAGGGGGCATAAGTCCACGAAGCCATGGTGGCCCGAGGTCGCAAGGTCGGAGGTGGCGTGGATGGAGAACAGGCAGGCGGCAGAGGGCGCTGAAAAGGTTGCGATCGCCATTGAGCAGCCCCGATACAACACCGACTACAAGGGGCTTCTCACCATCCTGGGTCCAAACGGACCTCGCGTGGTCGCCATGAGGCGAGGCGGCTCCGACGCCGCGGTGTCGGCGAGGCCCGCGTGAGCGCCCCGTGCCCCTGCGGGGAGGCCCGCGAGTTCCGGGCCCGATCCGCGCACACGTGTGTACGATAAAAGTATGAGCGAACGTAAGGCGCGCGTGAGCGTGACGATCGACCCCGACCTGTTCGCCTACGCCGAGAGGCTCGTGGACTCCGGCAAGGCCGCATCCGTGTCCGCAGTCGTCAACGAGGCGCTTCAGGCCGAGCGGCTCCGCGACGCCGAGTCCCGGCGGCTGCTGCGGGAGGCGGCCGAGCGGGCCGACCCGGCGAAAGTCGCCCGGATGCTGGCCCACGTCAACGCCCAGATAGAGGCCCTCCCCGCCTCGCACCGCGACCGGTGAGCGAGGACGGGGGCGCGCAGCCCGTCCCGCTGGTCCTTGACGTGAGCGTCCTCGCCGAGGCCGCCCGCGGCGACTACGACATCATGACCTTCCTCCAGCGCATGGACGCCGGGGGCCGGGCGCTGGTCATCCCGGCGCTGGCCCTCACGGGGGCATCGCTTGACGCGCGATCCGAGGACGCGGGCGCGATCCTCCACGGCCTGGAGCGCATGCAGTCCGCGCTGCCGGCCCCGCTGGCGGGCTCCGAGCAGGCGGTAAGGCTGGCGGACGTCATCGCAAGGACCGGGCTGGATCCCTGGGATGCCCACGCGGCCGCCCTGGCAGATGCCTCCGTCTGCCCGATCCTGACCCTGAACGCCGGCAAGTGGCGCGAGCACGCGCACGACCTTGACGAGCCGCTGCACTTCATCGAGATCGCGAACCCCGGGGAAGGCGAGTCGTGAGCGCGGACGGCCCGTGGGCGGTTACCCACGGGTACGTGAGCGCGGAGGAGTTCGGGAAGCTCAAGGCGGAGGCGCTCGCCGAGGTGCTCACGTGGGAGATCGGGCCGGGCGAGCTGGACCCGGATGAGACTCCCGAGTTCATAGCGGAGATGATCGCGGAGTCCCGCGCCTGGAACGCGGCCGGCCGGCCTGGAGCGGTCTCGCAGGAGGACTTCGAGAAGATGCTGATCGCCGAGGGAGTCTTGCCGCCGCAAGGCGAGTAGCGCCGGTCGCCCTGGAATGTCAGTGCCCCGCTTTACCATCCGGTCATGGACGAGATGACCGAGCTTGACCTGGGGCTGCCGGAGCGGGATGAGGCTGCCAGGTTCGAGGTGACGCTGCTGGTTCCTGCCTCGTCACTGGAGGCGGGGACCAGGTGGGGCCTGGGCGGGCTGAAGTCAGTGCCTGGGGCGGAGTTGCGTGTCCTGCTTGCGGCCCGGGAAGGGCCGCTGTAGGAACTTCCCGCAACCGCTTGACGGGTGGTCCTACCGCCTTGATATGGTGGTCCTACCGCCCGGGGAGCAACTCCGGGGCAAGCGGCAGGAGCGGGACATGAGCGAGATCACCAAGGCCCTTCTCGATGCGGGCGTCGGCAACGACCTGATCAGCGAGACCCCCGACGGCCTCGTGCGCGTCACGACCCCCGACGGCTACCACATGACCATGGGCTACGACGACCGCGACGCGGACGGTGCCGAGTGGTGGACCGCGACCCGGTACGACGCCGACGGGACGGAGCAGATGACCGACTCCTGGCAGACGCCGGACGAGATGGCCATCGAGGTCGCCGGCTTCGCCAAGCTGCACGCCGCCTGATGTCCGGCCAGCACAAGCACGCCCCGTACCGCGTCCGGCTTCCGGAGATGGTGCGGGACCGGCTAGTCGCGCGGCTGGCGTTGCGGCCGGACGAGGCCGCGAACAAGTTCATCAGCGACGCGGTACGGGAGAAGCTCGACCGCGAGGAGGCCAGCATGCAGTACGAGATCGAGTTCGCCGCGCCGACTGAGGGCGCCGCCAATGACCTGCTCCGGCAGGCCGCCGCGCCCGGTGTCATCCCGATGACCGCGATGCAGGCCGGGCGACTCGGCTGGATGGCCACCGGCACCTACGACGAGGTCATCCGCGTGCAGACGCTCCTCGGCTCCCGCAGTCAGCAAACCTACTGGGGCCCGCGCTAGATAGGGTAGAGACCGCGCGCTCTGCGCCCCCGAACCCCCAAGTCCACACCGGAGTCCCCGTCGTGCCCGCCTCCCTCGTCCTTCCCTCAGATGAGGGAGTGCGGGAAGCGCTGGCGAGGCTAGGGATGGTGACGGTGGAGGTCATCGGGCCGGGGGACCTGAAGGCGAGGCTCGGCGGGGAGCTTTCCGGGGACGGGGCGCGGATGGTCGCGGCCGATGTTGAAGCGCTGGCCCGGCTGCTGGGGAGAGGATAGGCGGCATGGACGATTTGCTAGCAGGCGTCCGCAGCGGCACATGGCTGGACGCGCAGGACTTCAGCGGCAAGATCGAGGCCGGGGACCTCGCGCGGGATGAGTGCTCACCCCAATGCCTGCTGGCTACCGAACCGGGCGGCGAGCAAGACTGCACGTGCCGGTGCGGTGGCAGACATCACGGCGAACTCGCCAATGTCCTAGTCGATGCCGGGACTCCGCGCCTTGGCGACATGTGCCCTCAATGCGCCTGCGCGTGCGACGCGATGCCGCTATGCCGTTGCGGCAGGTACGAGATTCGCGCTCCGCTTCGCAGCAGCAAACTAGACGATGGTCGCACCGTATGCGACTACCGCTGCCCGTGGGGTCATGAATGGCGTTGCTGGTGGGGTGCCACCAGCGGGAGAGGATGAGGGCATGACGACGGTCGCGGACGCGGAGCTTGGCTTCGCCCGCCTGGGCGCGGTCCTCGGCCCGTGCGCTCACCCTGGCGCGGTTCCCGTTAACCTGCTCGTGACCGGGGAGCGGGTCGCGTGGCTGTGCCCCGGGTGCGGTAGGCAGCTCCCCGCCGGGTGGCTGTAGCGGGAGGATGGGGGGCATGACGGAGACGGCAACCGAGAGCATCACGCTGATCCGCTCGACCCACCCGCACGCCTACCGCAGCGGCAAGTGGGCGCGGCTGGTCGGCACGATGGATGACCCGGAGACCGGGCGGCGCTGCTACAGCGTCATGTTCCCGGACGGCGCGGCGGACTGGTGGCCCGTTGACGACAAGGCGCACGGCTATGAGATCGCCAGTCCCGCGCAGCTCTACGGGCGGATGGCCGAGGTGCTGCGGCCTGGCTTTGAGGAGTTCGCAAGGGTCGTTTGCGAGGCGTGGAGGTCCCTCAAGCCCCTGCTGGCCGTGCTCGCCGAGGCCGAGCAGAGGCACCGCGCGGAGATGTCGGCGGTTCACCGGGAGTACGCGCGCCGGCAGAGGGCACGGAGGCGGAGGCGGTGAGCCGTGCCTACTGCTGCGAGGCCTGCGACGCCGCTGATCCTCACTGGGTGATCGAGCGCTGGGGCGACGCGGTTGTCACCTGGGCCTGCGATGCCGACCTGGCTAAGGTCTGCGAGGGGCTGCAGCGCGGCCATGAGGTCACCAAGCTTTCGGTCCAGGATGCCCGGAAGGCCCGGGAGTGGGCCGGGATCGGCCGGTCCCTGAACGCCATAGCGGACGGCGGGTAGCGGGAGGATGGGGCATGGCCAGGATGCTGATGCTTGACGGCCCGCTGGCCGGCAGCGCCGTGGACTACGCCGCCGCTTACCAGGCGATCGACAACTCGGACATCGCCGCGCGCGGCTTCGAGGACGGCGAGTACCGGCTTGTCACCTACCATCCGCGCCCCTACGTGTTCGGCGCGCGGACCATCTACGTGGCGACGTGCGGCGACCATGACCGGCGGGCGCTGGAAGAGCTCGTGTTCGCGGCGCTCGCCTCAGGCATCGCCAAGGAGATAGCAGGCCCGATGCCGCGGTACGTGTGCGACCACCAGGCGTACGACACGCGGTGCCCGCAAGGATGCCATGACGACCGGCTTTGACGGGCGCTAGGCTTCAAGGCGTCTGGACTTCCGGCCCGCGCGGCGTCGGCGCGGCTTGTCCACGGAGGGTCACCTAAGGACCGGTGCAACGGCCCCTCCGGCATAGAAGCCGCGCGAACTCGGGAAGGGCGGCCACGCTGGCTAGGGATGAGGCCGGCGGCGCTAGAACCCTCTGGGTTCCGAACAGCCCCGCAGGCTTCCGGACGGTCGCCGGGCGGGGCTGAGTGCTGTTATTCAACTGATCGCCCGGATAGCTTCACTAAGCGCCCGGCTTATTCAAGCTGGCTTCACCATGCGGATATCAGCCCTAGGCGCTGTTCGCGTCCTGCCAGCCGCCGCTGAACGGATCTTGCACGATCTCGCATTGTGCGAGGTTATAGCCGCCCGTCGCGGTGGCCTTGCTGACCACCTTGCCATTGACGGAGATCTCGCATTTCACGGTGCCCCCTCCCTGGAGCTGGGCCGAGATCGCGTAGTACGAGGGGTTGCCGAGCTTCACCGTCTTGTGCAGCGGCACGTGGCCGCTGAGGTCGCTGCCCGCCGGGCCGTAGGTGACATCAGCGGGGGAGCCGGTCACGGAGTAGGTGACGGTCTGCGCTGCTGCCGCTGCGGCGGCGGGGCTTGAGGGCGCGGAGGCGCTGGCGGGCGGGGCGGCAGGCGATGAGGCGGACGGTGCCGGCGTCTTGCCGCTGTTAGCCGCCGCGGCGATAACGATGACGACGATGACCGCGGCGGTGCCGCCGATGAGGAAGGCGGCGAGGCCGCCCTTGCGCTTGCGGGGCGGCTGGCGGTGCCCCGGGCCGGGCGGCGGGAACTGCGGGGGTGGCTGCTGCCAGCCGGGCTGAGGCTGCTGGTACTGCGGCTGGTACGGAGGCTGCGGTTGCGGTGGCCACTGGGGCGGCGGCTGCTGGCGTGGCTGCCCGTGGCCCTGGGGCGCGGTGCCCTGGTCAAGCCTCCGGGCGTGCTCGTCCGGGTCATACCGCGGCTGCCACTGCGTCATGGTCATCCCCTCGCTGGCGCGTCCCGGGGGAAGGGGCGGGAAGCGCTCATGAATGGTTCGACGCGCCCGGGATCGCCCCGGTTGACAACGGTTACCAGACCGTTGCGGGGAGCAACGCGGGGCAACCCGGGAATGACGATGCCCCGGCGGTTACCGGAATGAGGCCAAAAAGGGCGGCCATTCACGGATCGTGATTGCACGTGCAATCGCACGAGCTTCTGACCTGCCGAGGAACGAAATTAGACCCCGCGCGCTACCCTGAACTTGTCGAAGGTTCGGTAAGGGTCACGCGAGGGGTCTCGTCATGGAGTCTAGCAACACAACCGGCGAAAGAGTCCGAAGGCTGCGCAAGCTTCGCGGGATGACGCAGGACGACCTGCGGCGGGCCTCTGGCCTGTCGCTGCGGACCGTCAAGGACATCGAGCAGGACCACGGCGGCCATCGCAACGAGACCCTCCACAAGGTCGCCAGGGCGCTGCACGCGCGGACCAGCGACCTGATGGTTCCCGGCGAGAGAGAGCACCAGCCGGTGCCGGGCGAGCCGTGGGAGGACGTCCGGGCAGCCCTGTACCGGCGCGGCCCGGCAGTCGAGGAGGACGAGCCCGCGACCCCGGCCGGGGTGCTGGCCGGGCTGGCGGACCTCACGCCCGCGTGGCGAGCCGGCGAGTACTCCCGCGTCCGCCTGGTCCTCCCCGGCCTCGTCCGCGACGCGCTGTCGCTGAACGGGGAAGAGGACGAGCGGGCGGCCAGGTCACGGATGCTGTCGGCAACAGCGTGGCTGCTGAACATGACCCGCCAGTTCGACGACGCGTGGACGGCGGCGCGGCTCGCCCTCGACGCGGCCCCCGATCTCCCCGACACCCTCGCGGCGGTGTCGATGATGTGCTGGTGCCTGCTTCGGCAGGGCCGCAGCCCGGAGGCCGGGGAGCTGGCGGTGGAGTGGGCTGACCGGGCCGAGCCGAGGTTCTCCCGGGCGACGACCGGGGAGATGGCCGGCTACGGGAAGATGCTGCTGTACGTGGCGAACGCGATGACGACCGACAACCAGCCCGGGGAGGCGCAAGACGCCCTGTCGCTGGCCCGGGCGGCGGCGGCGAGGATCGGCCGGGACGTGCCGTTCAGCGTGGCGACCACCGCCCGGTTCGGGCCGGCCACGGTGCGGGTGATCGCGGCGGAGAGCGCGGCGCTGACCTGGCAGCCTGAGAGGACGCTGGCGATCGCCGAGCGGGTGCGCGGCTCGCTGGCGGAGATCGAGCCGGCGCAAGCGCTCCGGCACCGGCTGGACGTCGCGAGCGCCCATTCGATGCGCCGCGAGTACGGCGACGTCGTGGAGGTCATGACGGGCCTGCGCGCCGAGGCCCCGGAATGGCTGGGGAACCAGCAGTACGCGCGGGACATCATGGAGGACCTCATCCGCAGGCGCCGGGGACCGCTGCCGCAAGACCTCCGCGACCTGGCGGAGGCCACGCACCTGCCCATGTGACCTGGCCTTTTGCACCTTCGCCGGCGGCCTGGGGTGAATGGCCGTTGTGAGCCCGGAATAACCGCGCGTAGCGTCTCTGCCACCAGGAGATCAGCCCTTGACAGGGAGTGACGGTGGCAGAAGAGCAGGCAGCGGCGCGCGAGACCACGCTAGGCGAGGTCGTGCGCCACTGGGGAGACGATTACGAGATCAGGGCCGGGACTGCCTACCACGCCACGCGCGGTGACGGGACAGGCAAGCCGCTCAAGGCCGCCACTCCCGGTGAGCTGATGGACCTGATCGAGGCCGACCACGCCTCGCGTAGCCCCGGGGGGATGTGATGGCCCCGCCCCCGGAGCTGCTCAGCCAGGCCCGTGACGCCGAGCGGGACTACGCGGTGGAGGTATCGGCCCGGTTCGGCTACCTGTGCGCGCATCTCCTCAGTGACCCGTGCGGGCACTGGGACGCCGACGACGGCCCCCGCCTCCGCGCCCAGCTCGACGCGGCCCGGGTCCCCCGCAGGACCGTGCCCTCCGGCCAGGGGGCACGGTCATGATCATGTACGCGTGGGAGGTGCTCCCGGCGGACGGCGGCGCGCTGCCGCTGTGGACCGGGGTGTGCGGGGACCAGGGCCGCGCCCGGGAGGCTGCGGCCACGGAGCTCATCGCCAGTGACAGGGCGGTGCTGGCCCGCGTTGAGGCGGTGCGCCCGTCGCTCCACCGCCCGCGGGAATACGAGCGCACCGGCAGGGAGTGGCTCGGTACCCGGGCCAGGGGCGGATGCGGGGTCCGCTGGTCCGAGCAGCGAGGCTGCCGGTGAGCGCGTGGCGGGAGGCCCTCGACGCCGCTGACGACGTCACGGAGGCCCACCGCCTGCCGCCGGGGTCCGCGACTACCGCCTGGCTGGACAACAGGGTCGGCGGCAGGCTCGGCGTGCGGGTGACGCTCCCGGGCGGCGACGTGGTCACCGGCACCCCCCGGGAGATCGGCGAGCGGGTCGGCCAGGCGCTCGCGCCCCCGAGGCGGAAAAGGCGATCACGCCCGGCTGCCGCGAAAGAGGCTCCCGCCGGGGAGGCGCCCCCGCACGCCTCCCCGGCGGGGCAGGAAGGGTGACCGGCGATGCCCAGGGAAGCCACGATCGCCGCGGTGACGGCCGCGCTCGCCTCAGCCGGGCGGCCGCTGCCCGCCCCGGAGATCGCGGGGATCACCGGCATCCACCGCGACACCGTCCTCAACTGCCTCTGCCTGCTCCAAGTGCGGGGCCGCGTGACGTCCGCGCCGCGCGGCCACGGGCTGAAGGGCAGCCTGTGGCAAATGACTCCCGCCGGGGAGGGCACCCTCCCCGGGCCCTCCCCGGCGGGGCGCGACGGCGACGGGGGGTGAGAAGCCATGCGATGCGATGACACGAAAGATCCCTACGTCGACTGCCACAACCCCAATTGCCCCGGTTCGGTCGATTACAAGGGTGACGACTGATGTGCGACGTAGTGATCAAGAGCAACGGCGACGCGACGAAAACGGACTGCGGAAGCGCCACCTGCGAGGAAAGCAGCGCCTGCAAGGGGGGCAAGTGAGGCCCCCCGGTCACTGGCCGGGGATGTCCCGGGACACGTAGGTACTGCGGGTGGCGATGCTGTACACCAGCCCCTTGCCCCGCAGGACGACCATGGCCTTGCGGATGGTGGTCCGCCCGTAGCCGCTCATGCGGGACAGGTCACCCCACGAGGGGAGGACCTGGCCCGGGGCGAGGGAGCCGTCCCTGATGGCCCGCTCGATCACCCCGGCGACCTGCAGGTAGGGCGGGATCTCGCCGCGAGGGTCGGGACCGGGGAAGTCAAGGGCAGCGCGCATGGGGCGGACGGTATTGCCGCGCGCTTAGGCGCTGATGAGCGGGCATCATCGCGCACCAGCGCAAACCAGCGCGCACCAGTGCCATGGTGCGCCCTGGTACGCACTTTTACCGATATTGCGCTCGCGGTAATTGCGGCGAAAATTGCGGTGGGGACCGGGGGACAAGGAGGTCACGGTGGTTCAGGGGGGGACGGTGCCGCCGCTGCCCGACGCGACGGGGGCGCGGCTGCTGGAGGCCCTGCGGGGAGGGCCGCGCGCGCACGAGGCGGAGCGGCTGGTCGCCGCCGGGGTGGAGCGGCGGTGGCCGGGGACCCGGGCGCAGTTCCGGGCGGCGGCGGAGTTCCACTCGCTGATCGCCGGGTGGGCGGTCGCCATGGGCGGCGCCCGGTCGCTCATCATCGCCGCCGCCGGGTACCCGCCGTCGGGGTGGCCGGGGGCGTCGCTGCCGCACCGGGCCGCCGCGAGGGCCGTGCCGGGGTCCCGCGCCCTGTACTGCACGGGGGACGAGGCGCTCGCGCTGCTGTGGCACCGGGTGCTGGCCCCCTCAGGAATGAGGCCGCCGGACCTGGGGTGCCAGGCCCCCGCGGCGGATCCCCGGCAGGTCGCCGGCATGGCGCGGGCAGCGGGCCTTGAGGCCCCGTGGTCGGTCCAGTTGCAACTATGCGCCCACTGGTGGCCCGGGCCGATGGCGGCGGAGGCGGTCGCCGGGTACGCGGAGGTGCTTCCCGCCGGGTCGACGCTGGTGATCACCACGCCCGTGGAGGGCGGCAGCCCGTCCGGCGGGGAGATGGGCCGCGCCGTGGCGGAGGCGGCCGGGGCGATGCCGGCGGGGCACTCCGCTGAGGTGGTCGCCGGGTGGATCGCGGGGGCTGGGATGGAACTGGTGTGGGGGCCGGGGGACGTGCGGTGCTGGCCGGCGCTGGACCGCGATGCCGAGGCCGCCCTGGCCGCGCCGCTGGCGGCCAGGGTGATAGCGGCGGTGGCGCGCGGGCGCTAGCCGGCGACGAGCCGCACTGGCGGGGCGCCTCCCGTTTCCCGTGCGGCGGCGAGCTCGGCGTCCCGCCGCGCGGCTCCCTCGCGGAGGCTCTGCCGCCTCATGCTCGCGAAGAGCCCTGCGCTGCCGTTGACGACCTCGCAGGAACGCTCCCATGAGGCGCGGAAGTCGGCGAGCTCGGCGGCGGCGAACACGATCTCGGCGGCCGGGGCCGTCGCGGCGATCAGGGCGGCGAGCCGGTCGATAGCGGCGCGGGTCTGCCTGCACAGCTCGGGCACGGCGTCCAGGGCTGCAGCGTCCATATGCGGTTGTCCTCCCCTTGCGGATCCCCGCGGGCCCCTCCCGCCCGGGGAATTGCGCGTTCTGGTGCCAGGTGGTGCTCGGTGGCTCCTGGGGCTGCGCGGTGCCCTGTGTGCCTTGGGCGCTTTCCCGGGGCGGTGAATTGCCCGGGGGTCGCCTGTGATGTGTGACGTGCGCGGGGTTATCCCGAGTTTACCTGTTTCATGGGATTGCGCCATGTTGCAATGCAGTCGTTAGATTGCACGTGCGATTGCATGAGCCGATTGCAAATGCACTCCCTAAGGAACCGTAAAGGACCCGTTAAGCGCCCGGCTCCCGCCGCCGCTCCCCCCGCTCCCCCTGCTCCTCCCCGGCGTCCTCCTCCAGGTACGACCGCAGCATCTTCAGCCGGCCGGCGCGAGGGATCGCCGTGAAGCGCCACGCCTGCTCCATCACCTCGCGCTTCTCATCGTCACGCTCCCCGGCGATCAGCATCTCGATCACCGCGTCCTCATCGGCGTCATCGGGCACCGCGGCAAGGGCACGGGTCGCCGGGGGGCGGGGCGGTTCCGGCAGGGCGGCCTCGAGGTCGCCGCCGGCGAGGGTGCGATCGAGCGAGCCGGGGACGAGCGCGTAGGCGGACTCGAACGCGCGGAGCGTCTCGTCCTTGAAGTTGGCTCGCTTGGCGCGCTCGGCGTCATGCAGGGTGCGCCAGTTCAGGCCGGTGTCCCTGGCGAACTCGCGGCGGTTGGCGTAGCGGGGGCTGAGCTGGGCCCGGCGCGCGGCGAGCATCGGGCCTGCGCGCTCCCAGGCGCGCAGGTCTTCAGGCGGCATACGGCTCCGTCCTAGTCGCAGTCCCCTCGCCACATGAGGGTGACTGATTCCGTGTGAGCTGTCAATGAGTTGCCTCACGGAACATCATGCCAGGTCACCACATGTCGAGTGGCCTCAGATCAACTCATCGCGGTACGCGGGAGGCGCGACGTAACAACCTTGTCTCACGTTGTCGGAGTGAGTCGTGGAAGCTCCTCTCATTCGATGCCGCGTCGAAGTTGACATCAACTCACGTTTACTCATACCTTGTCATCCATGAGACGTGAGCCAGGCCGCCGCCAGAACGGCGCGGCAATCCGGGCCCTCCGGGTAAAGGACAGGCGCAGCGCCAGGGACCTGGCCGAGCACGTCGGCATCCACGAGCAGGCGCTGCGCAACATCGAGAACAACACGCGGCCCGCGAGTCCCGAGGTAATGCGGCGCATCGCCGACATCCTCAACGTCCCCGTCGCGGCAATCACCCGCGACGGCGAGACCGCCGACGAGGCCGAGCCGGCAGGGGCGGCGGCATGAAGTACGGCCGCTATCTCCGCATCGAGGGGTACATCGCCGCCAGCGACTCCGGCAGCGTCCTCGAACGCTGGCGGTTCGGCCGGCGGCTGCTGGCAGACGACGAGGCGATGTCGGCAAGCCGCAGGAGCCTTAAGCCCGGAGTCGTCGAGCGGCTGATCGCCGAAGCCATCGCAAAGGGCTACAAGACGCTCTCGGCGCGTGAAATTCAGTACCGCCTCCAGGCGGCCCGGATGTACGAGAGCGAGGACCAGATCCGCAAAGTTCTTGCGGATCTGGAGAACTGGTCGGGCCTCATCAAGGCCGGCTTCCCGCCGGTCCAGGCGACCCTCGACACCGAGCCGTTCGACGCGCGGGATGAGGACGAGAAGCGCCGCGATGCCGCCCGCGAACTCGCGCGCAAGGGCCAAGAGGCCGCCGGGCAACTCTCCCTCTTCCCCGACGACAAGTACGGCGAGATGTCCACCCTCTCCGAGCTCGCGAAGTACGCGGCGGAGATGGCGGAGATCACCGACCGGTACGCGCGCCGCGATGAGGAGCGCGCCGACTACCTCAAGTCGCTCATTGACGCGGTCAGCGGCGACATGTCGAAGACGTGGGGCGAGGCGCAGGCCGCGCTGGAGGCATCGGCATGACCGCGATCCGCGACTTGATCATCGCCGGGTCGGTCCGCACGGAGGTCACGACCTGGGAGCGGACCGTCATGACGGTCGCCTGCGGCCGGTGCGGCTCGCAGTTCACCGCTGACGCGGACGGCCGGACGGCCACGTGCAAGAAGTGCGGGCGGACATGCCGGCTGGAAGCGGCGGTACAGGCCGGGCCGGACGTGATCCCGATCCGCAGGGGCAAGCCCCGGCGCTGGGACCAGCTCACGACCACCACGCAGGACACCGCCTAACGAAAAACGGCCCCCGATGCGACCGGGGGCCGGGCGGAGAACGCCACCACCAAGGTAACGCACGAAAGGAGAACGCCACAGTGACCATCACCGAGACCCCCGCGAGGGCGAGGGCGCTACGCGACCCTGCGGACGTCCACGCGGGCCTGACCGCCATGGCCGCGTTCATCGCCGGCCACCCTCACCTCCCCCTCGGCGGCGTCGACCCGCTGTCCCGCCAGGTGACCGGGGGCACCGATGAGGAGAACCGCGCCGAGGTCGAGCGGATAGCGGTGATCCTCGGCGTCAACGCCGGGCCCGCGTTCGGAAGCGATGACTACTGGCAGGCGCGGCGGGAGTTCGGCGGGGGGATCGCCTACCAGGCGACCGCCGTGGCGTCGGCTGAGGCGCGGCGGCAGCGGAAGGCGGCCCTGATGCGGGAAGCGGCGGTGGCGGCATGAGCGCCCCGGGGCCCTTCGAGACCGAGCGCGAGGCCCGCGCATGGGCGCACGCCGCGATCCCCCCCGATCCTGACCGGGTAACCCAGGCACCCAGCCAGCGGGCCGAGTTCCTCCTCCGGACCCTGCAGGGCGCCGGGGTTGAGGTCAGCGAGTTCGAGGCGCGGACCCTTCACTGGATGTCCCAGTGGGAGGACTACACCACGGCGATCATCGCCAGGTGGGTCGCCCAGGCCGCCGACCGGTCACGGGAAGGCGAGGCGCGGTCATGATCGCGATGTTCTCCCCCCATCCCGGCCACCACGGCCGCCCCCGCCGCGCGGGCCTGGACGAGCCTGCGGCGGTCCCGGAGAAGGCCGCCCCCGTGGCGGCACCCGATGTCGCCCCGGAGTTGCTGCCCGCCCCGGTCCCGGAGGCGGAGGCCCCCGCGCAGGAGGTGCCTGAGGCTGAGACCGCGCCGGCCGCCACGGCGGAAGGCCTGGAGCCGCTGCCCCGCCGGGTACCTGACCTGGACCACCACCGCGAGCGGCTGGACCAGATGCTGAACGCCCCGGAAAGGCCCGGCCTGGACGAGTTGCGGCAGGTGGTTGAGGCGCTGAAGGGCTGGGACCCGCACGCCCCGGCCGGGATCTCCGCCGTCGTGGCGGCAACCACGGTGCAGCAGCATGTCCCCGAAGGGGAACTGCCGGAGCCTGCCCGCGTGGCCCCTGAGCGTCACCGTGAGCCAGCCCCGCCGGCCGGGATGCCGGTCCTCATCGGCCTCGGCGGCGCTCGCCGCGTCGCGGCCGTGGCGCTGGACGGCATGCCGCAGCGCCGGGCGATCGACGGCAAGCCGGCCATCCACCTCGGCGACGACCCCCGCAACGACGGGGAGGCGTTCGCCCTGGGGCTGATGACGGATGCCTACCTTGACGCGCTCATCGCCTCGCTGCTTGAGGAGCGGGGCATCCGCCGGGCCCTCAGGGACACGCGGCCATCGCGCGCCCTGGCCGACCCGTCGTTCACCGCGCGCGGCGAGGGGGGTGCCCGTGATGACGGCTAGCACCGCGCTCCCGGTCCTCATCCGCCGGCGCTCCCCGGAGGACATCGCCGCGAGGGCGCACGCCGTCCTTCACGCGGCCCTCGCGGTCAGCGAACTGTGGGACTTCAAGGGCGCGGCCATCGCGGCGTGCATGAACCTTGACGCCGCCCTTGACGAGCACCAGGCCCTGGCCAGCGGGGTCATCCACTGGGAGGCCCGGTACCCGGAGCTGTCCGCAGTAGAGGACCCGGACGGGGAGGCGCTGGAGAAGTCAGCCAGCGAGTGCGCGCTAGCGATGGCGCTCCTCCTGGTGGTCATCGCCGCGATCTGCGGCACCGAAGTAGCGGACGGAATCAAGGCAGCAGCGGGGGAAGCATCATGAGCAACCCCGTCGCCGCCGTCACCGAGGACGACGGCAGCCGCTCGTACACCTACCCGCCGACCGGCGAGTCGTTCCCAAGCGTGACCACGGTCCTGGCCGCGACGGAGGGCAAGCCGTGGCTGACCGGGTGGGCGGCGGGGATCGCGGCCGAGTACGCGATCGACAACTGGGGTGACCTGTTCGAGATGGCCGGCGCGCTGGGCCGTGACGCCACCGTGAAGCACGCCAAGGAGGAGGCCGCCCGGATCAGGGACCGCAAGCGGGACACCGGCGGCTACGTCCACGACGTGGTTGAGGCGCTGATCTTGTGGCAGGCGTCACCGGAGGGGAGCGGGGCGGAGCTGGCGCTGCCCGTGCTGCCGGGCAGGCTCGCCGGGGAGGACTACGACGGCATCCCCGTGGAGGAAGTCGCGGACGTGATGCTCTGGGGCTTCCTGAACTGGGTTGAGGACTTCCGGCCCGAGTTCGAGGCGTCGGAGATGACGGTCTACAACCCCGCGCTGCAGGTGGCCGGGACGCTCGACATCATCGCCCGGCTCCCCGGCCTCGCGGTCGGCCGGGCCGGGCGGTTCACCCCGGGCGGCGGGGTGATGCCGTGCGTCGACGTGAAGACCGGCAAGTACCTGGACGCCACGGTGCCCGAGCAGGTGGCTGCCTACCGGCGGATGACCGTGGCCCGGGAACGGGGGCTGGGCGACCTCGTGGCGATGCCGGCGACGGAGTGCGGGGCGGTGCTGCACCTGCGGCCCGAGTACGAGCGCGGCTACCGGCTGATGCTGATCTCCGGCCGGGATGACGCGATGGCGTGGAACAGGTTCCGGCGGGCGCTGGAGCTGCACGACGGGCGCAAGGGCGCGAAGAAGAAGCCCGGGAAGGTCTGCTACCCGCTCCGCGCGGACGGCACCATCCGGCAGCCGCGCCTCGCGGACCTGGACGGCGAGGGCTACGGGCGGGCGCTCGCCCCGCTCATCAAGGCCGGGATCAGCGACCTGGAGCAACTCGCGGCGATGACCGCCGGGCGGCTCCTGGCGACGAAGGGGATCGGCGGGAAGACGGTCGAGACGGCGCGGGTGATGCTCGCCGACCATGGCCTTCACCTCGCCGGGGAGCGACTGTCGCAGGACGAGGGGGTGGCGGCGTGACGGGGACGCCGGTTCAGTTCAGGTTCACGACCGGGGACCGCGGCATAGCGGACAGCCTCGCCGACCAGTACGGCGGCGAGGTCACGGAGGCGGCGGACGGCGGCTTCGAGGTCATCGCGACGACGACCGAGGAAATCCCCGGGGACGCCTGCGAGGTGCTGTCGTCATGACGAGCACGATCCTGGCGGGAATCCAGCGCAGGAACCTCACGATCGGCCGGATCAGGTCCGGCGACAAGGACGAGAAGGGGCGCCCGCACCGGCTGGAGGGATTCCGGTTCACCACCTCCTCGGAGCTTGCCGCCTGCACGATCGCGGAGCTTTACCAGGGCCAGGACCCGCGCCCGTGGGGCCGGCAGTGGGAGGTTTACACGCCCGTGCGGGAGCTGGGGATGGCGCTGCCGCCCGGCGACCTGGTGATCAGGCAGGCGATGATGCGCTGGTCTGGCGGCGGCCCGTCGGTGGTGTGCGACGGCGTGACGACTACCAGGCCGACCCGGGGTCCGTGCCAGTGCCCGCAGCCTGATGACCCGTGCGATGAGGAGTCCGTGTGGGAGGCGATCCGGGAGCGGCGCAGGCTGGCCGCCCAGAAGGTGCCGCAGGGCTGCTACCCGTACACGTGGATCAAGATGGTCCTCGCCGACGTCCCCGGCATCGGGGTCTGGCAACTCCTGTCCAAGAGCGAGCAGGCGGCGGCGGAGATCGTCGACCAGGCCGTGATGCTGGAGCGGGCCAGGGCGATCGGGCAGCTCCTCGCGGCGACGCTCGTCCTGGAGTACCGGGAGTCGCGGGTCGACGGGCTGCTCCGCCAGTACAACGTGCCGGTCCTGCGGGTTGACGAGTCAGTGCGGGCGATCGCCGCTGGCGAGCTCGCGGGACGGCCACTGGCCGCGCAACTCCCGCCACGGCACGGCACCGGGCCGCTGGCGATCATGGCCGGCCGCGCCGCGGACGCGCCGCCGCCGCTGGACCTGTCGATGGTTGATGACCGGGTGCCGCTGGATGCCCAGATGGTCGCCGACCTGGCTGCCGGGGCGCGGACGCGCGGCGATATCGACGCGCTGAAAGAGCGAGGCCGGGCGCACGGCATCGACCCGACCGACATGATCTGCCCGGACCCTGCGCGGCCTGATCACTACATCGTGCTGCGGGACTACCTGGCCGTGCTGCAGAAGCGCCTCCCCGAGGCGGTGCCCGGTGAGTGACCTGGAGGTCAAGTACCCGGTCCAGGTGGTGGCCGTTGACGCCCTCGGCGGGGTTCCCCTCCGCCCGGGGGCGCCGGACGAGCTGGCCGCCGACCTGCTGAACGCCGCCGGGCACCTGCTGTCCTGGCTTGACGGTCACGGCAAGTGCGGGTTCTGGGGCTTCGACCGCGCGGCCGGGCTGTTCACGTGCGCTTGCGGATCGGCGCGGTACCAGATCGGCGACCCGGTGGCGGCAGAGACGGCGGTGGCCTGATGCCCCGCCTGGAGGAGATGACGCTGCCCGAGCTGATCGCGGACTCGATGGCCCTGTGCAAGCGGGTCGCCGCAGGGCTCGCGGCCAGTTCCGGCTACCAGCCGCCCGAGCCGGAGGAGGACCGGTGAAGCAGGTCCCGATGTCGTCCCGCAAGGCGGAGATGCCCCGGGGGAAGGGGCTGAGCCGCGCTACGGGACTCGCGCGGACGAGCGGCCTGAACCGCGCCGTGCCGATGCAGGCGAGCAGGAAGGACTCCATCCCGCTCGCTGTCCGCAAGCTGGTCTACAAGCGGGATGCCTGGTGCTGTGTCCGCTGCGGCCTGTTCGTCATGGGCGAGCCGCACAACGTCCACCACCGGATCCGGCGCTCCCAGCTTGGCCCCGACTCCCCGGAGAACCTGATCCTGCTCTGCGGGTCCGGGAATACTACCGGCTGTCACGGCTGGGTTCACGGTCACGTCAAGGACGCGCAGGAGCACGGGTGGCTCCTGGAGTCCGGCAGCGACCCGGCGGCCAAGGGCGTGGCTTACGCCACCGAGGACGGCGGCTTCGCGGTCTGGTACCTGCTTCCGGACGGAGACCGGCACAGCGAGCCTCCCTCGGAGGTGGCGGCGTGACCCTCCAGGCGGCGCTGACAGCGCAGACGGACCGGACCCTCGCGGCGATCCGGGAGAGGCGCCGCAAGGGCGGCTACCGGATAACCATGCTGGCCCCGACCTCGATCATCATCGCCGACGCGATCCGGGAGGAGTTCGGGGACGACGCGGCGACAGCGGGGCGGGTGCTGGCCTCGGTCGCCCCGCAGCTTGACCACCTGAGCGAGCGGCTGCGGCAGCGCGGGACGGACATGACGCACGTGCCCGCGCTCCTGTCTGACCTCCTCGGGCTGGCAGCCGAGGAACTGTGCCGGACGGAGGCCGGCCGTGGCTGAGACGAGGACCGGCCCGCTTCCCGGATACCGGCCGGCGGCAAGCCCCCGCAACGGACGGCCCCCCGAGGTCGCTTACCGCTTCCGCAAGACGGCCGGCTGGGACCCGTTCAAGGGAGTCCACCGGGACCTGGCGGAGGTCATCCCGCAAGTTCCGGAGGCACGGCGGGCACCCGGGGGCCGCGGAGCCCGCCTCGCCGCGTACGCGGAGGCCCGTGACGCGGGCTTCACGCGCCTTGAGGCCGCTGAGTACGCGGGGATCGCGAGGGCGACGGCCGCCCGGTACGAGCGGGAGTACAAGGCGGGGGGCACCTCATGATCGGGGCCCGCGTGGCCGTGGTCCTGGTCCTGGTCCTCGCCTACGGCACCGCGGTGGCCTGGTGCTTCCGCAGTGAGCTGCACCGCTTCCTGGCCGCCGCGCGCCGGCGGAGGCGCGGCCTGCCGTGGCGGCTCGCATGGAGGAAGTGGAGGCTCCGCAAGGCCCCCGTGCCCCGTGACGGCGGCGCGCTGGACCTGATCGACGAAGGCCGGTGGGCGATGGTCCTGCGCGGCTACGGGGACAAGGCCGGGACTGCAGCGGTAACGGACGCGGAGCTTGAGGCTGAGGCGCTGATGGGCGACACGGAGGCGGGCTCGTGACCTGGTGGGTGTCCGTGGCGGTCCTCGGCGCGATCTTCGGCGGGACGGCCGGATGGAACCTGGCCGCATGGCGGAACCGGAGGCGGCACGCTCGCAAGCCGTCGCTTGACGAGCTGCTGGACCTGGAGCAGGGGCCGCAGGTAAAGGTCACCCGCGACGACGGAGAGGCCGAGTTATGCCCATCCGACCGGAGAACCGCGAGCGCTATCCGGCGAACTGGACGGAGATCTCCAAGGCGATCAGGGAGCGCGCCGGGGGCCAGTGCGAGTGCCTCGGTGAGTGCGGGCGGCGGACGCACGACGGGAGCCGCTGCCCGAACTTCCACGGGCAGCCCGCCTACGGCACCGGCTCCACGGTCGTGCTCACCACCGCACACCTTGACCACGCACCGGAGAACGTGGACCCCGCCAACCTGCGCGCCCTCTGTCAAGGCTGCCATCTGCACTACGACCGTGAGCATCACGCGGAGACCAGGCGCGCCACGCGAGCGCGCGAGCTAGCGGCGGCGGGCGTGGTCCCGCTGTTCGAGACGACGGGAAGCGGAGCATGAGCGGGACGAGGGAGAGCTGCACGTGCGACGGGTGCCAGCGTGCGTGCAAGGCCAAGCCGGGCTGGTTCCTGCCGGGCGAGGCCGAGAAGGCCGCCGCGCTGACGGGCATGAGCCTTCAGGAGTTCTTTGACGCGCACCTCGCCGTGGACTGGTGGGAAGTCGACGGCGGCGGGGATGCCTTCGTCCTGTCGCCCGCCGTCGTGGGAGCCAAGCCGGGATCCGAGTTCCCCGGTAACCCGAATGGCACCTGCGTGTTTTTTCAGGGCGGCCGGTGCCGCATCCATGCCGCCAAGCCGGCCGAGTGCCGCGCGCTGTGGCACGACGGGCTGCCCGGCGGGCTGCACGAGGAAGTAGCGATGGCGTGGAAGGACCGCCAGGGGCAGCTCTCGGAGTTGCTGGGGCGCGAGCCGGAGTCCGAGTCGTACGGCATCGGCGGCCTGCTGGGGATGCTCGGGCTATGAGCAACGCGACGAGCTGGACGGACAAGACGGGCCGCACGCTGACGGTGATGCCGGCCGAGGGGGACAAGCCGGCACGGCTGGTGATCGCGCTCCCGGGCATCGCGCACCACCCTGCCGCGTTCTTTTTGGACGGGGAAACCGATCTGGCTGAGATCGCTGTCGCCATGCACGCCGCGAACGGCAAGCCTGCCCCGGTGATCACCCCGAGGCCGGACGTGGACACGTCGGAGCCCGTGAACTTCCGGGGCTTCCGCCTGGTGGCCGTCGACCTGGGGCGGCAGGTGCGGATTGAGACAGGTGACGCCTGCGAGGTGATGCCCCCGCATGCCGTCCGGCAGTTCGCGGGCCTTCTGGTGGCGTTCGCCGATGCGGCAGAGGCGGCGGCCGAGCCGGACCCTGCGGACGTGGAGCGGCTTGCCGTCCTGGTCACCGGGGCGAGCCGGATGGCCCCCGAGGACGCCGCGAGGTACCTGCTCCGCCACGGGGTCAATATCGACAGCGTGAACCTCCCCGGAGAGGGAGGCGACCGTGGCTGAGGCAGAGGCGCGGCCCGCTATCCCGGCGTCGATGGCCCACCGTCCCGTCAAGGGCGGCATCGCGCTGCCGTGGGTGAACGCCGAGCTGGCAGACGGCGGGGTGGACTTCCGCTCGCCGCACACCGCCCGCTATGAGCAGGCGTGGCGGCGTGGCTTGTGCCAGTCCTGCGGCAACCCGGCGGGGCCGCGCCCGGTGCTCGTCTGCGGCCCCCGCCAGGTTCTGGAACTTCGCTTCGACGAGCCGCCCACCTGCCCGCCCTGTGCCGCGTACGCCCGGGCAGCGTGCCCGTTCGTCTCCGGCCATGCCACGGCGTACTCCGGCCGCCAGCATCTGACGGAGGGGCATCGCGGCGGGAAGTGCTTTGACCCTGCATGCGAGTGCGCAGGCTGGCAGGTCACCGACCCGGGGCACTCGCAGCGGCAGGCCGGCCCGAACCTCCCCTGGTACGCCTGCTGGATAAGGCCCGGGGATTACGTGCTGACCGCGCGCACGATCGTCACCCGCTGCTCTGACCTCGGCTGCGAGCATGAGCGGACCCTCATCAGCGGGGCGATGCTGAGGCGCTTGCCGATGAAGGTCCAGCTCTTGTCGGTGCCCGGCGAGGTTGCTGAGCGGCGCACGCTCACCTTCCCCGAGGCCCTGGAGCACGCTGCCGCCGCGATCGGGACGGCCGCCGTCAAGCCCGCTGGCCGGTCGGCGCTGTGGGACTACCCGCCGGGGACGGTCCTGGACGTGGCACGCTCAGCACCCCCGGCCGGCCTGCCCGCGAAGCCCGCCAAGGCGAGGGCCCGGCGCCTGCCGCGAGACGGCAGGGACCTTCACCGGAGCATCGCGGAGCTGACCGCGCTCCGTGACCGCGTTGCCCAGGTCGCGGCAGGCGAGGCGATCGAAATCGAGATCCCCGGCAAGGAAGCCGGGACGCCATGACCGCTGAAGACTTCGAGACTCCGGCATCTCCCGCCCTCTCTTCGGGAGATGCCGGCCAAGACGGCGCAGAGGTCGAGCCTTCACGCTCCCTCGCGCCGGCCCCGGGCGGGAATGACCCCCGTCCCACCCCCCGGGGTACCGCCAGCCCGTCCCGTCGCCCCCCCGTGCGGGGCGGGCTGGCATCCGATGCTCCCTCGCCGTCGCGACCCCACTCCACCCAGGGAGGCCGCGACGGCGAGGGCCACGCTCCGGGTGACGGCGGGGCTGAGGGGTCGCCGCCGTCACCCGGTCAGGCTCCGGCCAGGGGCGGAAATGCGGCATCGCCCTTGGCCGGGCAGGAAGCTCGCAAGGCGTGGAAGGCCGCGGAGTCGGCGAACGCGAAGGCAGCCAGGAGCAGGCGCGGGAAGCCGTGGACCGCCAAGCGCCAGCCCCGCCAGCAGCCCGGGATGATCCGAAGGATGCCGCCGGGAGGTGCCTCGTGACGGCAGTCCCGTACAGGAGCGCGCCCACGCCTGCTGAGGCGCGGCGGCTGGAGGAGCTGACCGCCGAACTTGAGTCGCGCGGGGTCCTGGCCCCTGGCGAAGGGCTGACCGTGCAGGCGGTCCCGTCGAGGCCGTTCGTCCCGGCTCCCGTCGCCCCAGTGGTCCCGGCCGCTGCTGAGGCACGGCCGCTGCCCCGGGCAGCGGCCATCCCGCGGGAGGCCGTGAAGCCCGTCGCCGACGTTAGGCCGGGCCGGAAGGGCGGAAGGCCGCGGAATGCCACCCGGAAGCACCCGGAGCGCCAGCGGTGCTGCGGTGCCTACCGCCCTGACCACTACGTGACGTGCGAGGGGGGGTCCTGACGTGACCAGCCTGCATGACGCGGAGATCGCGATGACCGGGGAGCGTGACGGCTGGGTCATCGCCCGCTACTCCAACCGGGATCAGGGCTTCTGGGCTGACCACGGAGAGACGGTCGTGGTCGGCAGCGTGTTCCGCCGCTCGCCTGACGGGGAGCCCGGGGAGTGGAGGGCGTACCTGTGGCCGCTGGCCGGGGGCGCCATGCGGATGGGCCAGTCGGTGGACGTGATCGACGCGGGGGACGTGAAGACGCTGGGGAAGCGGCTCCGGGCCCGCGCCGGCAGGGAGCCGTGGTGGTCGGTCCCCGATGGCCGCTGCCCTGTGGTGCTGGAGCACGCGGGCAGGAAGTCGCGGTGCGAGACCACGTCCGCAGTGGCGCATGACGTTCACCGGCACTACGCCGACGGCGTGGAGTGGATGAGCGAAGAGGACTTCATGAAGCCGATAGGCGGAGAGGGCGTGGAAAGTGCCGTCTAGGTGGTGGAGGTTCGGACAGCAGGCGGAAAGGCCGGCTGAGGCCTGGGAAGAGCGGGTAGAGGCCGACGTTGCGGCGTCCGCGCCGAAGGCCATGGTGCAAGCGGGAGACGGGCCGCTGGTTCCTGTCACGGGCGCGTCGATCGAGATCTCCCGCTCGGAATCGGTGCGCGAGTATCTCCTGCGCACCCCGCACGAGTTCGACCTGGACCTGCCGGCCTATGGGGGGTCGGCGATCCGGGTGTGCGCCTGCGGCATGTGGCCCGGCGCGGTAATCCATCATGGCGAGACGCTGATGGACACCCGGGGCTACCTGGACGGCATCCGGCGCGAGATGGAGTCTGGGCCGCGAGAGGGACCAGCGGAGGCCCTGCCGGACTGGGAGCGCGAGTTCCTGGAAGAGGAAGCCGCGGGCGTGCCGGAGGTCAAGGTCCCGGAGCCTCTCCCTGACGGCGTGCTCGGCTACAGCGTGGCCACCAGGCGGTCCCTCTCCGGGGGCGGGTGGCTTACCTCGGCGGACATCATGACCCGGGAGGCGGCTGAGCATGTCCTGTCGGTGACGGGCGGGACGCTCGTGGAGGTCCGGGTGGTGACCCCGTGCGAGTGAGGCTGAAAGGCAGGCTGGAGCGCTTCCTGGTGGAGGCGGCGGGGCGCGTGCCGTTCGGCGCGTGGCTGAGGCTCTCGGCTGCCTGTGACCGGGTTGAGGGCTGGCTCCGGTGAGCGGCCACTGGCGGGAAGCCCTCGCGCTCGCGGGCTTCGCCGTCGCCTGCGCCCTGGTCGTCGTCGCCGGATTCGCCGTGCCCCTGCTGGCACGGAAGATCGCGCTTAGAGGAACGGACGGGGAAGGCGATGGCTAGCCGAGCGGCTCGTCCGGGTGCTCCTTCAGCCACGCCCGGTACGCGGCCTCGTACCGGATCACCTGCTGGGTCCGGACGCCGAGCTGGTCGGCTACCTCGGACTGCGACATGCCGGCCCGCCTCCGATCGCGGAGGATCACCGCGCCGAGCGTGGCGCGGGCACGGTAGCGGATCAGCAGGGCTTCCTCGTCTGCCTGCTTGTACGCGCGGTAGGCGCTGGCGACCTCTGGCAACTCGGGCAACTCCTCGGGCACTCACTGATCTTCGCACGCCGCGCCATGACGCATCCACGCCTGATCGTGGTGGCGCTAGTGCGCGCTATCGTGTAGGCGAGTATAGTTGACATAGTTGGTTCTGGGCGATCGGAAGGCGAGCGTTGAACAGTCCGCAGGGCGCACCCGCGCCGACATGGAACGACCCGGCTACGTGGGCTGCGGCAGGCTGGATCGAGAACCTCGCGGACCCGGAAGAGCAGGGCTGCATCGCCAATCCTGAGGTGGCCGGGGACAGGTGCTGCGCCTACCATCACTGGACCGGCCTGATGATGCGCCCGTATCACGGCCGGGACGGCGACGACACGCGCAACGCGGACGTCGTGATCGGCACCGAGGCGCACAACATCGTGCTCGATCCCCAGTACGGCGAGGGCGCCTACGATGCCGCCGCGTCGTTCGTCGCCCACGCGCTGGGACAGTCGGGCTGCGGCGACTCATGCGCCTGCCCGGCAGGCGACCGCGCCCGCGCGTTCGCGGCGATTCTTCCGGAGATAGTGGCGCACGCCTTCGCCGGCGAGATTCGCCATGAGGGAAACAGTCACGTGCGGTGCCTACGGTGTCCCGCCGGACTCCCCCCGCTGCCGCCGGTCGGGAAGCTGACGATCGACCTCATGGCGAGATCTGAGCGCCGTACGCCGCTGGCCGTGCGCCGGGGGTTCGCTGACCTGTCTGCGGCGGGAGCGGTGCGACTGTTGTTCACTCCCGTGCGCGAGATCCCCGGGGTCCGGTACCTGAGCCACACGACCGTTATCGACGGCGACGATGAGTTCACCATCCTGTTCCTGTCCCCGCCGTTCTCTCAGCTCAGCAAGAAGAAGCGGGATCACCTGGACAAGTTCCTCGCCGCTCGCGAAGACGCCAGCTTCGGCGCGATCACGCTGATGTGCGCAAGCCTCCGCGTCGCCAACGGCAAGGGCCGATTCACCGGGGCCGCGATAGAGGACTACCTGGGCATGGCACGCGGCGGCATGCGCCGCAACTGGGAGGGCAACGGGCCGGTGACGCCGCCATGAGGGACCGCCTGGCCGCGATCGTCGCCGCCTTTGTCTTCGGCCTGATCGTCGCCGTCCCCCGGCCGCTCTCGCTCCCGTCCCTGCTGCCGCTGCTCGCGTGCCTGACGGTGCTGGCTGCCCCGGCATGGACGGGATGCCTCGGGCTCGGGCTGCGTGGTGACAACCCGCCGATCGAGAGGGGTGCGCCGTAGTGGGCGTCATGCACTGCCGCCGGCCGACGTTAATCCCGCTGCACCGATCGGACGCACCTCATGGCGCACCCCCCGCGCTGCCCCTGGAATGGGCAGCGCCAGTGAAGTTCACCCCCCATGACACCTTCGGAGACTCCGCCGACACCCGCGACCTTGACGACGCGACGGCCGGGGTCCTGTCCAAGGCGGGCGCTTGGTGCGCCCGCAACGGGAACACGGGATTCATCCGCGCCTCCGTGCTGGCGACGCTGACCAGCGACGGGGAACGGGCCGCCGGCATCCTCGTCCGCATGGGCATCTGGCGGAAGGTGAAAGACGGCTACCAGTTCGTGAACTGGCGGGAACGGTGGGACGGCACCGCGCAGGCCGCCCCGGCCCTGGTGCAGCCCGTGGCCCCTGCGGCCACGGCACGGCGTCCCGCGACGGCGAGGCGGCCGAGGCAGGCCATCTACCGGGACAAGGCCCTCAGGGACGCCGTGCGGGCCAGGGACGGCGACCGGTGCCGGTTCTGCTCGGTGCCGGTCAGGTGGGGGAAGGGCCGCGCCCGCGACTCGGGCGCATGGGAAATGGTCAACAGGGACGGGGAAATGAACGCGGGAAACATCGCGGTGGCATGCGTGGGATGCGTCACCGCACGCCGCAACGGTGACGCTTCACCCTTTGCCGGTGACGCTTCTTTTGACGCTTCCGGAAGCGTCACGGGAACCATTTCCGCAGGCCAGAAGCGTCACATTCCTGGTGACGCTTCCCTGGATGATCAAGATAGATCTATCTATCTGCCGGGTGAGTCAAAATCAGGCGCACGCGCGGGCCGTGACGCTTCTGACCAGGCGAAACGCCTTTCCGCAAGCGTCGCCGGCAATGGAACCGCAGCTCAGAAGCGTCGCCGCCGTGACGGTTCCGGTGACGCTTCCCGGTCCCGTGACGCTTTCGAGGCTGCGGCGCTCGCCGCCATCTCCGATGAGTTCTGCAAGGGCCGCGCCCGGGTGGTCACTCCCCAGGAAGCCCGCTTCGCCAAGGGCGTCATCGACAAGCGGGCCGAGGAAAACGGCACCGTGATCAGCACTCCCGGCTATTACCGCACCAGCGTGCGCAAGGAAGCGGACATCGCGAACCTCCTGCCGCCAGACCCGGCAGGCCAGACGCTCCGGGAGATCCTCGCCGACCCCGAATGGGACGAGATCCGGCCGCAGGCAAACCCGGGCCAAGGCCCCAAACGGCACGCCTTCAGCTTCGAGTACCGCACCAGCATGGGCGAGAACTACTGCAAGTGCGGCCTCCCGGAAGACAACGCCCACCACGTCAAGACCGAGGCGATGACCGCATGAGCACCTCACGGCCGAGACCGGGCCTCGGGGACTGCCCCGACTGCGCAGAGCGGGTGCTGTTCGCCCTCATGGCCACGGGCGAGCTGCTCGCCCTCAGCACCGGCCCTGACGGGCCGTGGGTCGTCCGCTGGGACATCACCGACACGCCCCGCTGCCGCCGCGTCCCCGACGACTACCAGTGCCGTTCGGGCGAGCACCGCTTCAGGCCGCACGCCTGGTCATGCAAGGCCCTCGCAAGGGTCCGGCTGATCGGCTCCGCGCCGTCCGCCCGCCCCCGCCGTCCCTCCCGTCCCGTTACCCCCGCAACCCCGAGGAGGGCGAATGCCCGCTAGCCCGCCGGCCGAGTTGCCCCTGACCGCCGTGAGGGACCCCGACGTGTCGTTCACCAAGTCGATGACCCGCCTGCGGCTGGCTCGCCGCTGGACCGTGAAGAGGCTCGCGGCCGAGTCCGGGGTCAGCGAGGGGACCCTCTTCAGCCTCCAGGCCCGCAAGAGCGGCCCGACCCTGCGTACGGCGTGGCTGATCGCCGAGGCCCTTGAGGTCGCCGTTGACGCGATGGTCCGGGGCGACGTCCCGTGACCGGCCCTGTCGTCATGATCGCGACGGCCGCCGCCGAGACGGGCGCGGAGGCGCTCGTCCTCGCCCTCGTCCGCGCCCTGCGGCCAGTCCCCGCCGGGTCATGGTGGGCCGGGGCCGCTGCGGCCAACGCCGTCGCGGCCATGGCTGACCTCGCCGCCGGCGCGGGGTGGAACGCGGCCGGGGAGGCCATCGCCGTGGTCATCGCGGCGGTCCTGTGGTGGCTTTCCCGCCGCAAGCGGGGGGACCGCGCCCGCAGGCTCCTCGGCGCGAAGTCCCGTGCCCTCCGTGACGCGATCGTCCGCAAGGCCCGGGAGCTTTCCGTGCCCCGTCCCGTGCTGGTGCCGGGAGGTGCCCGGTGAGCGCCCCTGTCCGCACCTGCCAGCGTGGCTACGTCCAGGACGGCAGGCGAGCCGGGCAGGTCCGCCGCGTCCACGTGGTCCGCGAGGAAGGACCCAAAGGCCAGCGTGCCACGGAGACGCTGTGCGGCCAGTCCACAGGCCCGCACGTCGAGTCGCAGGCGATCATCCGGGAAGCCCCGCACGACCTGCCTGAGGGCCTGTCGTGGTGCCCTACGTGCACGGGGAGGCTCGCCGAGCAGCAGGGGCGGACGGCGGAGGTCGCGGCTCTCCTCGGGCTGGCCCCGGGAGGTACCCGGTGACCGCCCCCCGCCCCTGCGACCGGGCGTCAGCGACGGTCCTCGCGTTCGAGGCCGAGATGACCGCCCTCGGGCTGCTCCCGGACGGCAACGGGAAGGGCGGCACCCGCAGCATCGCCACCGGCCTCACCGGGCCGGGCGAGGCGTGCGGCAGCGACTACGGCTACCGCCAGCACCTGCGGGCCGGGGAGGACGCGTGCCCCGGGTGCAAGGCAGCCCACGCCGTCGCCGGCCAGAAGTACCGGAAGCCGGAGCGCCCCGCGTGCCCATGCTGCCGCGCCCCGAAGCCCGATCACCTCATCACCTGCGCGACCGTCACCGCAGCCAGGAGGGCATCGTGACCGCCGCAGAGGACCGCGCCAAGCGCCGCGCCGTCGATTCCCTCGCCCGCCGTCTCCGCGAACGGGACGCCGCGGTGGCCTCCGGCGCGGATGCCGCGGACTGCGAGCCGTTCGCCGCCGAGTACGTCACGGCCATGTGGGGGCAAGGGTGGCGGCCGATCTCGTCATTGCAGCCCTGGAATGCCGCGCCCCCGGCAGAGGCCACCGTCGACCCGGAGACCCTCGGCGACATGGCCGCCTTCCGGGCGAAGGCCGCCGCCCACGCCGAGCTGGTCCGCGCCCAGAAAGCCGGGACGGCCCCGCCCGCAGGACAGCACGACACCCAGGCCCGGCACGGTGCCGGGACCGGCGAAACCGAGAGGACCAGTCAATGACCGAGGAAACTCCCCTGGGCGAGGTCGCCTACGCCGCCTTCGGGGCCTTCATCGTCGGCGAGAACGTCACGTTCGGCGCGGGCCTGCCGTTCGACGCGCTTCCGCCGGAGGTACAGGTCGGCTTCCGGGATGCGGCGGACGCGGTCGCGGCACGCCGCGCCGGACCGCCCACGGTGACCGTGACCACCTTCACCGGCCCGGACCAGCAGTGGGAGGCGGACGGCATCGGCTGCACTGAAGGCACGCTGGTCATCGGCACCCCGGACATGACCGCGACGGCCCCGCTGCTGAAGCCCGTGGCCCTCTACGCCCCCGGGCAGTGGCAGTACGCCGGGATGGACGGGCACCGCGCGGAGGCAGGCCCGGACCTCGCCGCGCAGGTGGCAGGCCTTGAGGCCGAGCTGAAGGTGGTCCTGAACATCGCCACGGTACGCGACACCATCGGCGGCGCTGACGCGCTGGAGGCCATCCGGGAGCGCGTCGCCCGGGTCCTCCGCGAGATGCCCGACGCGGCCAGCTAGCCCCCCGATCCCCTCGTGCGCGTCCCTCTCTTCCCCGGGCGGGACGCGCACGGGGCCACCCCCCGGTCCAAGCGAAAGGAATCCCTCATGGCACGTAACCAGGGCGCGAGCGCAAGCGCCTCGGCATCCGGCGGGACCGGCTTCGCCGGCCTGCTGACCATCCTGTTCGTCGCGCTCAAGCTGCTGCACAAGATCGGCTGGTCGTGGTGGTGGGTGGTGTCGCCGCTGTGGATCGGCGCGGCCGTCACGGTTTTCGTACTGCTGGTGGTCGTGGGCATCGCAGTGGTCATCGGCCTCCTCAAGCGCTAGCCCCCCATCCCGAACCGAAGGAATCCCTCATGACCGGAACTGATACCGGGGAAACGATCGCCCCTGACCGCGCCAGCGGCCTGTACCGGAAGAAGCCCGTCACCGTCAGCGCGATCCGGTGGACCGGCTCCAACTTCGAGGAGGTCCAGGCATTCACGCAGGGCCTGTTCCGCTTCGCCAGCCCGGAGGCCCTGCAGCGCGACCCGGGCATCACCGCCGAGGTCTACGACAGGCTCCACTCCACCTGGGTTGGCGTCAAGGACAGCCAGTGGCTGATCAGGGGCGTCCGGGGCGAGTACTACCCGATCGACGATGACGTGCTCCGGGAGACGTACGATCCCGCGCCGGACCCCATCGAGGTTCCCGCCGGGGGCGCCCGCATCGTCCGCACAGGCTGCGAAGGCGGGGTGCTCGTGATCGCGTTCGCCCCCGGGGTGCCACCCGGGCGCATCGTCAAGATCGCGGACGCCACGCACGAGGCGTCCGCCCTGAAGGTGATCGCGGTCGCCGACGTGACCGCCGTGAAGGCGTGGCACCCGCACGACGCGCCCGCGCCGGAGGCCGCGCCAGGGAAAGCCGCCCGCAAGGCGTGGGATGACTGGCACGCCGGCGCATCTGAGCGGGGGCGCGGCAAGCCCGGCTATGACGAGCAGGCAGACACGGACGCCGGGTGGGAGGTCGCCGCCGATGCGGGGATCGGGGCCAGCGGCCTCCGCGAGGAACTGGCCGAAGCGCGCAGGGAGCTGGCCGAGCACCGCGAGCTTGCCCACAACCTCGGCGACGTGCGCAGGATCGACGAGCTCACCACCGGGAACGCCCGGCTCAGCGAGCAGGAGCGCCTCCTTGTCATCGCGCTCTCCGATGTTCGTGAGCACAGGGACCTGCTGATCGGCGAGCGGGACATGGCCCGCCGCGAGGCAGGCCGCCTCCGCGAGCTGCTGAACGAGGCAGGCATCGCTGACGCCACCCCGGCCGGCTCCGGGGAGGCCCGCGGTGCCTGAGCCGACGCCAGCACAGCTTGATGAGCTCACGGTCAGCGAGAGCACCACCGAGCGGGACCAGCTCGCCGCGAAGCTGGCCCACGCCCTGGCCGCCAACCAGCGATGGGCTGAAACCCTCGCCGACGTCCAGAAGCGTCACACGGAAGTCAAGGCCGAGCGGGAGCGGCTGCGCGGGGAGTGCAACGCGCTGGCCACGTCGCACGGCAGGCTCCACGAGCAGCTCGCCGAGGTCCGGCGCATCGCGCTGCAGGGCGGCCAGGATGGCGAGTCCGTCCGCCGTGAGCTCATCGCCTACCTGGAGGCCAGCGGCGCGCGGCCGGCGGACGTGCGCCCTCGTGACGGGGAACCGGGCTGGCTGGACGTGACGTGCGGCGGGTGCGGTAGCGAGTTCGGCACGAACTTCGCCGTCGCCGAGCTTGAGTGCCCGGAGTGCGAGGCGCGCCGCTGCCCGTCGTGCCACGCATGGTTCGGAGGCGACGATGCCTGAGCCGCTGACGCCGGAGGCCCTCGCCGTCCGGCTGGAGGAGGGCGTGAGGCTATCCCTCGGCGCTGCCTCGGACGCTGACATCGAGGGGGCGCGGAACCTCGCGAACTATCACCGTGGCAGGGCTGACGGCCTCACGTACGGCGTGCGGCTGCTCCGCGAGCTCGCCCCCGCACTCGCTGACGAGCGGAACACCCTGGCCGCCGACAACGCCCGCCTCGCCGCTGAGGTCACCAGCCTCAAGGGCGTCACCGAGGAGCTAGGCCGTGATGTTCACCGGATCGCCAGGGAACGGGACAAGGCCCGCGAGCGGCAGGCCGAGACCGATCGTGAGGTGAGCGCGGCACTCAAGACGGCGGCCCGCTGGCAGGGCGAGAACCAGCGCCTGATCGAAGAGCGGGACGACCTCGCGGCGCAGGCCGCCACCCTGAAAGGCGAGCCGCCCCTCACTGAAGCGGACCTGATCGCGCACGCCCTCGCGGCCGAGGAAGGCCACGCGAACGGCACGGCCCATGACGCGTTCGGCTGCCGCCCGTGCCTCCTGCATGCCCGCGCCAGGCTCGCCACCCTGGAACGCGACTGGAACACCGCCCGCGACCTGCAACTCCGCTACCGGGCCGCGCTGGAGGCCATCGCCGAGTGCCGCGCCGGCATGCCGTACCCGGTGCTGGCCCGCGAGGCGCTGGAGGGCGGCCATGACTGATCCGCTGTATGACGACTGGATAGCTGGCCATCAGGCGATCTACGACGAGGTGGCCAGGTTCGCCGCAGGACGGGAGCAGGTCTGGGCGTCCCTCGTCCAGCGTCACGTCCGGGTTGGCTACGTCACGGCCCGCATGGCGCTGGACGCGATGCACGACCGCGGGCTCATCAGCGAGGCCGACGCCAAGGGGAAGCACGTCGTGCTCGGCGAGGCATCGAGGGACGCGCCGGAGGCATCGCCGTGAGCACCAAGGGAACCGTGGCGTTCACCACCTGGGACGGCGAGCTGGAGGCCGCCGTCTACGTCCACAACGCGGGGAGCTTCACGCCGGAGACGTTCGCGGAGTTCTTCGCCACGGTCGCCCGTGACTGCGGCCCGGTGCCTCACGACCTGCGGTTCCACCACCCGTCCTACCTCGCCGCGAAGTTCGTCGTCTGGTGCGCCTGCACCGCGTCGATGGCGTTCCGGGGCGTCGGGGTCATCACCGGCCCGGAGGGGTGGCACGCCAACCGGAGGTTCACCGTCCGCTGCCATCAGGAGGCGTCCGCCGTGCCGCCGCAGGTCACCGAGGACGAGCGGTGAAAGCCGCCCCGTTCAAGCCCGGCGACCGCGTCCTGATCACCAGCCGGGACCACCCCTGGCACGGCAGCACCGGGACGATCAGCGCACCGTTCGAATCGAAGGCTGCCCCGGACCTTAGGTGGACGGTCTCCCTAGACGGGTGCTGCGACGCCGCAGTTTCCGAGTCCGACATAAGGAGGGCACGTTGACCGAGATCTTCATCGGCGACCCGGTAACCCGGGCTGACCCGGACGGCGCCAGCGGGGAGGAGTTCCGCGAGGCGGAGCGGGAGCGCGTGCAGCTTGCCGCTGAGCATTACCGTGCGGCCTGCGAGGAGGCGGAGGCAGGGCTTGCGGAGGCCCGCGCTGAGCTTGCCTTCGTCCGTGAGCAGGTCGCGAGGGCCGCCGAAGCGGAGAGGGAGCGCATCCGCTCCGGGGCCGGCGACCTGAAGTTCACCTTCTTCCGTCCCGGGGACGGCCTGGGGCAGACGCACGCCCTGGACGTGGTGCCGCTGGAGGCTTTGCTCGGGCTGCTCGGCAACGGAGACGGCGATGACTGACGCCCCCGGGGGATTCGCCCCGGGTGAGGTCATCGCCGCCGGGGAGGTCGCCTCGCTCCTGCGCGCCGATCCCCGGACGGTCATCGCCTGGGATGCCTCCGGCAAGCTGCCGGCCCTGCTCCGCACCCCGCACGGGCACCGCCGCTGGCACCGCGCCCAGGTGGAGGCCTTCCGCGCCGGCCTTCCCGGCCCGGTCATCATCCTGCCAGCGCTGCCCGGGCTGATGACCACCCCGGAGGTGGCCGCCCAGTTCGGCGCGAGCCAGCAGGCGGTGCGCTTGTGGGCGGCGGACGGGCTGCTCCCCGGATCGTTCCTGCCGCCCGGCGGGAAGTGGCGCCACCTCGGCGATGCGGTGGCGGCGCTCATGCGCGGCGAGAGGCGAGGAGGCAAGCTATGAGCCACCCGTGCCCCTCCGGCTGCGGCCGCACCGTGAACGACGACGACAAGCTCATGTGCTCCGAGGACTGGAAGCGGGTCAGCAAGCCCCTCCAGAACGCCGTCTACCGGGCGTTCGACTACGGGAGGGGACGCGGGTCGGCAGCCCATCAGGCGGCCGTGAAGGCGGCCATCCGGGCCGTCAATGGCGAGCCTGAGCCGGAGGGCGGTGGCGCGTCGTGAGCCGTCCTTACCGCATCCTGGTCACTGGCAGCAGGGACTGGGACGACGGCGACCTGATCGCCTACCAGCTCGGGCTGGCGGCCGGCGAGGGGGCGCGGCAAGGGCGGCGCGTCACTGTCGTCCACGGCGCGTGCCCCACTGGAGCTGACGCCATTGCCGATCGCCTCGCCCGTGATCACGGGTTCACCGTTGAGCGGCACCCTGCGGGCTGGCGGGGCGGGAAGGCCGCCGGGCTGGCGCGTAACACGGAGATGGTCGCGGCGGGCGCGGATGTCTGCCTGGCTTTCCTGGCCCCGTGCCGCAAGCATGCGAGTCGCCCTCCGCATGACTCCCACGGGGCCGCTGACTGCGCGGGCAAGGCAGAACAGGCGGGAATCCCGGTGCGGAGGTTCAGGCCGTCAGCGAAGCCCTCCCCGCACCAGCTGTGGGAGCAGGCCAAGGGCGACCCGGAGGCTTACCGCGGCCTGATGCGCGAGCACGGCCACCTTCTCGCCCCCGGTGACGAGGGCTACGAGGAAGGCTCCCGGACGCTGCCGTGCGGGTGGCCTGATCGCGGCGCGGCGGAGAACGGCCCGTGACCGCCCCCCGCGACCTGTCAACGGGCCTGCTCCGCCTCGGCCGCCTCTCCCTGGTGTTCGAGCCGCGCGACTGGTGGATCGGGCTGTACGTGGCTCCTGGGGCCGTGTACGCCTGCCTGGTGCCGTGCCTGCCCCTTCGGTGGGAGCGGCGCACGCCGGAGCCTCTTGCGCCGCTCAAGGTGACCCCGGAGGACTTCGGCCGCCCCTCCGGGTGGATGCCGGGGGACTGGGGCGGCCCAGCGTGACGTACTGCATCCACGACCTCGACCCCGCCTCGTGCGCCGACTGCAACGGGGCGGTGAAGCGGGCAGCCGAGCGTGAGCGGAGCCTGCGCAGGGCAGGCGGCCACGGCCCGTGGTTCGAGGCCCGCTGGGGCGGTAAGTGCTCCGGCTGCGGCGAGTCGTTCGAGGCCGGGACGGTGATCCGCTCCGATGGTGACGACGGCTGGCAGTGCGGGGAGTGCGGGGAAGCGTGAGCGGGCTAGCCGTCCTCAAGCCCGAGTTGCCGCCGCGCCCCGCCCGGATCGGCCCGGACAGCGTCACCAGCGATGCGCAGGCCCGCCATGTCGAGCGCGTGGTAGAGGCCGCCATGGTCGCTGATGAAGTTGACGTTTGCCAGGTCATCGCGGGGCGCGAGCCGGTAGCCAGCGGGGAACGGGTCATCGGCGGGAGGCGAGCCGGCAGCCCAGAGGCGCCATGCGACGCCGTGAGGGTCGGTCGCCTCGTACGGGCCTCCGGGCTTGAGCATCGTCCACCGGGGGAGCGGGCCGCTGACGCTCACAGGTCACTGCCCCTTCGGGGCGGCGACGTCGGCCGCGTGCCACTCGCGGACATGCCGGAGAGTGTCGAGCACCGCGAGGCGCCGCGCGACCTGCCCCGCCTTGGCGACGAGCGACTCGGCGTCGGTCACGTCGGCGTAGCTGCCGTTGCTGAGCCTGCGCTTCAGGACCTCAGCGTCCCTGGCGATGGCGTCCAGTGCCTCGATCGCCTGCTGCCGGGCGGTCCTGTCCTCGTTGGCGTGCTCGCGGTTCGGGAAGTCACTCATTTCTCACCACCGTGCTTCTCCCGGTATACGGGGTCGCAGAGTTGCCGGATGCGCTCGCGGGTCAGCCCGGTATCCCGGACGATCTCGACCTGCGGCATTCCCTGGTCTGCCGCTTCCCAGATGGCCGCGACGAGGGCCTTGTGCGTGTCGTTGGATCTTGCCTTGGCGCGGGCGTCGGCCCGTGCGAGGGCCTTCAGCGTTTCGTGGTCCACACCGCGACAATACTATGTGCCAACAGTCTTGACAATGCCAACGGTCTTGGCACATACTATAAGCATGAGCAACGACGCGGTGACCACTGAGACCAGCCAAGAGGCCCGGTGCCTCGGCTGCGGGCGCAAGATCAGCAGCCCGGAGAGCCTCGCCGTGATGCGCGGATCCGGCTGCCGCGCCAAGCTCCGCAAGGCCGCGAAGGTCGCGGACCTGTCGCAGTGGACCCCGGCGCAGGTCGAGAAGGCCCGCGAGCTGATCGAGGACGGCGGCATCGTCCGCGCCGGCCAGCGCCCCGACGTGTTCCGCGCGGTGTCCGAGGACGGCAGCGACGTCCACGTCACCACCCCGAAGGGCTGCAACTGCGACGCGAGCCGGGGACTGACCGCAAAGCGCCCCTGCTACCACCGCTGCGCGGCCGTCATCGTCCTCATCGCGGACGGCCCGGCGCAGTCCTCGCTGCGGAAGGCGGCCTGACCCCCGATGACTGACCCGGCATCCCAGGGAGGGACCCCGATGACGATCCAGGCTGGCGGCGCCGTCCGCTTCACGGGCGAGCTTGACCCCGAGCACGACGCGCTCGGGTACAGCGATGAGGGCCGCGTCCTGCGGCTGTTCAGCCAGTGCGGCGAGCGCTTCGCCACGGTTGAGTTCCCCGCCGCAGACGAGCGCGCCGGGACTGACCTCGTGACGCGGAACGTCCTGCTGGCCGATCTCGCGGCGGAGGCGGCCTGACGTGGAGGCATGGCGTATCCGCCCCGGCGACACGGTGACGCTCCCCGTGTTCCCCGGCGCGGTGACGGTGACTGATGCCGGCCTCGGTGACCGGTACGAGTCGACCCGGCTGGACTGGGAGGCACCGGGCGGCATGTCCGGGGCGCTCAGCCTGCCGGACTTCACCCCCGTGACCCTGACGGCCACGGAGGACAAGGCGAACGCGGTCTGGCTGGCCACGCCGGCCGGGAAGGGGTGACCCGGTGACGAACTGGATGTACGCGGAGGCGGTGGATGACGTGTGCGAGGACGGCCTTGACCCGTCCCGGTGCCTGCTGTGCGCGGAGAGGGCGGAGAAGACGGCAGTGACCAGCGAAGGGGGAGCGGGATGACCGGGCAGGTAACCCAGTGGGTGCCGGTGGACACCCAGGACGGGCAGGCGAGGATCCGGGGCGACTACGGGAGCGTGCTGCTTGACGCGGGCGCGTGGTCGTACTTCACGCCGTCGCAGTGGGAGGCGCTGACCGCGAAGGGGGCCGCGCTGCTCGCCGGGATGCTGGGGCGGAGGGCTGCGGGGATCGCGGGGGAGTCCGGGGGCCGGGTGCCGGGCGACTTCGCCGCCGACGTCGCCGGGACGTTCCCGTTCCCGGACCAGGCACCCGCAGTGGACGCGATGACAGGCGAGGAGTGGGCGAGCGTCTCCCGGGTCCTCCGTGAGATGCCCGGCTGGTACCCGGTGCTGCGCGCCTGCTGGGAGCAGGCGCTAGCCGAGGCGGAGGCAGCCGGGCAGGACGAGCCCCGCTACTGCCCCACGTGCAGCGCCAGCGGCAACGACGACTCGCGCCTAGGGCGGGACCGGGTCTTCAACGTAGAGGGAGCCGGGCCGGACGGGCTGCTAGCCGATGTGTGCGAGTTCGCCGGGCACGTGTTCCCGGTCATCAACAGCGACGAAGAGGAGGGCTGAACCGTGGCTGAGCCAGTGGAGCAGGAAGAGGACAAGCGGCCGGATCCGCCCGTGGTGGCGGTGCTGGTGCCGGTAGTGGTCTGGATGACGGAGGCGCAGGCGGCGCAGTTCGCGGAGGACTGCGAGTTTGACGACGCCACGCCAGCGGGGGTGGCCGCCTGCCTCCTGGGCGCGGAGGTCTCCGGTCCCGTGGCCGAGGCCCTGAAGGGAGGCCAGCGGCTAAGTGACGGAATCACGGTCACGGTCCTGGACGCGGAGCCCTTCCCTGTCGGCGAGCCTTTCCCCGGCTTCGAGGACGGCTACGTGACCGGCCTGTGCGCTCACCGGGTTGCCCGCTCAGAGTGGGCTGCAGGGTTCCGGACGTGCGAGCGGTGCCACGGGGTGACGGTCAGTGGCCAGTGACGAGATGCCCGACGCCGCCTTCACGCACACCGTGCGCGGCTTCTTCGGCGAGGAGCTCACGATCGGCGCCTACCCGCCCGAGGACGACGAGGACGGCGGCGCGGTCCAGTTCCTGATCAGGGACGAGCACGGCAAGACGACGTCGGCGCACATTTCCAGCCCGGCCGAGCGGGAGGCGTTCGCTAAGGCGTGGATGGAGTCGTGCCGCCTCGCCGACGCCGAGCCGGCGGCGGCGGAGGCGATGCCATCGCGCGTCGGCGAGGCACCCTCGGTGAGGACAGTCACCATCCCCGGAAGCCAGCAGCACGAGGGATTCCACAGCATCCGGGTGACGCTCCCGTGGACGTGCCCGCAGTGCGACGGCCCGCGCGGCGAGCCTTTCGAGACGACCTCCTACGACGGCTCGCGGCAGCTGGGCTGCGACGGCTGGAAGAACCCCTGCGGCCACGTTGACGGCTACCCTGCCGTCCGCCGGGAGGCGCGGGCGCTGGCCGAGGCGGACGACCGCGCCCGCCTGGACTCTTTCCCCGACCCTGACTATCCCGGCGACGAGGCCGCCGTTGCCGGCCTTCTGGCGAGAGGACCGGAACGTTGACCGACAACAAGATGAGCACCGTGGGCGACCTGCTCGACTACCTCGCCACGCAGCCGAGGGACCGCAAGGTGGTCCTGCGGAAGGACGCGGAGGGCAACGGCCACTCACCCCTCGCCGAAGCGTGGGAGGCGGTGTACGAGCCGGACAGCACCTACTCCGGCGAGGTGTACCCCACGGCGGAGGACGTCGCCGGGTGGGTGCGCACAGGGGCTTGGACGCAGTCTGACGCGGACGACCTGTACGAGCCCGGCGGCAACGCCGAGCGCGTCATCGTGCTAGGGCCGGTGAACTGACGTGAGGGGCTTGAGGGTTTCCCAGTCGGTGCGGGTTGGCCCTTTCCGGCTCCGCATCTCAGAGCCGCTCGGCCGTGGCCGGGTGCGGGTGTCTGCGGGGACGCGGACGCCGTTCGGCTGGCTGGGAGTCACGGCCACGCCTAAGCGGCGGAGGCGGTCACGGTGACCACGGCTGAGCACCCCGCCCACCTGATGGCCCGTGCCGCCGAGTACATCCGGCAGCGCGCCGATGCCATGGAAGCCGAGATGGCCGACCCGTTCCGCTCCTACTGGCGGTTCGAGACGGCCGCCGACGCCAACACGAGGTACCGCGCAGGCGTGGCGAACGGCCTCGGCGGCCCCGCTGGCGAGATGGCCGCCCCCTGGGACCTGGCCACGTCCCGGGCGGTCGCGGCCCTTCTGGACAAGATCGCGTGGATGGTCGGCATGGACGCCGAGCTGGCCGGCCGCGTCGGCGTTGACGAGGCGATCGCGGTTGCCCGCGCCTACCTGAGCGACGAGGAAGGGCCGCAGTGAGCGCCGAGCACCCCGCCGAGACCCTCCGCCGTGCCGCCAACCTCCTGAGGGAGGCCGGGAGCACCGCTACCCCGGCCCCGTGGAGGGTGTCGTACCTGGACGGCGTTGACCCTGCGGTTGACGGCCCCGGCATGCCAGACGGTCACATGGTCGCGGAGATGTACCGGTGCGGCGACCCGGCGCACGAGGGGCGCCAGAAGGCCGACGCCACGCTGATCGTTCTCCTCGGCAATGCCCGCGAGCCTCTGGCCGGGTGGCTGGAGGAGACGGCGGGGCGGTGCGCCGAGGAGGTCAAGGACGATCCCGGCCCGTGGTGGCACTGCGGGTGCGGCTACCTGGGCGGCGCCTGCAAGCACTGGGACGGGGCACTGGCCGTGGCCCGCGAGATCCTCGGGGAGGAAGCGCCGTGACTGACTACCCGATCGCCGTCAGGGTCCGCACCGCCCGCACGACGCACGCATGCAACGACTGCGACCAGCCGATCGAGCCGGGCGAGAAGTACGAGCTGCTGACCGTGCCCCCGCACCGGATGCCGGAGTACGACGTCCCCCGCTGGCTGGCATGGCGTACCCACTTCCCGCGCCACGACGGGATGAACTTCCTGATCGGCTGCGACACGTCAGCCGCGTACAGGGAGCACGCGGACAGGATCAACAGGGCCGCCACGGCGGCAGGACAGGAAGAACTGAAATGAGCGTGGCTGAGCGCATCCGCTGGCAGGAGACTCCCCTCGGCATGATCGGCGGCCACGTCGGCACCGTGGAGGCGTGCCTGTTCTCGATCTGGCGATCTCTGCAGGCAAGCGGCGAGTGGGTGCTGACCACTGACTTGCCCGGCATGCAGGCCGTGCGCCGCTACGGAGACGGCCCGGGGGAGCTGAAGCCGGAGGCGGAGCGGCTGCTGAGCGCGTTCGTCGCTTCCCTCGGCGCGCATTTCCCGGGCACGGCAGACGCCGCCACGGCGGCAGGAGGAGGGAACTGATGGACCAGTTCGAGGCAGCCGAGGAAAGGCGTGACGCTCTCGTGGCGGACCTCGACGAGGCCGAGATCATCGACGTCATCACCGACGCGATGGGCGACAAGGTCAGGGTCGGCAGGCTGCGGGACGCGGTCCTGGTCGGGGTCCAGGGGTCGCCCGGCATCCTCGATACCCCGGACCTTCGCGAGCGGTTCGGCAGGGCCTACCGGGAAGCATGCCGGCGCGCTGCCGGAGAGCCTCCAGAGATGCCGCTGACCTGCGATGGGTGCTCGCACGCGGCGGCCGTGTGGATGGCGGCGATGGGCCGCGCCAACGCCGACCGAAGCCCCGCGCCGGGCCACGTGCTGCGCCTGCTGTGCGACGACTGCAGCGGCAAGACGAAGGAGACCTGCGACCGGGCCGGGCGGGCGATCACGTTCATCAGGCTCGGCGTGACGGGGGTGCCCGGCGAGTGATCAACGAAGACGGCGAGTGGGAAAAAGACGTCGAGTCCACCCTCCCCCAGGAGGAGCCCGACTTCGACCAGATCGCCGAATGGGAGCGGCAGGACCACGAGGACAAAGAGCACGACGGGAAGCCGTGCGACTGCCCGCGAGAGCCGATGAACCCGGAGCCGCCAGGCGGCTACCAGGATGAACCTCCCTTCTGACCTGCGACAACGAGAGGAATCGATATGGGATCAAGTGCCGACGCGTACCTGGCGTGGGGCGTCGACTTCGGCGACAGCGAGAACGACGAGGGCTTCGACTTCGCGGAGCGCGACCTTGACACGTTCAACATGGAAGAGCGGTTCCCGGCGCTGTTCGGCTTCACTGAGCAGGAGCCGGACACGCCGGACTTCGATGCGATCACGCTGGACGAGCGCCGCGCCTGGTTCGCCGAGTTCCGCGAGCCGTACAACAAGCGCCGGGACGCGGCGGTCCCGCTGGACTTCCGCTCCTACGGGTACGAGCTCGGCGGCGATGCCCTCATCCTGAAGCGGAGCCTCACCTCGGTCGAGTGGGGCTGCGAGGAGGTCGACCAGGCCACCCTCGCGGAGCCGACGCCTGCCGAGCTGGAAGCGTTCGGGAAGGTCTGGGCGCACTGGAACATCGACTGGCCCCAGAATGTGCGGCTCCTGCTGATGGCCAGTTATGGCTGACGCCGTTGCCGCTGAGCTCACCGCGATCCGTGCCCGGGAGCAGGCCCGTGACGTCCCCCGGTTGGCTGACGCCGTGGAGGAGGTACTGAAACTGGCCGGCGCCTGGGATGCCGCGTCCGGGAAGATAACCGCCCTGCTCGCGGAGGCCGGGATGCCCGAGGCCGTGGAGGCGGCCGGCACTCCCGCCGCAGGGAACCGCCGCGCGGCCGAACTGCGCGAGGCCATCACCCGCGCCCTGCTGGGAGAGGAGAAGCCGAATGGCTGACGACAAGATCGCTCTCGCGCTGGCCGGGGTCCGGGAGATCGTCACGACAGCGCGCGCCGTGTTCAGCAAGAGCGATTCCCGTCCGGTCGACCAGACGTTCACGGCCGGCCTGCTGCTCGGGACCACGCTAAAGCTCGCCAGGACCGTGGACGCCCTGGCGCTGGCCCACCGTCCCGCGCAGCTTTACGGCTCCGCTGACGACTGCCCCCACCCGCGCCCTGAGATCCACCCTGGCGCGACCGGAGACGAGCTGGAGGCCTGGGACGAGTGGGATGAGGCGCACCCGGACGGCTCGCCGGCCGTGAAGGGCGGCGACGATCCCGGCCGGTACTGCGAGGAGCGGCCCCTGTCGATGGCCTGCCCTGGCTGCACGGAGATCGTCCAGCAGGCGACCGGGGACGACACGGGCGACCCGGTGCCAGCGGACGAGTGCATGGTGAGGCCGCTGATCACCCGGCACCTGACCGGGGAGGCTAGCCGTGGCTGACCGGGCCGAGCGGATGCAGGCCATCTACGACCAGGTCCCCGCGATACCGGGCTGCCTTGGCAACTGCTGGATATCCTGCGGGCCTGCCAGCATGACCCCGTGGGAGCGCCGTCGCCTCGCCCTGGCGGGCCACCCGCTCACGCCCGAGGATGAGGCCCGCAAGAAGCCCTGCGACTACTGGTGCGAGGCGCTCGGACCGGACGGCCGGTGCCTCGCCTACGACCTGCGGCCCCTGATCTGCAGGCTGTGGGGAGTAGTCGAGTGGCTGCCGTGCCCGTGGGGCTGCAAGCCCGAGGGCGGATGGATGCCGGACAAGGTGGCGTTCCGCCTGCTGCTTGAGTCGATGCAACTCGGCGGAACCGGTCACCCTGTTGACCCGGAGGCGTTCGGGAAGCTGGACGACCCCGCCGTGGTGGCCGCTCTCGCCGCGGAGCTCGCCGGGAAGGGCGCCAGCGACATGGCGCGGTTCCGCTCCTACGGCGCAACGCTTCCCCTCGCGATCACCAGCCGGCGGCCCGCCGGGAAGGGTGGCGATGGTGCCTGAGTACGCGGGAGGCGAGGTTCTCGGGTTCGTCGTCGTGACCTGGAATCAGGCCAGCGGCCAGCCCGACATTGACGCTCCCGGCCTTGACGACCGGGACACCGCGTTCATTGAGCGGGACGAGCGCCGTGCGCAGACGAAAGCGGTAGGCAGGGGCGAGTTGCACGAGGTAGCCGCCGTGGTGCGGCTAGAGGAGGAAAGCGGTGGCTAGGCCCACAAACTACTCGACGACGGTCCCGGCCGCGAAGACGGCGGCCGAGTGCCAGGCGATGCTCGCCGACGCGGGCGCGGCATCGGTCGCCGTCCACTACGAGAACCGGGAGCCTGCGGGCTTGTCGTTCCGGCTGGACACTCCGCACGGGCCTCGCGCGTTCGACCTGCCGGTGAACGTCGGCGGCGCCCACGCGGTCATCATGGCGATGCTGCGGGACAACCCGCCGAAGCTCACCCGGCCCGCGCTGGCGAAGCTCGCCACCCGGAAGCACGCGGCGGACGTCGCCTGGCGGGTGGCACGCGACTGGCTTGAGGCCCAGCTCGCGCTCGTCGCCGCCGGGATGGCCACGGTAACCGAGGTCATGCTGCCGTACCTGCTCGTCGACGGCGAGCGCACCCTCTGGCGGGCGTACCGCGCCCGGGAGCAGGCCGCGATCGAGGCAGGAGGCCGCGATGCCGAGAGTTCCTGACAACGCCGTCCAAGCCGCGGCTGAAGTCCTGCTGCGCCAGTACGAGAGCGAGTACAGCGCGCCTCACCTGACGTGGCGGGACTTCACAGGCCCGGCCCGCGAGATCCTGGAGGCCGCCGCGCCGGTCCTGGCCGAGGCGGTCGCGCGGAAGATCCAAGCCCACGCCGGCCGGCAGTTCCCGAAGTCCGACCCCGCCAGGGTCCCCGGCCAGCCTGACCGCTGGCGCACCTGGCACCGGCACTTCGGGATCGCCGCCCGGATCGCGGCCGGGGCGTTCAGTACCCGCGAAGACCAGCTACGGGAAGCCGCGCAGGCCATCGCCGACGGCAGGTACATCGCCTGCGACCTGAGAGAGGATGACCTGTTATGGGATGGGCAAGCGCGGCGGAGATCTTCGACCCGGTAGCGCAGGGGCTGATCGACGCGGGGGCAAGCGATGAGATCAAGCGCCGCGTCCTCGGCCCGCTGATCGGCAAGCTCCTCGGCGAGGACTGGGACACCGCGGACTACTCGCTTGAGGAGTTCAAGGGCGACCCTGCGATCGTGGCCGCGTTCGCGGAACACGGGATCACGCTGGAGGGTGACGACGATGAGTGACCTCGGCGACGGCGGCCGGGCGATGATCTCGGAGGCCACGGCCCGCTACCACGCTGCGATGGGAGAGCTGAGGGACGTCCCGTGGCGAGTCGGCCGCTCCAACCCGAGGAACCTGTACGCGGATGCCGGCGGGGACTGGAAGGGCCACCCCCCGATAGGGGTAATGGACTCCCCGGAGCTGGCCAGGGAAGCCGTGGAGGCGCACAACTACGCGCTCGGCATGCGGACGGGGCCGAACGTCCAGGTCTTCCACGGCGAGGCGCCCCCGTGAGGGACGCCCCCCGGACGTGGCGGGGGCTGTGGCGGCGGTCTGGTCCGGTGCAGCGCCGGAGGCTGCTGGGCATCCTCGCCCGCGCGGCCCTGTTGCTGGCCGCGCTCGTCCCAGTCGCGGTGGTCATCGCGCTGCTGCTGTAAGAGATCTCGTTCAGTTCCGTCCACTTCCGTACGGGGGCCTCACCCGGTCCCATCCCGTGGCAGCATGGGGAACTGCTCACCTGTCTCGGAACGGATGGCGGGCACTCCGGGGGGCGGCTGGTGGAAGAGCCGCCCCCTCGCCCTTTGCCAGGGCGGGGATATTATCCGGCCCGGAGTTAAAGGCAGCACGTCCGCTAAGGTTCCGCCCATGTGGGACACCCTTGGACTGTGGCTCGGGCCGACCCTGGCGCTCCTCATCGGCGCGGTCGGCACGAAGTGGTTCGGCTGGTTCCAGCCCCGGATGAAGCGCCGGGTCGCGCTGCGGCGCATCGCCGAGAAGCTCGCGCACGAGTCCTCCAGCGGCTATGGCCACCAGTACGAGCGCTGGCTGGAGCACTACCAGGGCGGCCGGCGGTGGGACGAGGAATGGGAGTTGGCGAACACCATCACCGGCAACGGAACCACCGCCACCGTCCACGACGCGCGGGAACCCGTCCCGAACTGGCGGAAGCGCCTCGCGCGAAAGATCCTGTCGTAACGCTAAGCTTGACCCAGCGCGATGGAGCAGCTCGGTAGCTCGGCGGGCTCATAACCCGTAGGTCGCCGGTTCAAATCCGGCTCGCGCCACGGATTCGCCCAGTTAACGGTTCACGCCAGCCGGGCTACGGCAAGGGCTTGACCACCGCCTGACCGCAGTGGGTATCCGCGCTGGAACCGTCGCGGGATCAGGCTTACGCAGGACTCCCGTATAGGGGGAGCGCACTGGAAAGGGATGCCCGGCACCCCGTGAGGGCTTTGCCGGCCAGCGGCCGAGGCTGTGAAGGCGGTTTCCAGCTCCCCCGAACCGCACTGCCGGACGCAAGGGCCGGCGATACCGCGAGGCCCGGCAGGCTAAGGTTTGCCGGGCCTCGCGCTCACGTCACCGTGATGTACGTCCGTTCCCCGTTCAGCACCCGCACCGCGTCGATCGCGTCGGCGATCCGCTCCGAAGGCTCGCCCCATCGCTCCGCGAAAGCCCCGAGCGGAAGCCGCGCCTCGTCCGGGCCGACAGCGGCGACCAGTTCCATGAGCCTCTCGAAGGGCATCCGCATGCCGCAAGCCTAGCCGGGGGGCTTCCGACGAGGGGCGCGATTTCATGCCGGATTTTATGCCGGCCCCTGCGGGTACTCCTGCCCTCGTGCCTCCCCGTGACCCCCGCGAGTGCCCCGCGCTCGAGGAAGCCCTTCCCGTCGATGACATCCCTGACGGGACGTGGCGCGCTGACGGCTCCCCGTGCGAGGTGCTGTTCGGTGGCGGGTCCTGGAGGCTGGTTACCGTGGCCGCCCGGTGGGAGGACCGCCGCGGCCGTCCCGTCGTGCAGCTTGAGTGGAGCGCCGCCCTGACGATGTGGTCCGGGGCGTACGTCGTGGTGCCGGAGCGCATCCGGGAGGCGTGATCCCCCGCGCCACTCTCGCCTCATCCTTTCTGGAGAATTCCTGGAGACAGCTACCCCGCCGACGCCTGCCGGGGAAGGCTGAAACGGGCCGGGCACCTATTGCCCGACCTTGGAATCCGAGACCGCAACGGTTTGACCTGCGCGACCACTGGAGCATAAATTGGCGGGCTGGCTTGTTCGGGACGAAGAGGCCGCTGGTTCAAATCCAGTCACCCCGACGCAGGTCAGGGCCGGTTTCCACCCTCGGGAGGGAAGCCGGCCCTGCTGCTTCTGGAGACGCACTGGAGACAAGGCGGGGCTTGCGGGCCTCAGCCCGCTCCTGGAGCAGCCGGCCGAGCACCGCGACGGGCGACCGGGGCGACATCGCGAGCCGCTCGTCCAGCGCCGCCTCCCAGTCCTGTTGTAGCAGCCGGGTCACCTGGGCGCGCATCTCGGGGGTCACGTGCCGGTAGGCGCCGGACACCCCGGGGATCTCGTGCCGCAGCCGGGCCTCGGAGGCGACCTCCGGTATCCCGGCCTCCTCCATCCTGGTCTTCAGCGAGTGGCGCAGCCCGTGCGGGGTCATCCCCTCCGCGACCGGCTCCCACCGCAGCGACGCCCGCCCCTGGGCGTTGCGCCCGCGCAGCCGCGTCCCGGGCCACTCCCCCGCCAGCGGCACCGGCCGGCGCGGGCGCGGCGCGTCCGGCGGAAGCCAGCCCGACACCGCGGCGGTGAACATCGCCTCGAACGCCGACTGCCGCCAGTGCCATGCCGGGCCGTCCAGGCGCGCCGGCCGCACCCACCCGACCTCCCGGGCCGCCGCCGCCACCTTCTCGCGGGTCGCGTCCGACACCCGCCCCTTGCCGCCGAGCGCCACGTACGCCGCGGCCTCCGAGACGCCCGCGTACCCCGCGACGACCCGCAAGGGCACCACGGGCCTCGCGCTCGCCGCGCCCATCCCCCGGAACGCGTGGACGGTCCCGTGGCACGGGCACTCCCGCGGGCCGGCCGCGGCAACATGCTCCCCGATCAGCCGGGACAGGTACGGGGGCAGGTCAAGGTCGCCGGTGGAGCCGTTCTTCGGCCGCTCCCGCAGCAGCTCCCCCTCAACCTCGGTAAGCTGCCATTCCACTCGCATGGCCTCGTCCCGCAGCTCGCCGGCGACCTTGCGGAGCGGGTTACGGGGGTTGAGGCCGCCCGCCCGGACGGACGGCACCTCGAGGCCGGTCAGCTCGCCGAGGCGCAGGGCGCAGCCGTAGGCCGCCTCCACCATGGCGAACTCGTCATCGCGGCCGGACAGGACCGACATCCGCTCGGCGATCAGCAGGATGCCGAGGGGTGACGTGATGACGCGCTCCTGCTGTACCTGCGACCTTCGCGCCCCGCCGTCCCGCCGTCCCCGGCCGCGCCTGGCCGTCGCCGGGTTGACGCTGATCCTCCCGGTCAGCCTGGCGTCCTCTAGCAGCGTGTGCAGGGTGCCGTGCCACGTCCTGATGCTGTTCGGCGACATCCCCGCGGCCTTCTCCTCCGCCTTCCACTCGGCGATCCGCGCGGCGTCGACCGCTCTCAGCTCGTCCTCGCCGAAGAACGGGATGATGTGATGCTCCAGGTGCCTCTTGATGTTGGCCATGGTCTTCGGCGCGAGGCTCAGGCCCGCGTACCATTCCTGCGCCCACGGCTTGACGAGCATCATCCCCGCTGCCGGGTCATGCCACCGGCCCTGGCGGGCGTCCTTCTCCCGGTCGTCTGCCGCCTTCTTGGCCTTGCGCTTCCCGTCGTACCGGAGGACGGCGCCGGCCTCGTCAACGACGGTCACGAGCTTGCCGTCCGCTCCCTTGAACCGGGCGCGCCAGTAGTTCCCCCTCGGCGACCGGACGAGCTCCGCGTACCCCATCAGGTGTCCCCGTCCTCGAGCCGGGCGAGGCCGTCGCCTACGGCGGCCTCCAGGGTGGACTCGCCGAGTTCCGCCTCAAGCTCCCCGGCGACCTCGCGTACCCGCTTGTACTTGCTGGCCTTCGCCTGCGCGAGCCGGTGCCGACCCGAGGCTAGCGCGGCCTCCAGGCGCAGGACAGCGTCGGAGGCGCCCTGCCATGACTGGCGGACGGCGACGATGGCGGCGTCTGCGGCGTCGGACTCGGCGGCCTCCCCCTGGAGCCAGAAGAACCGCTCAATCGTGGTGCCGAGGATCGCGGCGAGGGCTGCCATCTCCCGGCCGCTGGGCTCGCGGACGCCCTTCTCGGTCTTATACACGGCGGGCTGCTGCCATGCGGTGAAGCCGCGGGCGCGCATCTCCTCGGCGAGCGCGGCCTGGGACAGGCCCTTGCGCTCCCGGGCTATGCGGACGTTCTCGCCTATGCGGAGCACGTCGGGGTGCGGTGGGGTCACCCCCGGACGATATACCAAGTCGGTATGCTCGCGCGACCATTTCAGTCGCGACTCCAAGAGTCTTGCATCGCATACCGGATTGGTATGGCATCATGTCTGGCATGACCGAGGAACAGCGCGTCGGGGACAGGCTCTCCGCGCTGCGGAAGGCAGCCGGGCTGACGCAGGAGCAGCTAGCCGACAAGATGCGCGGTGCCGGGCACCCGTGGTGGCAGCCCACCGTGTCGAAGGTCGAGGCCGGCCGCCGCGCCGTGCCGAGCGACGAGATGGCCGTCCTCGCCGGGATACTCGCCGCTCCCCTGGACTGGGCGGTGGCGGCATGACCGAGACGCGCCCCCCGATCATCTACACACCGGAGGACGCCGGGGAGGCCCTCGGCGGGAAGTCCGGCGAGTGGATGATGGAAGAGGCCCGCGCCGGCCGGATCGGCCATTCCAAGGTGGGGCGGGACACCGTGTTCCTGCCAGAGCACCTGCTCGCCTACCTGCGGGCGAACGAGGTCAAGCCGTCAAGCCAGCTCTCGTCCCGCCCTCCGTCGCGACGGAGGGCGCAGGCTGCCGAGAGCGTTCCCGTCCTGGAGTCCCGGCCTCCGAGGCGTCGCAAGGACGCCGCGTGACCCCGCTCACCTGGGCCGCGCTGGCCGCCCAGCTCACGGGACGTTCGCGGTGAGCGTCTTCTGGGGACCTCGCGGTGACATGTGGGAGCCGCAGGGCGGTGAGCACCGTCAGTGGCGCGACCTGAAGCCCGGGGACCTGGTCGCCAACGGCCGGAAGGTCTGGGTGGTCCGTGAGGCACGGCTTGTCCGGGTCATCGACTGGGACGAGGCGGACCGGGGGCGGTACGAGGCCGAGCGGGACCGGGCGGCGAGGGCCGCGCGGGCAGGCAGGCCGTTCCCCCCGGATGGCCGGCTGAACCCCGGCAGCGAGGAGGAATGGGACGGCCGCCCGCTGTACCTGATCGTGGTGCCGGCCAGCGGCGGGAAGCGCAGGCACGTGAAGGTCCGCCCGTACGCGGGGCGGAGGGTGTTCGTCCTCCACCCCCACTACCCGGTGTGCCGTGAGTGCGGGGAGCCGTGGCCGTGCCCGGAGCTTGACATCAAGCGGGAGCTGGACAAGGGCGCGGCGGAGATGGCCCGCCTTGAGGGGATCATGCCGGGGTGCTGCTGGGCGTGCGGGGAGCCGGTCACCTCCCGGCACAAGTCCGTCAGCTTCGGGGGCGAGAACCTGCTGCTTCCCGGTGCCCCGCCTCCCGCGTTCCACCTTCGCCGGCGGTCAAAGGGCGGCCGGTCATGCCCGTCTGCCGCGATGGCGTACGAGGAGCGCTGGGTTCCCGCTGCGGAGGGCCGCAGGTGGCGGCTGTCGTGCCCCGGTCACGTTGTCCGGCACGTGGACGGCACCGAATGCCAGGCGGAGCCGGAGTGCCCGGGGCCTGGGGCGTACCACCGCAACGGGATCTCGCACCAGTTCTACCGGACGGGCAACGGGGCGGTCCTGCCGGTCATCGGGATGGGGGCGGAGAAGTGCCGTCGCTGCCTTGACGCGGTTGAGGGCGGCATCTTCGACCGCGAGAGCCCGGCCCGCGTGAACCTCCCCCGCCGCTAGGGCGGGGGCTACGAAAGGGCAGTCAATGAGGGTCGGATGGATCAGGCGGCCGTGGGCCGTAGCGGTCGTGACGGGCGTGGCGGTGAGCGCTGCGGCGTTCGGGCTGATGACCGCGGCGTCTGCGAGCACGAGCGCGGTCACCCCGCCGAAGGCGACGTCGGCGACGTTGTACGGGTGCGTGGCGAACTCGCGTACCCCGTCCGCCCGGGTGCTGACCCGGGTGTACTGGCACGCTGCGGACTACCAGGCGTCGGGCGGGTGCCCGGCGGGGACGACGGCGCTGGCGTGGGACTCGGCCGGGCCGGCAGGGCCCGCGGGGGCGAAGGGAGCGACCGGGGCGGCAGGAGCGCAGGGACCGGCTGGCGCAACCGGCAGCCAGGGGCAGGCTGGCCCGGCTGGCGCGGACGGGGCGGACGGCGCGGCGGGACCGCAAGGGCCGTCCGGGGTCGTCAGCGCGGGCGCTCATGACCTGGGCAGCGTGGCGAGCGTGGCCACGGGCGGCGGGTTCGTCGCGAACTCCACGGAAGTCGGGACGGTCAGCCTGAAGGCGGGCACCTACCTGCTGTCCATGACCGCCAAGGCGACGCCGCTGATGACCAGCGACGTGCAGGTGTTCCCCCAGTTCTTCGCCTACGACGAGGCCAAGAACTCGTCCTTCACCGGGGACCTGCTCAACGTGGGAAGCGGGGCGCTGGAGTCCGGAGGGCACACGACGATCGACTCCTACTTCAGCGGGTCGACCGTGGTCACGCTGGCGCAGGACACGACGCTCCACGTTTACGCGTTCGGCTACGACAGCGACCAGGGTGCCGGCACCTACGTCCTTGATGACCTGACGGTAACCGCCGTCCAGGTCAACGCCGGCTAAAAGCCTGGTAGGCGCCCGGCCGTGGCGTGGGACGCGGCCGGGAGCATTCAACTCACGCAGGAGGAGACTAGCCGACCGGGAGTGCCGCTGTTAGGCCCCTGGCTAAAACGAGGTGCGCCCCGCCCCGCGACCCGGGCACCATGCCAGGAAGCGGGACGGGGCGCGACGGAAGAGGGGAAAGCGTGGACGCTGAGATGAAGCCGCCGCCGAACGTGCTCCTCGCGGGCATCAACGGCTCAACGGCATACGGGCTGGCGACCGAGGACTCCGACGTGGACCGGATCGGCTGCTACGCCGCGCCCACCGTGGCGTTCCACGGGCTGCACCCGCCGCTCGGGAAGGCCGCGAGCCGGGTCAGCACCAAGCCGGACGCGACGTACCACGAGGCGGGAAAGCTGGCCGCGCTCCTCCTGAAGTGCAATCCGACCGTCGCGGAGCTGCTGTGGCTTGACAGGTACGAGACGGCGACGCGCGAGGGTTACCTGCTGGTAGATATCCGCAAGTCGCTCCTGTCGCGGCCGGCGGTCCGGAACGCCTACCTCGGGTATGCCACCCAGCAGTTCCGCCGGCTGGAGAACCGGGGTGACGGGTCGTTCTCGGCCGACACCAGGAAGCGTACCGAGAAGCACGCCCGCCATCTGTGGAGGCTGATCCACCAGGGGACGGCACTGCACGTCAGCGGCCGGCTGAGCGTGCGCCTGAGCCTTGCGCAGGCTGCGGCGTGCCGTGAGTTCGGCGAGGACGTCGCCACGCGGGGCGTAGAGGTGGCGAGGGACGTGCTCGCCCGCGCCGAGGAGGCATTCGACAAGCCCGGCGTGCTCCCGGATCGCCCGGACGAGGCTGCCGCCGAGGCGTGGCTGCAAGAAGTCCGCCGCGCCTACTGGGACCGCCCGTGATCACGCTGCCCCGCCTGTCGCCGGACGTTGAGCGAGTGCTGGCCGCGATCCGCCAAGCTGGCGGCCACCCGCTGCTCGTAGGCGGCTTCGTGCGTGATGCCCTCATGGGCGGGGCCGAGAGCAAGGACGTTGACGTTGAGGTCTACGGCCTGACGTTCGCCGCGCTGACGGAAGCCCTCAGCCGCGCAGGCCGCGTGGATGAGGTCGGCAAGAGCTACGGCGTGCTGAAGGTCCGCGCCGGGGACACCGACCTGGACATCAACGTCCCCCGCCGCGAGCGGAAGGTCAGCGCGGGCCACCGGGGCTTCGAGGTCTCGCCGGACATGGACATCAGCTTCGCCCAGGCAAGCGCCCGGCGGGACTTCACGATGAACGCGATCATGCTCGACCCGGCAACGGGGGGGCTGATCGACCCTCACGGGGGCCTGGCCGACATCCGGGCCGGGATCCTGCGCCACACGTCGGACGCGTTCAGCGAGGACCCGCTGCGCGTCCTGCGCGGCGTCCAGTTCGCGGCCCGGTTCGGCTTCACCATGGTCCCCGAGACGGCCATCTTGTGCCGGGATCTCCTGGGCTCGTACCGGGAACTGCCGGCCGAGCGCATCTGGGGCGAGTGGGAGAAGATCGGCACGCGCGGCACGCACGTCAGCCGGGCGCTGGCGGTCCTGCATGACACCTGGTGGGACGCGCGCTACCCCGAACTCGCGTACATGCACGGCGTCGAGCAGGACCCCGAATGGCACCCGGAGGGCGACGTGTGGACCCACGCCGGGCTAGCCGCTGACCAGGCTGCCCGGCTTGCCGATGAGGCGGGCCTGACCGGAACAGACCGGCTGGTCATCGTCTTCGCCGCGCTCTTGCACGACGTCGGCAAGGTCACTCACAGCCAGCTCACCGAGGGCCGGATCACCTCCCATGGCCACGCGGAGGCCGGCGTAGAGCCTGCGACGGCGTTCCTCCGGTCGATCGGCTGCCCTGAGGGCATCATCGCCCGCATCGTCCCGCTGATCCGGGAGCACATGAACTGCTTCGGGCGGCCGACGAAGCCGGCGGTGCGGCGGCTGGTGCGCAGGCTGGAGCCCGCGACCCTGACCGAACTCGCGCTTGTGTGCGCGGCCGACGCGAAGGGGCGCGGCGACCCGGACGCGTGGAGCACGGCAGGCGCGTGGTTCGACCTGGGCCGGGACCTGAAGGTTGAGGAACGCCCCGCGAAGGGACTGCTGACCGGGGACCACCTGATCGCGGCGGGGATGAAGCCGGGGCCGTCGTTCAAGCCCATCCTCGCCGAGGCCCTGGAGGCACAGGATGCCGGGGAGTTCGGGGATGAGGCCGGGGCGCTCCGCTGGCTGGCCGAGCGAGGATAACGCGAAGAACGCCCCGCCCCTCGCTTGAGGGGCGGGGCGCGGTGTTACCCGTCGTGCAGCGGGACAGAGCCTATCGTTGAACCGGGCGCGGCGACCTGAAGCCCGGGGCGGGACCTGGCCACCCGCCGCCGCGCCCCGCCCGGGCCACCGGACCCCGGGAACGCAAAAAGAGAGGCCCCGGCCACCCACAGGTGACCGGGGCCTCTCTGCTGCTCAGCGCCTCCCGTGGAACCGAGCGTGGCCTCTGCCGGGCAAAAGCCTACAGGCCGGCCGCGCCCAGCTCCGCCGCGATCCGCGCGATGATCGCGGCGGCCTTCTCCGCGTCTTCGACGAGCGTGGCGACTTCCGGGGCCGCACTGGGCGCGAGGGCCTTCACCAGCGTCTCAAGCGTGGTCGCCACGCTGGACAGCTGGGGGGCGAGGGCCTTGACCTTCTCCAGGTCTGCCTTCACGACGGCGATCTCGGGGGCGATGTCGCGCTCGAACCAGTCGCGGACGTGGCCGAGGAAGCCCTCGTGGGCGGAAGTTGGCTCGGGGGCGGGAGTGGTCATGACGGTTCTCCTTCTCGTTGAAATTGGCCAGGCGTGCCGCGGGTGCGCGGCCGTGGTTGCGCTAAGGGCGCCGTAACTTGCGGGAGGGGGGTCAGGTGATGGGGGAGGAGCGGGCCGCTTAGCCGTACTCGGCGTCAAGGGTGAAAGCGGTCACCTGGAAGAATTCATCAAGGCCGCCGGTGCTGCACATCTCCCAGCCGTAGCCGACTGCCGTGAAGGTGTTAACCGCCGGCAGGAACGCATTGTCAATCATCCACTGAAGCATTTGCAAAATGTCAACGCTGCCCGACTGGATATTGAACGCGTTATTCGCTGGCTGCCAGACATATTCACTGGTGCCGTAAAGGTGCAGGTCCCAGGCCAGGACTGGCACGCCGTTGCTCCCGCCGAACGAGATTCCCCTGGCCAGGGGCGTGGAGTCGTAAGGATTGAACCTGGCGAGATCATGATGGATCATGATCTCGTTGTTCCAGTTATTCAGCCAGATGTCATAGGCCGCCCAGGCTTGCGTGCCGGGAGTCGGGTTCATTTCCTCGCTGAACGAGCTGACGACCTTAGTGAAGCTGCTGAGCGGCAACTCGCCGAACCGCAGGTCATTGCTCTGGAATGCCAGCACCTGAGTGTTCCCGGGTGGCATGTTGGCGACTACCCAGAAGCGGGTGGGATCGACCACGAATAGCTCGGACGCCGTCCCGGTCACCGGCGACCACACGTTGTTGTTGACGGTCGGGTCCTGAGTGGGCCCGGTGATGGCGGCTATGCCGGGATACGGCTGGCTGCGGCTTCCGGTGGCCTCCGTGAAGGCCGACGTCACGAACGTCGGGGTGGGAGTCTGCGCGACCGTGAGGCCCAGCGGCATGGTGCCGGAGTCGCTGATGCTGTCGGTGACCCGGACGGTGAACGAGTACACGGCGGCGGTCACGGGGGAGCCGGAGATGACGCCGTCCGCGGAGAGCGCGAGGCCTGCCGGGAGCGTGCCGGACGCGATCGACCACGTGTAGGGCGGGACCCCGTCTTCTGCGGCGAGGATCACCGTGTACGGCTGCAGCGTGGACGCTGATGGCAGCGGGGACGCGGTGGTGACGACGGGGTTCCCGGGCGGCCCCTGGTTGCCGGGCTGGAACGAGACCAGGGTGCCGTCGCCGCCCGCGAAGACACTGAGGGTCATCCCGACCTGGTCATGCGTGCTGCCGGTCGGGCCGGCGACCCCGGAGACCCCGGCGAAGTACTGGCCGAAGCTATTCCCGCCCTGGAGGAACGTGCCGGTGATCGTGTCGCCGGTGTTGTCGAGGAAGCTGGTCAGCGCGACGCTGCCGCCCGTGTTGCTGCCGTTCCAGTAGCCCGCGCAGGCCAGCAGTTCCCCCGGCACGGTGCTCAGCGCCGGGAATACCGCTGTCCATGCCGACGACCCGGCGGAGGATGACACGGACTGGTCTGCCGCGCCTGAGGTGGCGGCCCCGGTCCACTCCTCCAGGTACGCCCACATGTCGCTGGTGCTGCCGCGAGAGAAGACGGGAGGCGTCTCGCCGGCCCCGCAGTTCTCCTTGTAGGCGATCGCATGGCCGCCGGCGCCGACGACAACCCAGCCGGAAGCGGTCGTGGTGATGGCCCCGGAGCCGTTGCCGCCGACATGGGCGATGAGCAGGTTCCCGGCCGCGGTGGCGTTGAGGAAGACGGGAGCCGCCGAGGCCCCGTTCGAGGCGTTAATCACGGCGCCCTGCTGGACGAGGACGATGCCCCCGCCGACCGTGATAGTCAGGGCGATCGTCGCGATGGAGCCGATCGAGTCGGTCACCTGGACGGTAAAGCCGCTGGTCGTCGCCACTGTCGGGGTGCCTGAGAGGGCGCCTGAGGTGGACAGGGTCACGCCGTCGGGCAGGCTCCCTGACTTGACGCTCCACGTGTACCCGGGCCACCCGCCGCTGGCCGTGAGCTGGGCGCTGTACGGCGCGTTGGCGGTCCCGGCCGGCAGCACTGGCACGGGGATGCTCAGGAGGCCGCCGGGCTTGGCGCTGATGACCTGCCAGTTGGTCCCGTCCGACTGGAGCGTGCACCACTGGTACCGGGCGGCCATCTGGTACGAGGGGTAGCCGTCGATGAGCTGCCCGTTGATCGTCTCGACCGTCCCGGTGGTGAACGGCGAGTCGAGCTTGACCGTGATCGCCCTGCCCGGTGCCGCGGTCGCGTCGGGCAGCGAGACGGTCAGGCCGGGGGCGGCGAGGATCGCCGTTGACTCAGGGCCAAGGGGGCCGCTGGAGGTGATGATCGCGGGCGGGAGGTTGCCGCCGCCGCCTCCACCGAAGGGCGTGTTCGCGAGGGCGAACAAGTCGACGCTTGTCGGGCTGGAAGGCAAGCCGAAAGACCACGCCGGCTGAGTGACGCCGCCGATGACCGCCTCAACCGACCACCAGAAAAAGCCCGTCAGGGTCAGGAAGGTCAGGCCGTCGTTGTCGGTCGCCAGGAGCCGGAGCGGCCCCCCGTGCTCGGACAACAGCTGCCCGGCGATCACCTGGGCGGTAATCGGCACCCCGGGAGTGACGACGGGGACGCCCCCGGCGTAGACAGCCTGACTCGGCGTGAAGGTCACGCTGCCCGACAGGGGCGTGTTGCCGCCCCCGGTGAACTGGCCAGTGATCGTGACGTACGACAGGCTCGTCATATGACCCCCGCCATCAGCAGCCCGCTCTTCACGGGGGCGCGCACGGCGGTGAAGCCGAGCAGGATGCCGTCCTGGCCGCCGGGCGCGCCCGGCCAGTCGTTCGCGCACACGATCGTGCCGGTCGGCCCGGCCGCGACAGCGCCGTAGATCCCCGACGACGACCGGCCAGCCCCGGCGCTCGTGGTCGTCGCCGTCGCCAGCAGCGTCCCGCCCGGCACGAGGTCCGCCGAGGGAGTGTTGGCGTCCCCGGTGAAGAACGTCCCGACGCAGGCGGCCCACGCGTCCGGTGGCGTGATGCCGGGCAGCTGCATCGGCAGGAATGACGAGTACGTCGTCCCGAACCCGGCGTCAGTGCCCGCCCCGCAGGTCCCGCCGACGGTGACGGAGGCGGTGAGGTCGGTGCCGGTCACCCGCTGGATGATCACGCTCGCCCGCGCCGACGCCGGGGTCCACGTCCAGTTAGCGGGCAGCGCCGACGCGGTCGGGACCTTCAGCGAGTACGCCGCGAACGTCCCGTTGGTGGTGAACGACTGCAGCGCCGTCCAGCTGCCCGGCGCGCTGCTGATCCCGGTCCTGGCGATGACCCATGCGACGAGCAAGTCGCCGTTGGCGACATTCGCCGGCGGCGCGATCACCAGCGGATTCGCCTCCGCCGTGACGCTGTGGTCGCCGCTGGTCGCGGGGAAGCTGATCGTCACGCGAATCCCAATTTCCACCCGAGGCATATCCACTTGCCGAGGCCGGCGTGGTAGCGGAAGCCGATCGTGTCGACCGCGTTAGCACCGGTGCTCAGCGTCGGCGCGCCGTCGGTGCCGAACGAGTAGCCGCCCGCCCCTGATGCCCAGGTGACCGTGTACGGGCCCCCGCTGGATGCCTGCTGGACGTCGATCGTGATGGCCTGCCCGTCGACCGGGCTAGAGGGTGCGCCGATTGTCCGCGATGCGCCTACCCCGCTCGTGGTGAGGAGCCGGTAGTCGTTGCCGAGGGCCGCGTTGACCGCGACCGTCGCCGCGTCGGTGAGCGTCGCCACGTGCGGGGCCACATAGGCGGGCACGGTCGCCCCGCCGGTGAAGTTGGCGGCCGTCCCCGTGGTGCTCTGGTTGAGGGTGGGGACGTCGGTGGCCTGGATCGCGCCCAGTACGACGTGCGTGCCGTTGCCCCGCAGGAACTGGGCCGTGGTGACCGCTCCCGCGAGCGCGTCGAGTGCCGCCTGCTGGGCAGTCTGCCCGGTGCCGCCGTTGGCGATGGAGACCGGGACGCCGATCACGGCCGCCCCGCCGAGGCCCAGGTTGGTCCGGGCCGTCGGCGCGCTGGCCAGGTCCGACAGGTTATTGGCGCGCAGCGCGGCAAGCGCCAGCACTGCGGAGGCCGCCCCGGCCGCGTCGAACGCGCTGCTAGCCTGAGTCGCCGCGCTGCCCAGGCCCAGGTTGGTCCGGGCCGTGCCGGCATTGGCGACGTCGGAGAGGTTGCTTGCGGCGAGGAGGCCGCCGATGCTCCCCGCTGAGGTGGGGACCTGCCCGAACGCCGCCGCGTCCTGCGCGGAGGCCCCGTTTGCCAGCGACGTGATCTTGTGGCTGTTGTTCGACCAGTTACCCGCCGGCGCATGCTGGGTGGCGATCACGTCCAGCGTGCCCGTCCGCACCGTCGGGGCCGTGCCCGTTCCCCCGATGACAACCGAGGTGTCCGCTGCCGTGACCGAGGTGACGCCGCCTGCGGTGAAGGGCCTGTTCGCGAGGGCGAACAAGTCGACGCTCGATGGCGACGACGGCAGGCCGAACGACCATGACGGCTCAGTGACTCCGCCGGCCACTACCCGCACGGTCCAGTAGAAGAACCCGCTCAAGGTCAGGAACGTCAGGCCGCTCTGGTCCGTCGCGAGCAGCTGCAGCGCGCCGCCCGACTCGGCCAGGAGGACGCCGTCCGTGATCTGCGCGGCGACCGGGACATCAGGGGTGACGATCTCCTGGCCTGCCGAGTAGACAGCCTGGCTTGCGGTGAAGGTCACCGTTCCGGAGAGGGGCGTCTCATCGCCGCCGAGGAACTGGCCCGTGATGGTGACGTAAACGAGTGAGGTCAAGCGCCGTCACCTCCCGGGGTACGTTGGGCGGGTGACCGCCGGGGATGAGGGCTGGGCTTTCAGTGGCTTCAAGATCGTCGTGGACCCGGACGCCCCGCCAGGAGGCGTGTTCCTGCGCTCTGGCCTGGAGCAGGGGATCATCCCGGCCGTGGACTACGCCGCCGTGCTCCGGCAACTGGAGGCTGACCCCGTCAAGGGGCCGCTGGTCGCCGAGGACCTGGCGTCGCTGGCCGAGTCCGCGCCGTTCCTCATCCGCACTGGCGAGAGGGAAGGGCCGAGCCGGTGCGAGTCGTGCGGGACGGACGTGGTCGCCGTGCCTGAATCGCCTGTTAAGGGAGAGCGGCGCTGGGCGCGGGCCATCTGGGAGGACCGGCTGTTCCGCAAGCACACGCTGCGGCGCTGCGAATGGCGGCGACGCGAGGCCTCAAGAAAGCTAGTCGACTAGCCCCGGCCGGGTAGGGTCGGCTCAGGCCGGTAGCTCAACGGCAGAGCGCAGGTAACCGCGCCCGAGCGATAGCGCGCTAGCGGAGGCGGCCCAGGCCCTGAGGAGCGGCGTTCAAGTCCCGCCCGGCCTGCGAGGTAGCCCTAGGCTGGCGGGATGAGCGACGATCCCAACCTGTGGGCGATGGGCCTCAGCCCCATGTATCCGGGTGGCCCCGCGTTGCCGACATCTGCTCACCTGATCGTGCGCCGCTTCGACGGCGGCTTTCGCGGGGAAGTGCGGGTGGCGGCGTGCGGGATCGAGTTCACGGCGGGCACTCATCCGCGCGGCTGGTGGTCGACGCGCTCCGGCCGGCTTCCGCTGCAAGATCACGCCATCTGCTGCGGGCGCGAGATCGTCCTGGCTCAGGCTGCCGGGGAGGGCGTTCCGGCCGCCACGGTGATCTCCAGCGACCCGTCTTCAGCCTCGGTGAACTCCCACGGCGGGGAGGCGAGCCGTACCGGTGACCCGTCCGGGGCCACCAGCCACACGGCGGTCCTGCCGGACGGGGTGAGGTCAGGGCCCTCAAGCTCAGGGAGCGGCCCGCAGTAGTCGCCCGGTAGTTCCAGGTCCTCGGGGCCTGCTACCCGGCGGGCCAGGGTGATGGTCACGGGGGGTTGACGTCGCCCCGGAACGACGTCCGCTGGTCCATGCCGGTGCCGATCTCCCGGACGATGTACGGGTCATTTCCCGGCCCATGCGACGGCGCATAGGGGCGGACGACATGCTCGCTGCCCGGGGAGTCGTGCACGCGGAAGAACTCCATGGCCTCGTGCCGCTCGACAAGGAGGAGCTGGTCGAATAGCCATCGCTGCCAGGATCGGTGATCGAACGCGGCCGGCGGCACTGGCATGTAGTGATTGACCCGGTAGTTCTCGCCGCGACCGGGGTGGTAGCTGTCGTACCCGCGCGTGGTGATGATCAGGGTCAGCCCCTCGCTGCCCTGCCCCCGGTCGATGTCCGCGAGCTTGAACGTCCAGCCGGGCCGGTACGAGAGCCGCTCCACCAGGTAGGCGAGCGGTGCCGGATCCGGTGCTGCCTGCCTCATGCGCTAACCAGCTCCCCTTCCCTCAGCCAGCCGTGCCACCCAGTTGGGGCGTTGTGGAAGATCGAGGGCGTCGCGGTCAGGTTCGGTGCCGTGCCCGTCACGGTCCAGAAGCCCCCGCCCTTGGCGACCTGGGTGGTTATCCAGTCGCCGCCGTCGGGGAGCGCGATCAGCCAGGACTCGCCCGGCTGGCCAGCGTGCCCGTCGTACCAGGCGGCGCGGACCATCGTCCCGGGAGGCGCGACCATCCCGAGGGAGCCCGTGAAGGCGAACTCAGTGCCGTCGGGGAGCCTGAACACCTCGTCGTCGCTGCGCTGCCACTCATCGGCGTCCGCGAACTGGTGGCCGCACCGCTCGCACGCGGCAGGCCAGCGGGGATCGTCGTGCGGCCAGCTGTCGCCGCGAACCGGCTCATGCTCAGCCCCGGGTACCTCGCCGATCACGGCGGACCCGTCATGGCCGTACCGGTATCCGGGGCATTCCGACTTCGACCCGTAGGTGAACCGGCGGAGCCTCCGCTGGTAGCGGCCTGTCGGCTCGGCGATCCGGAGCGGGATTCCGGTCATCAGCGCGCCTCCCCAGCTTGCGGCCTGGTGAAGTCGGCCCTTCGGGTTACCGCCGCCTTGGGGATCCGCTCGATGAGGCCGACGTTGCGCCCGTCGTCGGTCATGCGCCCGGCCAGCACGTAGCACTTCTCGTCCTCATGGACCAGCCAGCCGGTGTTTGAGCACTCCCATGCGCCGTTAGTGGCGAACTCGCCGAGGTCTTCGGCGTCGTGCCAGCCTCCGGCGACGTTCGTCGCGTCCGTCCACCACAGCTGGACCAGGACGCGCTCGGCGGCGGGGATCACCGGATGCCGAGAGCTGCGCGAACCTGAGGCCCGGCGATGCCGTCTACCGCCAGCCCCTTATCCGCCTGGAAGTTCCGGACAGCGGTCAGGGTCTGCTGCCCGAACACCGAGTCAACGGTGATGCCCCGTACTCCCCTGATGCCGGAGTCGCTCAGTGCCGTCTGCAAGGCGCGGACGGCAGCGCCGGAGTCCCCCTCACGGAGTACCGTGCCAGCGGGCCACGGCGACGGATGCCCGGGCGGGGGCTTGGGTGCCGCGCCGAAGAAGTCGCCGAGCAGGAGCGACTGATCGAGGTTCCGGCCGTACGCCCGGTCAGTCCACTGGGTGCCGTCCACGGCGACCGACGTCAGCCCGCAGGATGACGGCCCGCAAATGTGAGCCGAGTGCGTGTAGTGCGCCGACCACAGCCGCACCTGGTCACGGGGGAACCTGGCCGCGCGGACTACCGGGATGATGGTGGCCTCCATCAGGGAGGCGGAGGCGTACAGGCAAGGGCGGGCGACACCCCTGGCCTTCTGCCGCTCGTACCAGGCGACCGCCGACGACGGGGAAGCCGCCCCCGTCTCGATGTCCAGGGCCATCGCGTCGTGCGCGGGGTCCAGGGCGATCGACAGGTGGAAGGCGTTCGGGAACCGGTGCTGAACATAAGCCCAGTCCGGCTGGTCCCCTACGTGGCCGTCCACGTAGCCGAGGACCGCCTGCGGGTCAGATGGCCACGCGGACTCGGTGATCGTGTCGAACATCGTGATGCTCACTGCGCGTCCCTCCGCTTGGCTTCCTCGTGCTGCCGCAGCGCCTCACGGTGCTGGGCTATGGCGTGCGGCCCGTGGTGCTTTGCCCACCAGGCGGCGAGTCCCCGGCCGATCTTGTGCCGCAGCAGCCACGCCACGCCGCCGCTGATCACCGCGAGGATCGGCGCGGCGGCGAGATTGCCACCCGCACCCCACGTCCCCGGGCCGAACAGGTCCCGGAGGATCGACACTAGGCCCGCTTTCCGCAGTCGCAGCCCTCGGCGCAGCAGCGCGGGGTTTCGTCGTCGAAGTCCTCGATGTCGTGCACCACGGCGGCGTGAGGGCATCGCGGCTCGTTGGGGCAGAGCCACCACTGGCCGTTCGCGGTCACAGGCCACCCCGGAGCCAGTCGGCTACCGCCGTCAGGACCGCGAGGGCCAGGAGAGCGGCACCGGCCCACAGGACGTCAGCGAGGCTCACCCGGTGCCGCCTTCTTCCCGCAGTCGCAGCCGTCCGAACGCGCTTCTCAACGCCTAGGCTTGCCGGCATGAGCAGGGTCTACTTTCACTCGCCGTCGGGCGACGCGGAGCTTTGGGGCGGCGAGCACCATCACCTGCACAACCTGGTGAAGGACGCCGCCCTTGCGGTGCTCGACATGCCGAGCCACATCGCGTTGTGCCGCGAACTCGCCCCCGACCCCTACCCGGGGCTGCGGTTCCGTGACGATGACGCGTGGCTGAAGTCGGTAGAGACGCTGCTGCGCATCTCGGAGCCTGTCCTGTGGTGGAAGGGCTGCGAGATCGACTCGCTCACGCTGCTGCTGAACACCGCGATGGCAGCCGCCGGCAGTAACAACCCACTGAGGCTCGCTGCCCGCATCGCCGGGCAGGCTGAGATCCACTGCTGGTGCGAGGGGGCCGACCGGGCATGGCTCGCCGAGATGATCGACGAGGGCCTGGACGCGGGGACGTTCCGCCGCAACACCGGCTACCGCGAGCGGTGCGGCCGGCCAAGCCATGAGTCATGGGAGGACGTGACCGCGTTCCTCCGGTCCCGCGATGACGAGCCGGTTGTCCTGTCCTACTCGGCGGCCGATCAGTTCCCGAACCCCAGGGCGGCCGCATGGCAGCCGCCCGAGGGCACCGACCTGAGGCCGAAATGGGCGCGGGAGGCCCCGGAAGAATGGGCGCAGCATGACGAGGAAGCCCGCGACGAGCACCGCGAGCAGGAGGCGCGGGACCTGTTCTGGGGCCTTCCCCGCCCCGTGCAGTGGGAACTGGGGATGGCCGGCCTTCGCGGCAGCCTAGGCGGCCTGCGCATGGACCCGGCGAACTGGGACGACTACTGGTTCGGCAATGGCCTGTCCGCGTTCGACCTGATCGCCCCCGACTACGCGGAGTGCCTTGACCGGGCATTGATGGCTTCGGGCAGGCAGCCCAAGGCGGAGTTACCGGCGCGCGGCCGTCAGGACATGCTGGTGGATCATGTCCGCCCGCGTCCGCGCCTCAGCGGCCACGTGCGGGTCCCTGATGATCACCAAGGCATTGCGAATGACGGCTAGCTGGTATGCTTTTGACATGTCAGATTGCCTTTGCGGTTGCGGCGGACATCCGACTCGCGGTCGTTACCTGCGAGGACATCAGTGGACCAATCCAGAGATCCGGGAACTCCGCGCATCGAAGATGCGCGGGCGATCGCTGACGCCGGAGCACCGGGCAGCTATCGCTGACGCCGGTACCGGCAGGGTCTTTTCGCCTGAGGCGCGCCGGGCTATATCCGAAGGACTCCTGCGTATCCACACCAAGCCGCTGTACCGAGTCGAAGACATGGGCTACGAAACGCCCTGCTGGATCTGGGCGCGAGCGATGCTCAAAACCGGTTACGGCGCCCTACGGCGAGACGGCAAGACCCTCCGGGCGCACCGCTGGATGTACGAACAGCACGTCGGCCCGATCCCGACCGGGAAGCACCTAGATCACCTCTGCTGCGTCCGGGCATGCGTGAATCCCGAGCACCTTGACCCGGTGACCAAGCGGGAGAACGAGCGGCGGGCAGTTGCTAGGAGGCGTGCAGGGCAGCGGCCCTCGTGAGAATCGTCTGGTGAATGATGTCCGCTCTAGTGCGAGCCTCTGCCGCGACATGGGCGTCCCTGATGATGATCAGGGCATTATCTTGTAGCGACTCCCCGGACTCTGACCAGTTCGTCGACCCCGTGATCACGTCGATTCCGTCCGCGACCACCATTTTCAGGTGGATGATCGCGCCCCGTTCGCTGCGACCTATGGCGACCGTGTTCGACGGGAAGACGTCCTTGGCGAGCAGCGCCGCCTCGTGCTTCCCGGCAGCCTGGGAGGAGTCGAGGGTGAGCTGCACGAAGCAGTGCTCATCGTCGAGCTTCTCGTGGAGCAGCTTCACCAGCTCGTCATCATCCAGCCCGTACATCACCACGACCAGGCTGGACGTCGCGGCGTTCATCACGTCGAGGAGCGCGCCATGGAGATCGTCGACCGGGCTGTAGAACGTGAGCGGCGACGACGGGTAGCCCGTGGGGAACGAGCCGCCGTTCTTCCGCGCGGCGAGGACGGACAGGTCCGCGAGTGCCATCAGGCCCCTTTGCTAGTGGCTGACGAGTGCGATGAGGACTGCCACCCCTACCGCTGTCACGGTGATGGCGGCGATGAGCAAGGGCCACAGTGCCCGGCGGGCATCACCCGTCACCGTTGCCCCGAGGCCCGCCGTGCCCGTTGCCGTCCCGGTGGATACGCGCGAACACCCAGCAGAGCCGCAGCATCGCCAGCGTGGACAGCACCGGGCCGGACACCTCAACCCAGGCCAGCAGCGACGACGTGAGCATCCCGTTGTCGACCCAGAAGACGTAAGCCAGCGGGCCCGCGATCGGGACCATGCACAGCGCCGTCTGCACCAGCGCCGTTCCGAGGTCGTTCGACCACCACTTGTTCCGGGACGCCGTGTAAACGGCTATCAGGGCGAACGGGGCCACGGACGCGGCCAGCAAGCCCCACTTGTAGATGAGAGCCTCTACGTTGCCGTTGGATCCCCACCAGAAGCCCATGCCGATATAGGCGGCGAGGACCAGGGCAAGCCCGGCCCAGCTGCGCCATGTGACGCGACGAAGCAATTTCATTTCCCCCTGTTGCCTTACGCTTCCCGGCGGTGATGCTGCGTCAGTTGCTCGGCGATCACCTGGGCGAAGTGGTTCTGCGCCGCCATCTGCCTGATCTGCGCCTCTACGCCGACCGCTTCGGCGGCCCTGGCCTCGGCCTGTTCCCGCCCGTCGCGGGCCTTCGCTATGGCGGCCTTCCGCTCGCTCCGGGCAGGCCACGGGAACAAGGCGCTCATGGCCCTCCGGGTAACGGCAATGACGCGGATCACGGCGGAGGGCCGCCTGTGAGGCTCCGGCCGGCCTGGAACGACGCCATGATGTTCCGGGTCGCCTCAGCCGCTGCGACTGCGGCGTCGGCCCGGTCCCGCTCGGCCTTCCGCTCGGCCTTCAGCTCCGCGTTCTCGGCCCGCAGGTCGTCATAGACATGCTTCGGTATGACCAGCCCGATGATGAAAAGGATGCAGAACAGGCCCGCTACCCCGCTGCCCGTGAGCACGCTCATCAGGGCGGAGTCCACGGGGCGGGCACCTCCCGCGTAAGCTTTCCGTGGCCCCGGCGCGTCCACGTCGCGGCCAGGGGCCGTGGCCGTTACGCCCCACGGCAGAAGGCGGGTGCGCGGGTGGACGCCCGCGAGGACCGGCGTTGAGGCCGCGATCTGCCCGGCCCCGGCCCTTCCCCGGCGTCAGGCGAGCTGGACGGTCCCGGACGGAAGCCCCGCCGTGTCATAGGTGACCTGGGTGACGGCGGCGAGGATCGTCCCGTCCGCGAACGCCGTGCCCTCGCACGCCCCGATCAGGTACCCCGACGCTGAGGCGTTCACGAGGGTCGTGACCTTCGCCCCGGCGTCCTCGTGCAGGTGCAGCACCGGCCCCCCGGGGGCCTGGTCGTAGACGCTCAGGCAGACCGCCCGGTTAGCGTGGGACACCCACGGGCCGCCGGAGCCCCGGACGGAGTACAGCCACGGCGCGGGGGGCGTCGCGGCCCCCAGCTCGCCGAGCTGAACGTAGTTGTTCAGCGCGTCGCCGCCGGACTGATGGAACACCAGGTGGTAGGTGCTCCCGGGGGTGAGGCCGGAGGCGGGCAGCGGGACCGAGATCAGCGGCACCGGGAGCAGGGCCGCGGACGAGTAGGACGCCGGCTGGAAGCCGAACGCCTCCCACTCCCCGGCGCCGCCCGACGGGTAGGCGGCGACCTGGTACTCGCCGAAGGACGTCGCCAGCGTGTAGTCCAGCAGCTGCCACTCCGGCGCCGGGCCGTCCGCGCTAACCGACAGGACCTGCGTGCAGAACGACGCGGCGCCCCCGGTGGTGGTCCCGGAGATGATGATGACGGCGCTGTCGGTGGCGAGGAGGTTCCAGTTCGGGGCGAACGCGTAGGCGGGATCGGGGAGCGCCGGGCCTGGCTGCCATGCCCCCGGGGTGCCGTCGGCGGCGATAGCCGAGTACCAGGTGGCGGTGAGCGCGGTGCCCGCCGCGTTCAGGCCGCCAGCCGCGATCAGCCAGTCGCCGACGACGGCGACGTACGGCTTGATGACCGGCACGGGGAGCGGGGGCCCTTGCGACCAGGCGGTGACCTGCCCGTTCTGCTCGGCGGCCCACCACACGGTGTTCACGGCGCTGGCGTTCGTGCCGTCCGTCGACCCGCCGGCCACGTAGACCGTGTCGTTCCATGCGGCCATCCCGGCATTGACGGACGCCGCCGGGAGGGACTGCTGAGCCGACCACGCCCCGAGGGTGCCCGCCACGGGATCCCACGGCGCCGTCCACACGGACGCGAAGTGCGCCGAGGCCTGGTTGGTGCCGCCGGCCACCACGATGGCGTCCGCGGTAGCGCACGCCGCCGAGTACCAGGCCGCCTGCGGCAGGGACTGCTGCGGGATCGCCCCGGAGACCGCCCCGCCTCCGAGGTACTGCACGGAGGAGACCATCGCGGACGCCGCGGTGGCCGTCGCGTCGAACCCGCCGAGGAACAGCGTCCAGTTCCCCGACGTGACCGGGGTCGCGAACGTCGCGGCGCCGTTGACGGACACCGCGGGCTGCGTCCACGCGAAGGTCGTGTCGGGGCCGGGCAGCACCGTGTTGGACCGTGAGGTGGCCAGCGGCCCGGCGGAGGCGAGGCTGCCCGCCGCGGCCAGGGCGAGCAGGTGCGCGGCGGGAACCGTCGCGCTGACAATCGGGCTGCCCGTATCGGGGGCGCCGGAGCCGTTGTCCGGGTACAGGGTGACCTTCAGGTCCGCGCCAGCCCCGATAGCCTGCACGGCGACTTCGACGCGGCCTATCGCGGTGACGCCGCCCGGCAGGATCACCGGCTGGTCGACGTCGTAATCCGGCAGCCAGCCGATGGCACTGCCCAGGTTCGCCGGGTCGATCCAGAAGAACTGGGTGCCGGCTGAGCTTCCCGTTGACGCGACCGTCCACGCCCGGTTCCCCGCGTAGACGCAGGTGATGCCGTGGGCGGCGAGGAACTGCGCCACCTGCGCGGCATGGTTGACCGCCGTCGTGTCACCCGGCAGCCCGCAGCGCGCCGCGAGCCACGAGGGGTCAGCGATCGGGGTGGTCACGGGAGGGGCCGCAGCGTGAACAGCGATCCCGGCTGGGCGTTCCACGTGTCCGACGCGTTCGACGTCGCCACCTGCAGGGACAGCGACCCGCCCGTGGAGAAGGCGATCCACCCCTCCAGGACGAGCTGGTAGAACGTGCCGCTGCCCGCCATCGTCGGGCCGTTGAACGTGACCCCGGTCGTCGTCTTCCACGTCGTCGCGGGGTCGACGGCCCCGCCGAGGTAATAGAACCCGTACCCGGCCTGCGACACGACCGCCCCGGACCCCCCGGTGGTCAGCTCCATCTGCATGGTGCCCGCCGCCGCGAGGGCATCCGCGCCGACGAGGGCACGCAGGTAGTACCCGCCGGCCCCGGCCGCTACCGGGGCCGTCAGCAGCGTCGCCATGGTCGCCGAGTTGACGAGGGTGACGGAGTTCAGGACCTGCGTGTCGGTTACCGACTGCTGCGCGAGGAGCAGCAGCTCAAGCGACGACGCCATCTCAGGCCACTCCCGTCAGCAGGGTATTCGCGTAGGTGAGGGCGCGGGAGGATGCCGTGTAGCCGTTCGCCGCCTGGCCTGCCGTGTACTCCTCGATGCTGGTCAGCGCCCCGGAGCCGTTGTAGCCGAGGGCCGTCCAGCGGGCGGCGGAGTCCTCCCACGTGCCGGCCAGCGGCATGACCGGGGTGGCGTCGAAGACCTTGTAGAGCATCCCGAACGCCTGCGGGGTCCACGTCGAGCCGTTCGTGCTGGTAGAGGTCCCCGTGACCTGGTTGGACTTGCTCCAGGTGAAGAAGTTGCTGGCATCGCCCACGGCATTGGCGACAATCCAGTACGTCGTGGACGCGGTCAGCCCGGTTACCGGCAGCATGACCGCCTGCGCAGCCGCGCTCGAGGTGAGGAACTCCTTCGGGACCGCAGCCGAGACCAGCGGCGTCCCGGAAGGAGCACCCGCGCTGTTCGCCTGGATGCTGACCACCCACGGGGCCGGGCTGAGGGTGACCTTCGCGGTCACGATCACGTACCCGGTTGTCGTCTGCCCGCCTGCCGTGCTGAACGACTGGGCTATCCAGGTGCCGTTGCTCGCCACCCCGCCGGACCCGGCAGTGGACTGGGCCGCCGTCTGCGACCCCGTGTACACGTAGGTGACGGCGTGAGTGGCCAGGAACTGGTTGACGTGGCCGGCCAGGGCGCTGAAGCCTGCGGTGGCGGCCTGCCAGGAGGGGGGCATAAGGTCACCCCGCCTAAGGCCCGAGCGCCAGCGACACCTGGCAAAGCAGCGTGTCCGTGGTGGGCACTGTTATGGAGGGCGAGAACGCCCAGTGATCGACCATGGTCCCGGACCCGGCGGCCGAGGTCGCGCCGGCGAACAGCCCCGCCTCGGTCACCGTCCATGTGACGGACGGCTGCGGGAAGTAAAAGAGCCACGTGGCCTCAGCCGCGATGCTCGGGGTCGCCGGGCTGGACGCCCCCGCGCCTACCGTCTGGCGTCCCAGCTCGGCGAACAAGGCCGTGTCGGACTTCAGCGGGGTGCCGCCGCCGGAGCCGACCGCCCCGTAAAGCGGCGTGAGGTACACCGGGCTGGTCACGCCCAGGCTGGCCGCCTGGTCCTGCATCCCGGACCACACGAGGGCCGCGGCGAGGACCGAGAAGCCGTTCGTGCACATGACGTTGCCGCCGCTGCGCTGGTCGCGGATGGTGCCGTCCGGGCGGATCGCGGCCAGGGACAGGCGCCCCCTGATGCGGAGGCCATCGCTGGCGGCTAGCTCCAAACGACCGCCCCCCAGGTACCCGCATCGTACGCAGGGTTTACCGCTGCCGTACCGGTCGCCGAATCGGCGAGCGCTACCGTCTCATCGGCCTCGGCGAGGGACCCGAGGCCGCTGACGCTGGTGTCGGTGTTGCCGAGGGCCTGCTGCTGCATCGTGCCGAGAACATCAGCTAGCGAATACGGGCGGTACACGCCGGGCATCGCGCCCCCTCACAGCCGCACGGCGGTTACCTGCATCTCCCGGTAGCCGCCCGTGCCGAAGGCGACCTGATTGGCCGTCACGATGAACGTGTCATTCACCCCGAGCGCCCATGACCGCTGGCTGTCCGGGATGAACTGGTTGACGTAGGTGAAGGTGTCCCCCGCGCGGACCCAGCCGAGGAAGTCCTCGGAGCTGTTGAACGTGGCCCGCTCGGCGGCGAACGCGTACTCGGCGCGTGACTGCTGCGCCCTCGCCAGTGCCATCGGCGCCGTGGTCAGGGACGTGTCGCTGATGAACTCGGAGAAGATCCCGTTGTTCGGCCCCGCGTACGTTGACTGGCTCGCGTAGTCGTTCGCGGCGGCCACGACCGGGACCTGGTAGTTGTACCAGAACTGGAGCAGCGTTCCCGCGCCTGGCGGTGACGAGGCGACCAGGAACCATTGCCCGATGGCGTTCTGCTCGGCGACCCACGGCCCGGACGCGGTGCCGCCCCCGGTGACCACGGTGACGCTGGTGAGCACGCCGCCGGCTTTCAGCGTCGGCGAGCCGGACAGGCTGCCCCGCAGCGGCCACGCCATCTGGGTGCCGTCAGCCCGCCAGGTATCCGTCGGGCTGGGCGTCTTAGTGGCCGTGAAGGCGTTGGTGACCGTCTGGGTCGCGCCCTGCACCAGGATCCTGTTCCTGATGCTGGTGCCGTCCCACTCGTAGGCGTTCTGGCTGTCGAGGACGATATGACCCTCGGTAGTCGACCCGCCCACGGTGGGGGCGGTGGTGAAGGTGACGCCCGAGTCGACCGCGCTGCTGGCGTCGAAGAAGTGCAGGTTCAGGGACTCGTCCACGAACCACCCGTAGGGGGTCACCTGGCCGGCCAGGGTCGCCAGCTTCCGCCACGCGTCACTGAGCGTGGTGTAGTTCAAGACGAAACTGGAGAGCTGCGGCCCGGGGGCCACGAACCCGCCGTCCCGCACCGCCACCGCGCTGATCCCGCAGTTCGCCTGCCTGGTCAGCGCGATGATGATCTGGTCGACGGTGAACCCGAACCACACGCCGTGCACGATCGCGTTGTCCGCGTAAAAGGTGTTGTCGGTGCACGACAGCGCCCACTCGTTGCGGTTCGGCCCGGTGACCGAGAGGACAGGATCGGTGACCACCCCGGCGAACAGCGTCTTCGAGCAGACGTTGTCGAACAGGCTCAGCCGGGACAGGACCTGGATCCGGACGTGCGGGCTGCCCGAGTACTCGTCGACCAGCGGCAGCGTCGCGGTGTCGCCCTGGCGGCCGAAGTTCTGCGTGATGCTCATCGACTGCTCGGCGCCGTCATAGGCGAGGTACTGCTGGTAGGTAGACGGGGAGCCGCCGGGCGGGGTGATGGTGAGCGTCAGGCTCGGGCGGGCGACCATGCGCCCCCCTCAGTACCTGACACGAACGCCCGCCTGGGGCAGCGTCTTGCTGGCGACGACCGTGCCGACCTTGGCGACCAGCTTGTTGATGTCCGCGTCCGACATCACCGTGTTGTCGTGGACGTCGATGATGATGTTCCCGCCGCCCCCGGCGCCGCGGCCGGCCGAGATCGCCGACAGTGCCGGGACGCTCCCGATCCCGCCTCCCGCTCCGAGGGATACCGCGCCGGCGAGCCTGTGCGACGCCGAGGCCACCATGGAGGTCCCGGCGGCGAGTCCCTCGGCGAGTTGCCGGCCGATCGACAGGCCCGAGTTGCGAGGTGCGCCCGACCCGGACAGCGGGCCTTTCTTCGCCGGGGAGAACGGCAAGTACGACTTGATCGTGTTAACGACGCTGCTCACCGTGTTAGCCAGGGCGCCGACCATCGACATGACGCCGTTGATCAGGCCTTGCACGATCCGCCCGCCTGCCCCGTACAGCAGGTTGCCGAGGTCGCCGAGCGCATGCAGGATGCGGCCCGGGAGGGAGGTGAAGAACCCGGTGACATCGCCGATCATCGACCGGGCGCCGCCCACGATCTGGTCCCAGTGGCGGACCACGAACAGGGTCGCCAGGCCGATCGGCCCGGTGATGATCGCCAGCAGGAGCGGCCAGTGGGACTTGACCCAGTTGACGACCGCGGCGATCCCGGCGGTGATGTCGTGCCAGTACTTGATGATCGCGTAGACGGCCAGGCCGATCGGCCCGGTCAGGATCGCGAGCAAGAGCGGCCAGTGGGACTTCACCCAGTTGATCGCGACCTTCACCGCGTCGACCACGTCATCGAACGCCTTCTTGGCGAAGGCCGAGATCTTCGACCAGTTCTTCACGATCAGGATCACGGCGGCGACCACGACGGCGATGAGCAGGCCGATCCCGAGCAGCATGGCCGCGTTCGCCACGATCCAGGCGGCCATGGTCACGGCCGCGCCCGCTACGTTCGCGGCCACCATGATGGCCACCTTGGCTATCGCGCCGGCTACCCACACGGCGGCGGAGGCGACCCCGGAGGCGGCTGAGGCAGCCCATGCGGCAGCAGTCGTTGCGGCACTGGCGACCGCTGAGGCTACAGCGCGGGCACCGGACGCCACCCATGCCGCTGACGAGCGGAGCGCGCTTCCCTCCTGCGCGGTCGCCGACTCCTCGGCCGCGGTCTCCTGCGCGACAGCAGCTTCCCCGGCTGCGGCCTCCTGGGTCGCCGCAGCCCGGGTCGCCCACTTCTCTACTGCCTTGTAGGTGTCCGTGACGACGGTGACCGCGGTCTTGACGGCGTCGTACGCCTTCTTCAGCCCGATGAGTATCGCGACGGTCGCGGCGAGCGCCGCTACCCCGGCGAACAGGACCTCAGTGAGGGTCTTGTGCTTCGCGGTCCACTCGGCAATCGGCTCCACGATGCTGGTGATCGCCGACAGGAGCGCCGTCGCCGCCGGGAGGAGCGCAGACCCGATCGCGATCCCGGTGTTCTCGGCCGCGGTCTTGGCGCTCGCTAGCTTGAAATTGAACGTTCCCTGGATCGTCGACCAGTTGTCGACCTCCGTGCCGCCCTTCTTCGCGGCTGCGGCGATCGCGGCTGCGTTCCCGGCGAACACCGAGGCGTTCTTCCCGGTCAGCATCAGCGCGGTGTTGAGGCCGGTAGCGCCGCCCATCATTTTCGCCAGCGCCGCAGTGTAAGTCTGGGCTGCCGGGCCGCCCTTGGCGAGGATCGAGTTGAACGAGTGCGACTTCTCGTACAGGGTGGCGAACTGGCTCATCAGGTGGGCGTTGACCGGGGTCTGGGCCTTCAGCTCCTTGGCCCAGTCGGCAGCCGACACCTTGCCGGCCGCGAACCCCTGGGCCATGGCCCTGAACGGGGCGGGCATCGACTGCAGCATCACCTGCAGGTCCTGGCCGGCCGTCGTGCTCTGGGTGAAGGCGGACATCATGACCTGGCCCGACTTGCCCATGTGGTCCAAGATCGCCTTAGTCAGGATCCCGATCGTCCCCGTCAGGCCCCGCTGCCCGAGGTGCTGGGCGACGTCGTTGCTGCTGATCCCGAGCTGGTTCATCTCGGCGATCGCCACGTTGTTCGGGTTGCTGAGGTTCCGGATGGTGTTGCTCAGGTCCTGGGTGGCCTGCTGGGCGGTCATGCCCTGCGCGGTCATCGTCGCGATAGCGCCGCCGACCTGCGAGAACTGGATATGCGCCGCTGCGGCCAGGGGCGCCACTGACGACAGCGACGACGCGAGATCCTGCATCCGCATGTCACCGCGAGACACGGTCGCGATGAGCTGGTTCATGACGCCGGTGGCCATCTGCTGCTGGACCGTGGCGTTCTTGCTCGACAGCCCGTAGGCGTTCATCGTGGAGACCAGGGTCTTGCTGACCGTGTCCAGGTCGGCCCCGCCGACTCGCGCGCCCTCAGCGGCGGTCTTCAGCAGCGCCAGGCCGCTCGCCGCGTGGAAGCCGCCGGACTCGATGTGGTACATCGCGTCCGTGATGCTCGCGGCTGAGGTCCCGGTCGCGGTGGAGACCTGCAGGATCCCGGCCTGCACCATGCCCAGGTTCTTCGCGGACTCGCCCGCGTCGGTCACGAGGTGGGTGGTCGAGTCCTGGAAGTTGCCTGCCGCCTTGACCATCAGCGCCCCGGCGACGCCCATGGCGAGGGCCGTGACCCCGGCGACCTTCCCGACAGTGCCGAGGCCGATCGCGCTCGACTTGGCCGAGTCGCTGACCTTCTTCTGCCCGGCCGCCGCGAGGTTGTCCTTAGCCGCTGCTGCTGCCGCGGTGTCGGCCTGGAGTTTCTGGGCGCTGCTCAGCTCTTTCTGCGCCTTGGCGTTCTCCCTGGCCGCGAGGGTCATCTTCTGGTCGGCTTCCATGAGCCGGTACTGGGCGGCGACGTCGTCATCGGCGGCTGCGGCTGAGGCCTTGTGGACCTCAACGAGGTTCTTCTCGGCCTCGGCCTGCGCTTCGGCCGACCGGGTGGCCTTCTCCTGCGCCCCGGCGACCCGGGCTGAGGCGACGTCCAGGGCGTCAGCGCCGGAGGCGGTCTTCAGGAGCGACTCGTCGATCGAGGTCCCCGCTACCTTGGCGGTCTCCCCGGCCTTGGTCGCGGTCTCGCTGAACTTGTCGAGGGACTCGTCGACCTTGGCGAAGATCTCGCTGGCGCGGTCCCTGGCTTCCAGGATCGCCAGGACGGTGAACGACTCAGCGGACACGGGGGAACCCCCGTCCCGCCCTAGCGGCGCCTGCTGGCCTGCGCGGCTTCCTCGCGGCGGATCATCGAGATGATCCGCTTGTAGTCGGCGATCTCGCGGTGAGGCCGCTTCCGGGCTTCCTCCCTGGTGAGGCCTAGCTGCTGCCAGAGCTCCCGCTCAGTCAGGAACTGGTCCAGGACCGGCGGCCCCGGGGTCCCCATCCTGATCGCCGCCGACAGGCCCGTCAGGAAACGTCACCGCATCAGCGCCCTTGCGCGGCGAGTTCAGCTCGTCGCACACCAGGTAGATCTGGTCGAACACCGGAGACGGCAGGCGGGCGACCGAGATGCGCCGCACCGAGTTAGCGGGGTACGGCCTGCCGGGCGGCGGGGCCTCGGGGAGCAGCGGCCACGTGTCGCCCTTCTCGTCGTCGATGTTCCAGGCGACGAGGGACTGGACGACCATCTCGGCGCGCATGGCGCTGTAGTCGAGGGTGGCGAGCTGCCGTTGCGCGCTGACGTCGACCTGCTGCTTGCCGCCGAGCAGGTCATCGACGCGGGCCTTCTCCTCGGTCGTGAGGCACTTCTTGACGTCGGCCCAGTAGCCGTTGCCGAGGTCGATCCGCTGAGTGCCCTCGTAGCCGGACGCCTCAAGAAAGCCGGGCATTGATCTCCGTTTCGCGGTAAGGGAGCGGTAAAGCGCGATCGCCACGGCGGCGATAACGACGTCGTGCAGGATTGCGTAAAGGGGCACGGGCACGGCTCAGTAGGCAGCGCTGACCCCGTTAAGCACGACGGCCTGAATGGAGTACTGGCTGCCGCCCGTGAGGGGTTTGCTGCTCTCGAACGTGAAGCTCGACATGATCACGTCTTCCTCCTGGACCGTGCTGCCGAATTTGGTCAGCGCCACCTGCGGGCAGTTCAGGGTCACGGAGTACCCGCCTCCGCCCGGGTGGGCGAACGCGACTACTAGGGCGCCGAGGGTGCCGTTCTCCATCGTGTTGAAGTCGCCGTAGGTGGAGTCGTTCAGCGATGACCAGACGACGTCGATGGTGCCGGAGACGTGGACGGTGACCGGGGTGAGGTAGCTCGGCCCGTGGCTCCCCGAGTAGGTGTAGGTCTCCTTGACGCCGTTCTCGATGGTGAGCTGCACGTTGCTGACGTCGGCGCGGGCGTGGGTCATCAGGGTGACGCTGGCCTCGGCGAAAACGAACGGGATCTCGTTGGTGACCGAGACCGCCGTGGGGCTGTTGAGGACCAGGACGGACTGGCCCATCATGTCCGCCGTGATCGCGACCGGCTGGTTGCCCACCGGGGCCTTGATGTCCAGCTTGTTGACCCGGCAGCCGGCGAACTGGAGCGACTGGAAGCCGCCGAGGTTCTTCTCCACGGTCAGGCTCGGAAGCGTGTTCGCCTGGCTGATCGTGTGCGTGTAAGGGGCCACCGTGCCGGCCACGGCGTCGGTGCCGATGGACGCGACGAGCAGCTCGATCGCGTTGGACGGGAACAGCGGCCCGTCGATCGCCCCGGCGAACTTCGCCTCCCCGTACATGTTGAACACTTGCTTGTCCCGGACGCCCATCATCACCGGGGGGGAGAACCAGCCGGGGTCGGCCTCCATCGTGTTCCCGGTCATGGGCAGGAACGTGCTCGCACTGACAGGGACCCCGAAGGAGGTCTCCTTGGCTAGTCCCGTGGCGGAGAGTGCCCCGGTCCGCTCGGTTACGGTAGGGAACGGCAAGGCCGGCCTCCTGTCTCCGCGCACGGCGGGATACTGGGCGGGTGGACGAAGAGGCGCGGTTCGCGCGTGTTGAGGTGACCGTCACCAGTGCCGGCGGGACGGTCAGGACGTTCGCCGCCGACTGGCCGGCGAAGGCCTCGGTGGAGATGAAGTCAGGGCTGCTGCCGTCGCTGAGCGGCCAGCCGTGGCCGTCCGTAACCGGCGTGTCCCCGAACGGCAGGCTGCTGGTTGACGTCGAGGCAGACGGCAGGCGGCCGATCCTGGCCACGATCGCCGGGGGCAGGCCGCCGCGCTTTGAGCGCATGCCGACGCTGGCCGATGACCCGCTGGTCGCGTTCGCTGCCGCACGGCTGGCCGAGGACGAGGAGCGCGTGCGGGCGACCGGGGATGCGCACCGGGTGGCGTGGCTCACCCTCAAGGACGAGGCGGGGCAGATGCTCTACACCACCGTCGCGGCGGAATGGGGCGATGACGGGTGGGTGGCGATGGGCGAGGAAGTCCCCCGCCCTTACTCGGTGCTCGCCATATACGACACGGCCCGCGCGCGGCGGGAACTGGCGGCCGCGAGGGCGGTCATCGGCAGTCAGGAGTCAGACCACGCCCCCGTTGAGACGATGTACGGCCTGTGCTGCCGCACCTGCGTCAACTGGCAGGACGATGAGGGGGCGCACGAGTTCGGGATAGCGATCCCGGTCGCGTGGCCGTGCCGGGTGGCGCGTGCGGCGGTCGCGGCGTGGGCTGATCACCCGGAGTTCAGGAAGGACGAGTGGGCGTTGTGAGCGAGATCGAGGTTCGGTCGTCGCTGCCGGAGAAGCCGGCGGCACCCGGGGCATGGAGCGCGCTGCTCGGCCGTTACCTGCGCGTGGATTCCGTGCTCGCCGACGGGTGGAACATGACGCTCCAGATCGAGGGGGCGCTCGCGCCGTGGCCGGGACCGGAGGCGGCGGCGCTCGGCCCGGTAGCCCTGCGCAGGGCCTACCTGGACTCCCTTGAAGCGGTGATCGCGCTCCTTGAGACGGCCGGGGCGCGCTGGCAGCGGCATCCGCAGGTCTTCATCGCGGGCGAGGTCCAGCACCGCATGGACGGCGGCCAGGAGTTCTGCCGGATGGAAGGGCGGGTCACGCTGGACCTGCTGATGCCGTGACAGCCAAGTGGGACTGGCGCAAGCACTACCGTCAGACGCTGGAGATCGAGAGCCCGCTGGCTACCTGCGGCGGGTGCCGGTTCACCACGGCGCTTTCCGGCACGTGGACGGTGGAGGACGGCAGGCTCGTGTTCCGTGCCGCCCTTGACCCGCTGGCGAGGCGAGGGCCGAGCATGGGCAGTTGCGGCGAGGGGCACCATGAGGGCGTTGAGAGCGGCGCGCTCGAGTTCCGGTACCTCACGGTCGACGGCGAGCCGCTGACCGATGACCAGTTCGCCACGCTGAAGGCGAGCGCGGAGTCCCCGGAGGCATGGGACGAAGAGGAAGAGCGGGACAGGCAGAAGCCGTGAGCAACGTTGGCGTTCCAGGGCCTCACTCGGTGCCGCACTTCAACGATGACGGGTTCTGCGTGTGCGCCTGCGATCAGTGCATCATGCGGGGCGCTGGCTTCTGCGTCTGCCTTGACTGCCCGTGCGACGAGCGCGGCCCTCGCGGGGACGAGCACGAGCCGCCAGGCGGCTGGCAAGGGCCTGCTGACATGGAGGCGGTCCTCAGCGGGGAGACGGTCGTGGGGTCAATGCCCGGAGGCCTCGGCCCTCCGGGGTGGCTGCCCGCGCTTCCCCGCCCGCGCCTGGTGGACGTGCGCACCCCGGCTGAGAGGCTGCCAACGTTCGGGACTTACTGCTCTCCGGTGCCGTTCTTCCCGCTCGGCGAGCCAGCGCGCCCGCGCCTGCCTGACCGGGTGCCGCCGCTGGTGTCGCCGTCCTGGCGTGCGCTCTTGTCGTCGCTCGCCTCCGGCTCCTCGCCGCACTTGCACGGGGGCGCCGGGCACTCCCCGGCGTGCTCGATGTCCGCACGGCGCATGAACCCGCGCAGCCGGGACTCGTCCACGGAGAACTCCCCGTTGGGTTCCACGTAGCCGACGCCCGGCTCCTGGAACGTCACGGCCTGATAGCCGGTGTACCTCAGCTGGTGAACGGTCACAGGTGCATCGACTCCTCAACCGCCCTCGCGAACATCGCGGAGATCGCCTGCCCGATCGGCTTGATGGCCTTCTCCGGGAACGGGTTGGGCTTGGTGCCGGGGTGGTTGACGCTCTTGGCGAACCGCGCCCCGCCGAGGCCTCCGGGGCCGAGCCACCGCAGCACCTTCGCGTTCCTCGCCACGATCGGATGAGGGCGCGTGCCGTCGATGACCCACTTGGCCTGCGGCACCGTCGCGTAGAACACGATCAGGTGCAGGCCCGGAGTGGTTTCCTGCCGGTAGCGGATGTCCTGCCGGAGCGCCCCGGTGCGGAACGGGGCGTGGGAGCGGAGCATCGACTGGCCGAGCGGGGCAGCCTCATCCCCCCACACGCGGGACGCCTCTTGCCAGTTGAACCGGGCGAACGGGCTGGCTGCGGGACGGGAGACGGTCATGGTGAGGCTCACGCCTGGATCACCTCCACGACGTTGATCCCGAACTGCTGGACGTACCAGAGCATCCTCGGGCCGGCCACGGAGCGCTCGGCCGGGTAGTCGCCGGTGAACGACTCGGCCACCGCCTGGATCTGCGTGTCCGTCTTGCTGCCCTGGTTCGGCCCGACCGGCTTGCCGTTCTCGTCGATCCACACGGGCATGACGGCGGTGATGAAAGTCTTCAGCACCGCGTCGACGATCTTCGGGAAAGGCTCGTTCTCCAGGGCGTTGTCCGGCGTGTCGAGCGAGGAGACGAAGACGTCGATTACCCAGGTGAGCTTCATCATCCCCGGCCCGCGAGGGGCCGTCTGCCGTGCGCCCGCAAGCCGGCCGCCCCACACGTGGACGCGGGGGGAGCTCATCTTCTCGACGACCGGCGGCGTGATCCTGGCCACGACCTCACCGAGGCCGGCCGGGAGCACGGTGGTAGCCGCGATGTCCCGGCAGAAGCGCTGAACCGAGTCGAGCACTACCAGGCCTTTGGCGCGTTGACGGTGCGCCTCTTGTGGCCGCCGTGGCTCACGCGCACGTCCTTGGGCTTCCTCGGCTTCCGCTTCGCCGCCGCCGCCGCACGGGCGCCGGAGGGGATGTAGCGCTGGAACGGGCCTGCCATCAGAGGGCCTCCTGCCTGGTCAGATATGCCGCTTGAAGTAGGAGAGGATCAGTTCCATTTCCGTGGCGATGTCCTTGGACGCCTCACCGGACGACACCCGCTCGCCGGACAGCGACTGGACGGCGATCGCGTCGATTCCGGCATCGAGGGCCTGCAGGCAGGCGGCGTAGATCGCTGCCTCAATGAGCACTGCCGGGAGCGCGGAGACCAGCGTCCCCTGCTGGTGCGTGAACTTCAGGCCCGCGGTGAGGGTGATCGTCCCCGGGCCCGCCTGCGCGGTGCCCGCGCCGTTCGGGAGGGCAAACGGGCTGGTCGCCGCCACGGAGGCAACGGCAAGGGACTCCGTCGCCGAGCCGTCGTAGCCGAAGCCTGACGCTCCCGCCCAGCCGGTCACGTCATCCACGTGGAGGACGGTCGCCCCGGCTAGCGCTGCCTGCGTGAGGCTCGTGTGCGGCCACCCGTTGATGTAGGACACCTGGACGCGCTGGCCGCCGCGGCCTCCCCCGCCGCTCCAGGCGCCGTTAGCGCCCCGCCCCTGGCCGCACCACGAGATCCAGCCGGGGGCCACGTCGATCGTCCAGCCGCCATCAGGGGCGGTCGCGCTCGCCGAGTCGCCGCTGTAGATGAGCGGGTGCCGGATGTCCCACTGCCCCGCCGTGACGGGCGTCCACACGCGGGGGAACGACCGCGCGGGCGAGACCTGGATCGCCAGCACTTCCGTCACCGGCCAGCGGCGCATCTGCAGCACGCCGTTGCCCGTGTCCCGGTCTACGTTGCACCGGGGCTGGCCGGGGCCATTGAGGTACTCGGTGTCCGCCGTGGCGCGGATGACCTGGTTGCACCAGGTGTCAAGGCGCGACGTGGCACGCCAGCAGACATCGGTAAGTGCCGCCTGCTGCGCCGACTCGTCGCTGTCCGGATCCGGGATCAGGGACCAGCTGACGCCCGTTGGCGCGTTAGTGGCGGTCTGCGGCGTGCAGTACGGGGTTGCCACGAGGCGCTCATCCCCCTCGCCGCTTGCGCGATGATGAGCGGGTGACCGAGACCGGCCTTTTCGCCTACGACCTGGAGCCGTCAGCGCCGCTGCTGCCCCCGGAGCTGCTGGCGGCCCTGCTCCTCGGCTATGACGTGGTCCTGCCGGCATGGCCCAAGCCGTCGCCGTGGAAGCCGCTCCGCGATGCCATCCCGCGCGCCAGCCGCTGCTACCTGGCCGAGGCCGGGTTCATCGTCCACGTCAAGCCGGGATGCCGCTGCCGCTAGCCGGCCACGGCACCGTCCACTCGCCCCGTGCGGCCCTCCGGATGGCCTCGTCGTACAGGCCCCGGTCGTGGCGCATCCGTTCCTGCTCGGTCATCCCCGCGCCGCGCCGCACCTGCGCCCAGTGGTGGGTGAACGCATACCCGGAGCGCAGAGCGGGCGGCCACCCGGCAAGCCGGCCGCGCCAGCTGATGAAGTCATCGCTGTAGTAGTGCGAGGTCAGCAGCGGGGTTATGCGCTCCCACTGGGCACGGGACATGAAAGGCAGGCTCGACATGGGCACCGGTGCCCAGTCGGCTCCGGCCTTCCCCGGCTCGGGCCACGACTGCGGATCGCCGTCCGGCCCGTAAACCTGCGGGGCGGGCAGGAATCCCTGCTCGATAGCCTCAATCGCCGGGGCATGCCAGCCGGGGCGCGGCTCGATGTCGTCGTTGGTCAGGTGCAGGAAGTCGCCGCGGGCCTTCCCCGCGCCGGCCTGCCAGCCGAGGCCGACCGTGGCATGGTCGTGCTCGATGACGAGGTCGAGGCCGTAGTTCCCGGGGGCCTGCGTCGTGTAGGCGCGCACGCACCTGCTCAGGTGGCCCTCGCGGCCGGGCACCGTGGGGACGATGACGCTGATGAGCGGGAGGCTCACCCTCGCCATGCCCCGGTCACGTCGTACCGGGAGTAGTGGGCCAGGGAGCGGGTGATTCCCTCGTCCAGGCTCACCGACGGCCGCCAGCCGAAGGCGCCCAGCATGTGCGCGCTGATCTCCTTGCGGGCGGTCGCTCCCCGGGGAAGGCCGGACTCGGTAACCCGTGACGCCGACTTCGCCGCCGCGACCACCCGGGAGGCGATCTCCGCGACGGGCAGGTGATCGTCATCCCGGCAGATGTTCCAGGTGCCGGACGGGACCTTCTCGGTGACCAGCGCGAGGGCCGCGACGGCATCGCCGACCCAGGTCATGCACCGCTCCGCGCCCCGGTGGACCGTGATGTCCATGCCGTGGCTCGCCTGCCAGAGCATCGTGTGCAGCATGTTGTACCCGAGCGGCCCGACGCGCGCGGATGTCCCCGGGACCGACCCCGGTTCCGGGTCCGCGACTGGCGGCCCGTAGGGCATGTTCAGCCGGGCGATCAGGAGGCCGTCCGGATGATAGGCCCGGGCGGCCTCCTCGCCCCACTTCTTGGATAGCCCGTACATGTTCAGGGGCCTGAGCGGCGACCGGTGAGTGACCGGTCCCTCCGCCGCGGATGCGCCGTAGACCTCGCTGGACGACACGTAGGCGAGCCGGATACCCGCCTCCGCGCAGTCCCTCGCCAGGGCAGCAGTCAGGCCCGCGTTGACCCGCGCTGTCTCCGCCAGATCCGTCTCGCCCCAGACGCGCCCGTAAAGGGCGGCCAGGTGGACGACGACGTCCGGCCTAACCCGGTGCAGCCACGTCGCACGGGCCGGCCCGTCGGACAGGTCGAAGCCGTGCCAGGTGTCCCAGTCGCTCACGCCGCCGGGCTGGCGGCGGTCCTGCGCGTGAACCTCATGGCCCCGCGCTTGCAGCTCCCGGCACAGCCAGCCGCCGATGTACCCGGCCGCCCCGGTGACGGCGATCCGGAGCGGGCCCGGGGTGGCGGGATCCTTCACCAGGCTGGGTCAGCAGCCGACGGCGTTCTGGGTGGCGAACGCCGTGGTGGTGCCCGTCCACTTGAAGTACCAGCCGGCCGGGAGGCGGAAGCTGATCACGACGCCCGCGGTCGCCGCGGCGCTGGCCATGATCGTCGCGTCGTTCGCGCTGGACGTGTGGCCGATGGTCACGCTTGTCGCTGTGCCCGACGTGGTGACCTCGAGGTAGACCATGTAATCCCGTGTGAGATCCGCGAGCTGCAGGGCGGTGCCGCTGACCGCGCCGAGCGCCGTCAGGACCGGGGCAGAGGCGGCGGTGGCCGTGCCGTCCGGGAAGGACACGGGATCGACGGGAACGCCGGCCAGTCCCTGGGAACCTGATGCGAGGACGTTGCTCATGGGGTGCCTCCGTACTTGTGGTAATGCCGGACGGTCGGGGAGTGGACGTGCATGGCGTAGCCGCGACGCTTAAGCTCGTCGCTAGTCCGGACGTCCAGGCGGCGCCAGTCCTTGGCGGGCAGCCCGTCGCCGGCGACCTCGCCGACGACGTCCAGGAGGTCCGGCTCTGCCGCTTTCAGCTGGCTGGTGAACCTGGTGCAGCCGAGGCAGGCCAGCAGGACGCCGCGGTCAAGGGGATACTCGTGGCCGCACCACGGCTCCCGGCATGAGGCGAAGCCCTCTGCGACCCCGGCGCGGATGCCGATGTCGTGCTCGATCACCGTGAGGTCGCCTGGCTCCCGCCACGCGGTGGCCAGCAGCCGCCAGTAGGCCGCATCGTCGGCCGGGTCCAGCTTCACCCGGACATGACCCGGGGCGTAACGGCTGGCGAGCATCGCCGTTGCGGGGTGCAGGCGGGTGTACGGCAGGAGGATCACCGTGGCGCGTACCCGGGGACGCACCCGTGGGCGGGCGACCGGGACGGGTGGCCGGCCACGGGGTGGGCGGTGCACTGCCGCTCACCCCGCTGGGTGAGGACGACGCGCGTCCAGGCGTCAAGGGTGCACCAGTGCCCCGGCGGGTGGCTGTCGTTGCTCATGGTGGCGACGACGTCCATCAGGTCCGGGCACCGAGTCATAATCGCCGCGGTGAAGCGCGTGCAGCCGAGGCCGGCATACGTCCCGGCCAGGTACGGGTACGGGCATGAGCACCAGTCACCGCCGCAGGCATCGAATGAGGCCAGCGCCCCGGCTGCCGGGATGACGTCATGCTCCACGATGGCGAACGTCTCGCCTTGCTCCCACAGCGAGGCGAGCAGCATCCAGTAGCCGGCGTCGCCGGTCACCTCGGCTTCTATCCACTCGTACCCGGAGGCGTCAAGGGCGGCGCGGGTCGCCGCGGCGATCGCGGTGTACGGGCAGTAGACCCTCACGAGGCGGCCTGGGCGTAGCGCGGCCATCCGGGCAGCACGTCGGCCGCCTTCGGGCCGGATACGGAGGACACCCACGTCTCGGCCTGCCACCGGGAATCGCACGGCGGAGGCGGCAGCCCCCGCAGGTAGGAGGCCCGCGCCCACCAGAAGTTCCCCGCGTAGAACGCGGTGGTGCTCTTGTGCGCCGTCACCCAGTGGCAGCCCGCCGTGTCGTAGCCGTCCTCCAGCAGGCCAGCGCATTCCTCCCAGCCGCACACCACGTGCCGGGTCATCGACCGCCGCCACGCCGCGTTCAGCGGAGACGGGTTCGCCGAGCCCTTCGCGTGGGCGTACATGACCGCGAACCCGGCCGGGATCCGGTGAATGTCGGCGTGGATCTCGGCGAGGGTTACCTGCTCCCAGCCCTCATCGGCCTCCGCCCACCGCTCCGGGGCGGGCAGGCCAGCCTCCGAGAGCATCGCCGTGATCATCTCCCGGGCCTGCTGCCGGCCACCGGGAACGCCGACCAGCCCGATGACCATGGGCGCCCGCAGGCCGGACAGGGCCAGCGCCGTGACGTGCTCCTGCGCGGGCCTGATCCACGCCCCGGCCGCGTAAACGTGGTAGTAGTGCCGGATCGGGAGGGTCACCAAACCGGCCGACCCGATGTGTTTTTCCCGTGGTGATGCCAGATCAGCACCGTCTCGGGCACCCGCCAGAACGAGGCCCCCGCCGAAGCGAGCGCCCGGTAGAAGCCGTAATCGTCCAGGTCCATGCCGGTGCCCGGGTCATGTGCCCGGGTGAACCCCGCCGCCTGGGCGAGAGAAGCACGGACCAGGGACGTGACATGCAGGACCGACCGGGCCATGACGGCCTCCGGGGAAATCCATCCCGGGGCCGGGGTGGCGACCGGCTCCCGGTGGCCAGGCGACTGCGGTATCCAGGCTGCGCCCGACACCACGTCCGCGCCCGTCGCGGATTGCGCCTCGGTGAGCACCTGGACCGCGTTCGGCATCAGCTGGTCATCATCGTCAAGGCAGATGACCCACTCGGTCTCCACCCTGGCCAGCGCCCGGTTCCGGGTCGCGGCCGAGCCGGCCCGGTCGTCATCGGCCTCGATGACCAGGCGGGCACTGACGGTCTGGGCTGCCACCGACTCCATCGCCCGCTCCAGCATCGCGGCGCGCGGCGGGATGGTCGGGATGACGACCGTGACGCTGGCGCCCGCGAGCATCAGGCGGCGGACTTGGGCGCCGCGGGCTTCCTCGGCGGCCTTGGCTTATCCGCAGGCCTGGCCTCGCCAGCCCCGTCCGCGTCCTCGCCGTCCGGTCCTCCCGTAACGGGGGCGGCGCTGGCGCGAAGCTCGGCGATCTCCCGGCGCAACTCGGCCAGCTCGGCCGCGAGGTCTGCGGGGACGGCCGCCGCGCCCTGCGCCTGCTTGCTCAGCTGAACCAGCTCCGAGACGGCGGCGTACAGGACCGCGGGGTCCCGGTGCCGCTGCTCGGCCTCCTGGTGCATGCGCTCGGCGCGCATCTCCTCGTCTTCCCACATGCGCTTCTTGCCGACGTGCTGGCGCAGCAGTACGTCCGACAGGTCGTCCGGGAAGCCGAACGCGCCATCACCGTCCGGCTCGAACAGTCCGTGCTCGGGGTCCTTGTGCGCGTCCGCGCCCGTGCGCGAGTACAGCTTGGCCATTCCTGGCGCTCCTTGCGATGGTCGGGCCGGGCGGGAAGCCGGGGGCAGAGCAGTCCCCCGGCTTCCCGGTCCGGGTCTAGGCCGATGTGCGACAGTGGTCGACGCTACCCGACATTCTGCAAAACAGACATCGCCAGGGGCGCGCGGTTCACGAAGGCGCCGTTGCAGCGCAGCTCCGTTTCCCGGCGCGGGCCGCCGCCGGCGGTGTTCGCGATCCGGGAGGCGGCGTACTCGAACTGCGTCATGTCCCGCAGCGCGCGGTAGGCGAGCACTGAGGAAATGTTGGCCTGCGGGAACGGAACCCGGTCGCTGCGCGCCGCGATAGTGCCCGGGGGCAGCGACACGTGGACCTCGATCGGCACGGGGATGCCGCCCGCGGGGGCGTTGAGCACGTGACCGACCCGGCCGCCGGCCACGACGTCGACACGGCCGTTCTTGTCGGTGTTGAGGAAGGTCGTCGCGCTGTTCGACCCCAGGATCAGGTTCGCGATTTCCTGCGCCTGCGCCGCGTTGACCATGATCGCAGTCGGGGAGACCTTGATCGACTGCCACAGGGCGAGGAACAGGTACTGCTCGATCTCCGTGATCGTCCCGCCCGTGAGGGTCAGGGCCGCGCCGTCGAGGCTCGTGTTGATCGACGGGTTGGCGGTGCCGGTGCCGGTGGTGACCCACTGGCCGGTGGCGTTGTAGTCGCCGGACAGGGTGGCGAGCAGCCCGTCCATGTCTGCGGCGTTCGCCGACCCGTTGTCGGCGGCGCCGTTGTAGGTCGGGACCGTGCCCGGGGTGCCCTTCCATCCTGTCGCCAGGTCAGGGACGGTGATGGCAGACGGGAGCGCCTGGTTGGCCGCGATGACCTTGGTCATCACGACCGTGTTCACGGTCGTAGTCGTGTAGTAGTACCAGGTGGTGCCATCGGCGGACTGGAACCAGTCGTAGCAGACGCCGCCGCGGACGCTGGTGACGGTCGCGGTGACCTTGTTCGTGGACGTGGTGGTGCCCGCCGTGATGCTCGCCGAAGCGCCGCGGCTGTTGCCGGACCCGTAGTAGTAGCCGGATCCGGTGCGGGCGGCGACGCCCACGTACACGGTGGTGCCCGAGGTGATCGTGCCGCCCGTCGCGGCGGTGGTGAGGGACGGGGCGGACGGCTGCACGAGGGCGAACGACTGGGCGCCGATGAACTTGCGGTCCTTCGCGATCAGCATCTGGTTGACCAGGTTGAACGTCGCGACCGCGAAGGGGTCCGCGTAACCCAGGGCGAGGTCATAGGAGTCCTGGGTGACGATGGTGTCGAAGGACAGCACCTTGTACGCGGCCTGGAAGTCCTGCTCGCTGAAGACCAGCTCGGAGCCGGCGAAGTCGAACGGGGTGGCCGGGTCGGGCTGGGCGGCGTTGCTGTTGAGGATCGCCCTCCACACCGCGTACTTGTTACCGTCGGTGGACTTCTCCGTCGGGATCATGTCGAAGAACGGGGTGACGACCGGGACCTGGGAGACCAGGCTGGACAGGTCGTAGGACGTGATCCCTGTGGCGGTGGTGATGCCGGTGGTCTGCGCCTTGGCGATGGCCGCCATGGCCTCCAGGGTCTCCTCGGAGATCTCCTGCTGAGTGGTCACGATGCCTCCTTCCGGGGGGCATGCGAAAGCCCCCGGAGGCGTGCCTCACGGGGGGCTGGGGTCGGTCTTCGGGGCGGTGCGCTACTGGCGGCGCACGCTGTGGATGGCCTCAAGGGTCGCGATGGCCGACTGGTTCAGCTCGGTCGCGATCGCGTTGGCCTCGGCGGGGTCCGCCGTGTACATGCGCTGCTTCATCGCCCTGGCCTTGGCCACGTCGATGATGGGCGCCCCGTGGTCCTGTCCGCGCATCTGGTGCGCCGGGGGGACCGGCCCGTCACCGCGGGGCGGGACCGCCCCGTGGGTGAACACCTTCGGCATCGCCGGGTGCTCTGCCACCACGGCGAGCTGGGCCTTGAGCGTCTCGACCTCTGCGCTGAGCCCCGCGATGCCGGCGGTGTTCGCGGCATCCTCTGCGGGGCGCAGCGCGCCGATCTGCTCTGCCACGGTCTCGCGCATGATGCTCTTGAGCACGTCCAGGGTGATGGTGGTGGTGCTCGCGCCAGCCGGTGTCCCGGACTTGGCGACGTCTTCTGCGGGGGTGCCGGCCTCGGCGGGCGGCTGGGGGGTCATGTCATCCGCCGCCGCTGCGGCAGGGCCTGCCTGCGGCTCGCCCTCATCGGCGTCAGGCTTGCCCCCTGCCCCGGCTACCGGGGTGATGTCGGCGGGGTCGACGATGCCCACGAGGTTGCCGTTCTCGTCGAAGACGGCCTGCATGGTGACCTTGCCCTCGCCGTCCCCGTCGGCCTTGGCGATCTGCTGCCGGATCGAGGCCGGGTCCGCCTGGCACGCGCGCCCGGAGCGGTCCCAGACGACGACCTTGAGCGCGGACTTGACCACTGTCCGGCCCGGGACGTCGCCTGGCTTGGCCGCCTGCGGGCCGTCGGCGGGCAGGGACTCGGCGGGGCCGGTCTTGCGCGGCTCGCCCATCCCGGTCGTCCCGCCAGCGTTCACGGGGCCTGTGCTGGCTGCCTGCGCTTCCGGCGTGGCCGTTTCCTTCGCCACCGTCGCGGGGGCCTTGGCTGCAGTGGTTGCGGGCATGGCTGCCCCCTCCTTGGCGATGGGTGCCTCGGGTAGTGAGGCGAGGACTTTCTGGAGCGACTCGGCGGCAGCGCGGATCGCGGCCTCGTTCGCCGACGACAGGACACGCCCGGCCTTCCGCACGGCCGACAGGCCCTCGATGACGCCGAGCGGCGCGGTGTCGAAGGAGGCGAGCGCCTTGCCGATCGCTTCCATCTCGGCGCCCAGCTCGGCCTCGGCCTGCTCGCAGGCGGCGAACACGGCGAGCTGCTCGATGGCGTAGTCGACGGCGCACATGGCGTCTTCGAGGTTCCAGGCGTTCTCGATGTCGTCCGGGTCGGCGGAGGCGGCCTCAACCATCTCCCGCTCGGCCAGGACGCACAGGGCGTTCTTCAGCCGCGCGGCGATGGACAGCCACTTCTGGGCGGAGGCCGCGTCGATGCTCTCCCATGCGGGCGAGCCGGGGTCGGCGGGGTCACCGGGTGCCATGTCTTCCGGTTCGGCGAGGGGGACGGTGACGTCCATGGAGTCCATCGCGTCCGGGTCTCCGTCAAGCTCAGGTCCCATGGCTGCGTCCTTACTGACGGGGTCCCCGGGGGAGCCGTCGGCGTTGTCGGGGAGGTCCGGGGCCGGGCCGGCCTTGCGGACGGACGCGGCGTGGATGAACGCGGCGATCTGGGCCGGGGAGCCGGACAGGGTGATCCCGTTCGGGAGCGGCTGCCTTTCGCGGGCAGTGGTCATGTCGCCGTCCTCTCCCTTGGCGATCAGGCTCCGGACGACGTCCGCGCCGAGGATGCCCGCCGGGGTGCTCTCATCGGCTTCCTTGGCGATCAGGAACCGCATCCCGTTCGCCGCCTTGCCGACCAGGTCCACGCGCGGGAACGTCGCGTCGTAAAGCTCGGTGAACTCGTCATCGTTGAAGCCGGGCACGTCCACGGGCCTCACTCCCTCCGGGCGCGGCGGTGGCCGATGCCCTGCGGCGACCAGCCGGTTACCTGGCCGGCCGTGGCAAGCTCCCAGGAGTGGTCGTCGAGCAGGGAGCCGAGCACCCAGTCGTTCTTGCGGACCACGAGGTCCGGTGCCACCACCCACGGGATGGGGTTGCGGTAGATGTACGACTCGACGGGCCTGGCCGCGCCCTCGGTGCCGTCCGCGTGATGGAGGCCGTGCTGCTGGCCGCTGAGCATGAACGACCAGGCTGCCTTCTCCAACTCGGCGGGGGTGAAGAAGTCCCGGCCGCCGTCCTGGCCCCTGGCGATCCTGGGGTCAGGCCCCGCCTGGTAAGCAACGCCGAGGACGAACTTCTGCGGCTCGGCGGGACGCTCGTCCTCCGGGGCGCCAATGGTGGCGTAGGCGGTAGCGAGAATGTTCTCCGCTGCCTGGGCGAGGCTTATCCCGGCCGCGCCTGCGGCTGCGGCAAGATCGGCGAGGGTGATGTTCCGGGGGTCGCGGTGGGCGTTCTCCGGTTCGCGGCAGCCACACGACAGGCACACGCGCCCCACCGCCTTCCGGCGACAATGAGGAGCATGGACTTGATCCGCGATCTCGCGACCAGGGAGCGCCACGTCTTCGCAGCGAACCGGGACGCCACCCTGACGCTCGGCGAGCTCAGGGACTTCATCGCCCGGCTAGATGCCGAGGGGGCAGCTGAATGCACGCCGCTGAGGGGCAAGGTGAGCTTCCGGGGACGGCGGCTGCTCGGGATCACGGCGACCATCGTCCGGTTCGGCGATCCCGAGCGGCGAGCGACCCTGGCTAGGCGCGAGGCCAGCTTGCGAGCGTCAGGCATCGACGAGGGAACGATCAGGATGATGCGACCGTGAGCGAGCCGATCGGCTGGAACGTCTACTACGGCAACGGGGAGACGATGCGCTTCGACCACTTCGAGCCGAACGAGGAGGCGCTAGCCCCTGTCGCGTCGGCGTTCGCCGATGAGGTAGAGGCGTTCACGGGACAGCGTGAGCAGGGTGGCACGCTGACGCCCAAGATGATCGGCCGTGCCCTTGACGACTTGTGGGCTGGCCGCTGGAACGCGGGACCCCCGACGCTCTACCCTGACGAGTACCTAGCCCAGCTGGCCCGGCCGCTTTGCGGTGCGCTCCTGTTCCCGCTGCCGCCCCGCGCGCCGGTCCCCGTAGAGCCTGTGCATCCGCTGGACGTGCCGTACTTCGCCCCGGTGCAAGGCCCGCAGCCTGCCGCGTGCGCCCTGGACGAGGGGCACCGGACCGGCTGGCACTGGGACGGGCGCGGGACGTGGTTCCGGTGAGCGAAAAACCGGGCGAGGCCTGTCAGAAATCGGCTGCGGCCCGACAGATAGGGAGTGTGGACGTGACCTCTAGTGCCGGGCCGCAGACTTACGACCTGACCCGCGACGACTACGCTTTCCGCCCGGTCGGCAACGGCCAGCAGGGTCACATCTCCTGCTGGAATGGCATTAACCCGCGACCCGGCGACTACCTGATCATGCGGAATGGCAACCAGTCGAGCCGCTACCAGGTCGTCAGTGCCGATCCGTGCTTCGGTGTTGACCCGCCGACGATGTGGATGGCCGACCTCGTGTTCGCGCCGCGCACATAGACGTAGGTAAGGCCAGGCCCCGGCCCGACCTGCACGGGCTGCAAGCTAGGGATCTCTCACCCTTTCCCGGGGAGGGCTTGGCGGGACCGTAGCGCGGTGTTGCCCCGGGTAACGATCCGCTGGCCATTGCCGGCCTTCCGGCTCGTTCGCGCGTCCAACAGGTCATGAGACGACTGCCCCTCGCCGTGATCGCCCCGGCACTCCTTGCCCTCGCCGCGTGCTCCTCCGGCACCCCTGCCGCCAGCAGCGGTGCCCCGCCGGCGGCGGTCGCCGCGCCGTCATCCTCGGCGGCATGCAAGTTGAAGGACCAGGGACCGGACTACATCGTGCGGGACATGGACCCCGGGGCGTCCACTCTCGCCAGCGAAGTCGGCCCGGTTGACCTCGCCGACTGCAAGACCACCCTGGACGATTTCCCCGGTACCGCAGGGCAAGGTCCCGGTGAGTGCACGACGATCGCGCTTGCCTCAGATAACCCCGGGTACAACGTCGACGCCAACCCGGCGCCGAGGCTGAAGCACGTGCTCATGTCGGCCGGGCCTGGCTGCTAGCCGACGGCTGGTCCCGGTACGGGGACGTAGCCCCCTCGGCTATCGACTCATCGCCGACCGTCAGCGTGACCTGTGCCGGCTCGGTCCCGGAACCCCGGCTCCAGCCCTGAACGAACCCGCCGATCGCCGCCATGTGCGAGTCGTCCGGGGCGATCATCCACGGGCCGAACTTCTGCGACACGGGGGCGCCGCCGTGAGCCCACTCGATCTCGACTACCGCATGGGTCGGCAGTCCCGGCAGGCTAGCGGGGGCTTCCGTCTCGGGCTTCACGATGGCCAGCTCGTCGCCGATGACCACGATCGGCCGGAACGGGATCTCGCCGCCGGCGTGCCTGTTCTCCAGGTACTCCTGGTACATGTCGACCTGCGTCGGCGTCCAGTCCCTGACCCGGATGACGAGCGTCTCGCCCGGCTTCACCACGGCGTGGCCGCTGATGACCTTGAGGACTGCCTCAAGGAGGGCTTCCTCATCGATCTGCGGCAGGCTCATCCGGCTGACTCTCCTTGCTGGTCGTTGACGGGTGCGCCCTCGGCGGGGACGCGCAGGATCTCAAGGCCCTCGGCCCCGTGGTAGTCGTCGCCGTCGCCGACCTGGTACAGGTCATCGTCGTCAAGGCAGGGGCACTCGGATTTCAGCTGGCGGCAGTCGGGGCAGGTGGACTTCGGCGCGCTCACCGCTCACGCTCCCCTTTCCGCGATAATCGTCCGCATGACCCAGGAACCCTCACCGCAGGCCCCGGCAGGGCTCAACGGCAACAGCCCCACATCGCCCGCCCGGCAGACTGCGGACGGCGTCTCCGCTATCGCCGGGATGCTGCCCCAGATGGCGCAGGCGTTCGGAACCCTGCTCGGCCAGCTCCCCATGGCGATCGGGCAGGCCGTCCGGGTCCCGCGCCAGCTTTGCGCCCCGTGCGTCCTCGCCCGGCTCGGCTGGGAGCACAAGCACGAGGCGGAGATGGCCGCCGCATCCGAGGGGTACCAGCAGGCCGCCGAGGAGGCCACCAGGCTTGGCGTCCCGATGCAGCAGGCACCCGAGGCGTTCCTGCCCGAGCCGCTGCGCCCGGGCCAGCCCGATGGGATGCCGCAGCCGCAGCCCGGTATCACGATGGTCGGCGGGACGCTGGTCTGCGCCGAGCACGTGCCGGGGGCACCAGGCAAGCCCGGGGCGAAGAAGCTGCTGGTCGTTCACGGCGCGCTGTCAACCGGGATGCTCGCCGGGCTCGGCGGCTAGCCGCCAGTAAGGAACCAGGCCGGCACGATCGAGCACCGGCACCTTGGATGCTGCGGCACGTTCTGCGCACCTGAGGGCCATGCCGTCCGGGCCGGGATAGGCCCGGCCCGCTCGTTCGCCAGGCAAACCGGGCACACATTCGGCGAGTCATCCACCAGCCACTGAAGCTCCGACAGCGAGTTGGCCAGGTAGTAGTCCATGGCGGCATCGCCGGAGACCGTCGTGATCTGCGTGACGGTCAGGCCCTCGGCATAGGCCCCGTCCGCGACCGCGTCCGAGAGCATGCCTGTCAGCTCTTCGGCCGCCACGTCCGGGTCCCACCCGGCGAGGACCCGGGCGACGACGTTCAGGTACCCGTCTTCCATGTCCCCGGCGACAGTGCCCGCAGCCCCGCCGCCGGAGCCTGAGCCGTCACCGCCGGGCATCAGTGCCAGCACCGCAGCGACGCCCAGGCCCTCGGCGACCTGCCGCGCCGTGACGGGGTCGCCCGGCTCCCAGTCCCCGGTGTCCGCCGTGTCGTCACCGTTCACCGCGGCCTGCGCGGAGGCCCCGCCGATCATCGCCGCGTCAGTGGCGATCCCCTCAGCAACCTCGCCCATCGGGACGGTGACGCCCCGGGCTGTCAGCCAGGCCAGGGCGGCGGCGTTCCGGTCCCGCTTCCCGGGTGCAGTGCCGTCCTGGCCAGGATTGGCCGCGATGTACGCGGTCCCGATCTCGTTCAGCTTGTCCCGGGTCAGCGACTGCTGCGCCGAGGCGGTGACGAACGGCTGCCAGTAGCTAGCGGCCCGGAGGTCAAGCTTCCAGCCGGGCCAGCCTTTTGGGCGAGCATCAGCCGCCTTGGCTATGCCCGCCATCTTGTCGCTTACCGACTCGCCGTTGTCGTGCGAGACGGACCCGTCAGCGTGCTGCCAGCCGTTCATCTCGTCGTACACGACAGGCGTCCCGCACGGGCAGGTTGACTCATCGCCTTGCGTCGGCTCAGCGTCGGTGCAGCCGAGCGCGGTCATCACGTCGTCGATCGCGGCGAGCAGCTCGGGGCGCACTACCGGGTTGCCGGGCAGCGTCTCCGGGTCCCACCATGCGATTGCCTCGACCTGGTCAGAGTCTGGGTCGTCCGGGTTCGTGATCACGCTGTCCGAGCGCACGGGGACCATAGCCTCGCGCTCGATCGTCCACACGATGCCCTGGTAGATCCCGGACGTCCACGAACCGGTCTGCACGCCGGGGGCGCAGGCGGAGCCTGTTTCCTCCTGCCATTCGCGCCAGGCTGCGGCGAGAGGCGACTCGTCGCCCTCAAGGTGGCCTCCCGGGAATTCCCAGGTGCCCGCCGCGGGGTCGTCGTCAACGAGGGCGCGCTGGAGCATCAGCACCCGGCCCGTGTCCGCGGCGAGGACTGCGAGGCCCGCGACCGCGACTTGCCCGGCTTCCTTGCGGACGGCCAGCCGACCGGAGTCGTTTAGGTTGTGGCCGCGCGTCCGGCCGATGGCCCGGAACTCAAAGTCGCGCCACTCGCCGGCCTTGCGCCGTGCCTTCTCGAAGTTGCGGAACGCCCGCATCTCCTTGGCCACCGATGCGGCGTCGGAGTCCTCGTCATCGTCAAGGGCGCGGACGAGGTCGTAACTGTACAGCCCGGTCTCGGCCGTGATCCCCGCAGCGGCGGCGGCTTCGCCTTCCTTGGCCACGGGGGCGCCTGTCGCGTCGGACGGCTGCATGACCGGCTGCGGCGGCGGCGCGGGGGGCATCGCGGACTCGCCGTACATCTGCTCGGCCAGGGACATCACGTGGATCGGCGGGTTCGGCAGGACGCCCTCTGTGCCGCCGAACACCTCGCGTGACAGCGGGGCATCCGGGAGCGGGGCGGCGGTCGCGGGGTCGATCTCCCCGGCCACCGCGAACAGCGACGACAGCGGGATCGGGCCGGAGCGCTCCGTGTAGATGAACCGCGGTACCGGCTTGCCCTCCGGCTCGGCCAGGCCGTAGCGCATCTCCCGGATGTCGCTGGGGCCGATGACGCCCATCTTCATGTAGATGTCGTCTGCCTGCGCCTGGTCGACGCGGTCGTCCTGCTCCTCGCCGAGGTCGAAGATGAACTTCAGCGGCAGCCCGAGGTCATCCTGGAGGAATGCCGACAGGATGTCCATTACGTGATGGGCGAGCGGGAGGTCCCCTACGCGGTGCTGAACGTCAGCCTGTGATTCGCCCGAGGAGCGGTTGACCGACTCCGTAAAGCCCAGGTCCGAAGGGACTACGCTATAGGCTGCGCAGGTCTTTCGCATCAAGAATAGCGAGAAATTGTCGGTGAATTCCTTCTCATCCGACCATGCAAAGGAACTGCCCCCGGGCACCCACCTAATCTGGTGCTTCCGGCTCTGGTCGCCCAGCATGAAGCCATCCCAGTACTCCTGGAATTGCTCGATCTGATCGGGAGTCCAGGTTTCCGGGGCAGACGCGAAAGCGTGCGGGAGGTTTCCCTCGGTAAAGCGCTGCAAAAAGTACAGCTGAAATCGGATATCCGTATTGGCGTTGAGGAGGATGTCCTCAAGCGGCGCCCGCCCGTAGATTGAGTCGTCCTGCGGGTCGTACGGCTCGTAGATCAGGTCATCGCGGGTAAGCCAGTTCCACGGCAATCCATTCACGTATTGGACGTAGGCGGGGGCTTCCGCCTCCGGGGAGTCGCCCCAGTAGTCGATGAGCGGGGCGATGGTGGTGCCGTCGATGACCTTGAGGCCGACGACCCGGCCGCCGCGGTTCCGCATCCGGTACAGGGTGCCGGCGTCGAAGGACAGGATGCCCCTCAAATACTTGGCCAGCCACGGCTTGAACAGGGTCTTGCGGTCGGGGCGCTTCAGCGCGGCCATGCCCGTTTCGATCGCGCTGGCGACATCGCCATCGTGCGCGTCGGCGGCGATCAGCTTCCAGTCCAGGGACCGCAGGGACGCGATGCGGTGGCGGATGCACAACTGAGCCACGTCGTAGGAGCGGATCAGGCCCTTGAGGGTCTCGAAGGAGACGCGCTCATGGGACCTCGGCCGCGATGAGGTGTTGACGCTGGTGACGAACTCATGGGAGCGCGGCGTGCGGCTAAACCCGTCGTACGGCCCGATCGGCTCGCCGGGGCTGAACGGCGATGCCGGGGTCATCTGGGACCGTTCCTCGGCCGCCGTGATCTGCGGGGGGACGGAGGTCCCGTAGGTCTTCGCCACCGTCACGTCCGGGGCGGCGATGCGGGAGGCGACGCTCATCTAACAGTCGCCCTCCTCGGTTACGGACCTGACGGCGGCGTCCAGCCGAGGGCCGTCAGCGCCTGGCGGGTCTCGTCCGGGATCCGCACGTCAGCCGCCCCCGCCGCGAGGAGGAGGCGGAGGGCGCCGGGGCCGACGAGGGTCAGGGTGACTACCGGGATGCCGTCAGCGAGCGCATCGACGTGAAACGAGGTGACGGAGGAGACGGGGTGCCCGCCGATCTTCACCTGGCCGTTGAAGGGCCAGGTGCCGCTGAACTCGAAGACCGGCGTCGCCTCGGCGTCTGCCACGGCTCCCCTCTCGGATGGGATCATGGGCGGGTGAGAGTCGAGTTCAGGCGCGGCGTGGCCAGCCTCGGGGGGTTCGACCTTGACGCGGTGCCGCGAGCGGGCGACGCGGTTGTCTTCCCCCGCGCGGAGCCGATGATCGCCTGGGGCGTCACGTGGTGGCTCGGCGACGGGGAGCCGGTCGCTCAGGTGGAGCTCGTGACGGAGCGGGAGCGGGACCGGAGGATCAGGCGGTGAGCACGCTCAGTGAAGTTACCGGCCAGTGTTGGGGTCTCAGCCCGCGAATCCTGGCACCAGCGCCGGTCTCCGGCTACCGTCCGTTACCTGATGACCTGAACGCCGCGTCCCTTGCCAGCTTCCGTGCCGTCACCGGGTCCAACGGGACATGCTCCGGCTCGGGGGGTGCCTCGGGCTGGGCCACTGGCGGGCGAGGAGCGGGGGCGGGGGCTTCACCTCGCGCCGCAGCGGCTTCCTGCGCCTTGCGTCGCCCCCATGCCAGCCAGGCGTCCGCTCCGAAGTTCCCGGTCAATTCGGTGATCGCCCAGACGCAGTTGTGGACGATGACCCCGGCCGCGACGAACTCATGGGCATCGGCCACCGTCAGGTCGTAGACGTCACGCCGCTCGCTGCTTGCGCAGAGCCGCGCCACACTTGCGGGAGCAGGTCTGACCTCGGGCCTTGCGGTCCTGCTCGTACTCCGATCCGCAGATGACGCAGACGGCACTGCGGCGGAGCCTGTGCTCAGTGGCGCGGTTGATGCAGGTGCGAGAGCAGTACTCGGCCCGGTCGAACCACGCGTCGAACTGCTCGCCGCACTGGCCGCATGCCTTGCGGGCCACGGGCTCGCGGTCTTCCCAGGTGCGCTTGCCGTGCTCGGCGTGCCACTCGCGGCCCTCGGCGCTTGCGTGCCAGTCGGCGGCGAGGGGGCGTATGGCGGCGAGGTGATCGGCTGGCATCCCGGCGACTTCGGGGTGCTCGGCGGCATGGCCCTTGGGTGACCGGAGGACGAGGTTGCCGGGGTCGTTGTTGAACGGGTCGTGGTCCTTGTGGTGGACGTGCCAGCCTGCGGGGATGTCCTCGCCGGGGTGGTTGTCGCGCCAGGTGTCACGGTGCAGCGAACTGCGCCCGCTGCCTCTCGGTGCGTTGTAGTAGACCCGGTGGGCACGCTGCTTAGCGCTGGGGTTGCGCTTGTACGTGACGCCTCTGTAGGTGACTGCGACCGGGGATTCTTCCACCCTGAAAGTCTATCAGCCCACACGAGGGCATCCATCCGGGTCCAGCCGATGCCCTCAACCCATACCCGGTGGTCCGGGGTGGCCGTCAGTGTCCTGCCGGACGACAGCACGGCCGTCAGTACCTCAGCGTCCCTGCGGGTGCGCCTAGCCGCCGTGACCGGCTTCCAGCCCTGGCGCGTCCACGCCAGGTCTCCGGTTACGACATCCTCAATCGGCACCTCGCCGCGCGCCGTGAGCACTGGCGTCCCGGCTGCGATGCAGGCGTCCAGCCGGTCTGGACTCGTCCCGTCCAGCGGGGTCCAGGTGGTCATCTGGTCTTCGAGCTTGGCCAGCGGCCCGACATGGTGCACGCGGCCCTGCTCGTATGCCAGGGAGACCGGCTCGGCCCGCTGCACCTTTCCCCGCGAGGCGGTGATCACCTTCACCGGAACTGCGGAGTCGGCCATCCCGATCGTTGACGCCACCATCGCGCCGCCGTAGTTCACCTCGGCGACGATCCGGTCAGCGGCGAACTCCCGGTAAGCGGCCACGGCCCGCGACGCCCAGCCGTGCGGGGACAGCTTGCATGACCTGTCCGCCAGGATGTACACCTCGGCGTCGACCCCGAGGCCTGCCACGATGATGCCCTGCTCGTCAGAGTCCGGGCCTTCGCCGCCGGAGGGGTCGACCGCGACGACGACGCGGGCCAGGTCCGGGTGGCCCTTGACCCTGGCCTGGTCGATCAGCGCGAGCGTCCACAGCGCGCCCTCGACGTCTTCGAGCATCTCGCCGAGCAGTTCCTGCCGGCCGATGCGGGTGCCCTCGTAGGCGGCGAGGACTTCCTCGCGGAACGACGGGGCCAGGTTCGCCAGGTTGTCGTACGTCGTGCCCTTGGTGACGACGGTCGACTTCCGGCCGAGGATCGTCTTGGTGAGCGCGTTCGGCTTCGGCGTCGTCGTGACCACGCACCGCGGGTCAGCGCCGAGCCGCAGGCCGAGCATGAGGTTGTTCCACGCCGTGTCCAGCACGTCGCCCTTGCGGGCGTCCGTCCAGCTGGCGGCCTCGTCAGCCCAGGCGTAGTGGTGCTGGGGGCCTCGCAGCTGCGGGGGGACCTCGGCAGAATAGGCATAAGCCATCGACCCGTTCGGCCACGTCAGCCGCCGCTTGGTCGACTGGTAGACGGGCTTGTCGCCGCCCGCGATCGCGAGGATCCCCGACTCGCCCTCGATCATGACATCGCGCACGTCGGCCGGGGTACGGCCAACGAGGGCGATCCGGCAGCCAGGGTTTTCCATCGCCCGTGCATGCGCCCACTCGGCCGCGGAGCGCGTCTTGCCCGCGCCGCGCCCGGCGATGAACGCCCACGTCAGCCACTTGCCATCCGGGGGCAGCTGCTCCGGCCGGGCGATCTCGCGCCACTCCGGCGGCTGCACAACCTCGAACTCGCGGGCCGCGTACTCAACCCACTCCGTGTCGGCGGCCACAGCCGCCCTCCCCTGCTAGCCCGCGAGCGCCCGGAGGCGGCGCGGCACCACCTCGGCGACGAGTTCCCGCTGGTCCGGGGTCAGCTTCAGGTCAGCGAGGATTCCGCGGATCACCATGGCGACGAGCGCGCCCTGCTGCTCGGCGAGCCGAACCTTGCGCTCCTCGATCCCGGCGGCGATGGCAGCCTTGGCGACGTCGACTAGGTGCTTGCGCTCCCGGTAGTACAGGTCAAGCCACACGTTCGGCTTGGCGGCCTCGGTCGTGTCGGTGCCCTCGAACTCGGTGGCGTTCTTCTCAACCTGCTCCGTCACGCCCCAGATTAGGTCGCGGTCCTCAAGCTCCCGGATCCGCTCGCGCAGCCACGCGACGTGGCCGGCCGTGTAGCGCACTTCCTCAAGCAGGGCGTCGCCGGGCGAGATGTCCCGGGGTAGCCCGTACGTGATGACGGCCCTGCGGGCCTCTTGCATGGCGAGGTACTCGGCGGCGATCCGGTCGCGCTCGGCCTTCGACAGCCCGCAGTGGATGGCGCACTTGTCCAGGCCGATCGCCGGGTCTCGCTTGCAGCGCTTGCCGGTCTGCTTGGACATCCCGGCGCACTTCGGCTTGTCCTCATCCATGAGGGTCGCCTCCCGCCGCCGTTTCCATGAGGGTCACGCGGGGAACGGCGTCCCCATCGCGTGGGGCTGGCCTCGCACGGTGCCGGTGATGGCGTGGCAGGTGTCGCAGCGTGCCCAGGTGCAGGCGAGCGCCATGCAGTGGACGCTGACCTTGGGACGCCCGCAGGCCGCGCAGGACGACACGATTGACTTGCCGGGCGGCGGGTCGGCCGGGGTGGTCATGTGGCAGAGGCTAGCGGCTCAGGCCGCCCGCCCCCGGAGTTGCCTGGGGTCTATCCCGCTGGCCTCGATGCCGGCGGTGTTGGCGCTGCGCAGGAGAGGGCGCGGCGGTGGGCGCCTTCCGCGCTTGCGGGTGGCGCGCTCGGCCTTCGCGACCTCAACCGGGTCGTAGTACGGGGAGCGTCCCTCGCGCAGCGCGACGGGCAGGAAGCGGCGTTCCTTCTTGCCGTCCGGGAGCGTGACGACGTACCCGCGGGTTGCCCAGATGGTGATCGCGTCCGGGGAGACCCCGCAGAGCTCGGCGGCCTGGTCGCGGTCGATGAGGCCGTCCGCGCGGGTGACCAGCATGCCCACCCCCGCGAAGGTCCGGCCGGAGGGACAGTGGTACCGCTGGCAGTGAGCTTACACGTAAGTTCCGGTGATGCTCAGGCGCCCGTCTCGCCGGCGTGTCC